GAGTACCTGGTGCTCCGGATCCTACTTTTGCTGGTGTTGACATAAGAACATTTATAGCTTGACTATATAAAATCTACCGGTATAATAAGTAATTATCGCGGGTTGGACAAGTGGTAAGTTGGTGGTCTCATAAGCCACAGACGAGAGTTCGATTCTCTCACCCGCCATGTTCTTTGACATGGGGCTGAATGGATTCGATTGAATGGTGTGGTTTATGAGAGCAAGTACCGGGGCAGTCCGGTTACTAATAGCAAAACTATTAAATGCCGAAGATAACTTCGACATGGCTATGAGTCTCGAAGAGGCTGATGCAATCCTTGCTCAGCATGGCTTTGTTGACGCAGAAGCCGAACTCGAGTTAGTTTAACTCGATCGTTTTACTGTAGAGTGGAGCTGGTAAGGTAAAGCGTGTTACAAGTTCCTGACCTGACGTGTTTGGGTAATTGGTTATCAGGCGTATAGAATTACCATATATAATACAATTTTCTTAGTTATAGTATTATGAACTTTAAATTAAGATAAACTTGTAGGGCTTATAAATGAAACTTTTCAAGACGAGGGTTCAAATCCCTCCAGCTCCATGAATTTAAAAGCTAATTACATTCTGAAAATATGATGTTACTCTAAAGTCTGTATTGTTGAACGTATTATTAGAAGAAAGCGTGACGGTAGGAGAAGCAGTATAAAACGGTATGCTAGATAAATTATAATTTGTTGAGTTTGTCTTAGTTCCAGTAGCCGTACTTATGCTTTTACCCCAATAAAAACCGGTTGAATCATATATATCAAATGTAGTTGCAGTAGCAGATCCTTTTGCAATTACATTAACTACAACACCATAACCTAAGCTACCTGCAGGAATTAAATTACTTACTGTTTTAGTGAGAGGTTGTACTGTATAAGTAAGTGTCATATACCCCGGCGCACCGTTTCCACCTATTTGTGCTGCAGCAGATGCTCTTGCGCCTCCACCACCACCGCCATAATTTGAAACAGGCGCTGCACCGGGCCCGGAGTTTCCAGCTCCTGCTGCAAAATTACCATTACCACCAGGGCCACCGTTACTAGCAGTTGCTGTACCGCCAAGACCTGTACCATTAGTCGGGGTATTACCATTACCTGTAGATCCTGCACAACCACCTCCACCGCCTGAAAACCCGTTTAACGCTACACCTATTGAACCACTGCCCCCGGTATATGTTATAACATTACCTACATTGGTATTAAGTGCAATACCTGCTGTACCTACGGTACCACTTGCAGTAACTACATCAGGTGCACCAACACCGCCTCGGGCAATAATTTGTGCGCCTGCAGAAGAATTTACGCTATTAAACCAAGTATCGCCTCCAGAATTAACTGTTCCATTAACAGGTGGATTTGTAGCAGTACCACCGGAACCTACGTTTATATAGTAGGTTGCGCCCGGGGTAACAGCTATAACGGATTTAGCATAGCCACCACCAGCACCACCACCACCATAACATACACCGCTAGCACCAGTTCTTTGAGCGCCGGCTCCTGCTCCTCCACCTCCCCACCCTTCAATAGTTACACTATTAACACCAGCCGGGCATACCCACGTTGTTGCACCTGCAGTATAATTTGTAGTTGTAGGCGAGCCAGGTGTTCCGGAATTTACAGTTACCGATACTGCAGAAAGCTGCAAAGTAGAGAAGTTATTATCTGATATAGAAATTGAACTATAACTAGAAGGAACTGTTCCCCAGGTACCGCTATTACCCTGTACTGTGGTATAAGTAGATACCCATTCTTTACTAGACATATTATTATTTGTAGAAATTGTCCCGACAACGGTGAGTGCTTGATCATTTGCGCTTGTTCCAATACCTAAATTACCTGGTATAAACATTCCACCAGATGCAGAAACTAAGAATTGACCAGTTATAGTTGAAGAAACATCTTGTGTTGCTGTACCTAAATTACCATCCGTCCATACATATGTATAATTTTGTTTTGCTTGAGCACGATAGCCTGCTGCATGAGATGCAATTCCAAATGCGTTGGATTGTTTACCTTCTACGTGAGAGCTCTCACCTGAAGCTATATTATTACGGCCTTCGGCGTGAGAAGAAGCACCGGAAGCAGTATTATCTCTTCCTTCTGCATGACTTGCTCTACCTGAAGAAATAGTAGTATCGCCTTCAGCATGTGCTTGATTGCCAGTTGCTTGTGTAGATAATCCTTCGGCATGTGCTCTATTTCCAGAAGCTATTGTACCTTCTCCCTCAGCATGTGAGCTATTTCCATAGGCTTGCGTAGAGTTACCTTCAGCGTGAGCTGTATTACCACTCTTATCTACTATCCAACCTCCTGATCCCGGAGCAATATCTACCCCGATAACATCGTCCTGTATTATAATATAACCGTCTACGGCGTCTCTATACGAAACAGTTATAAACTTTAATGAACCATTAGCAAGCGTTTTTAAAACGAAATTTTCATATCCGGGATCATTTAAAAAGGCAAAATTAGCACTTGTAGTTGATGTAAAGGTAAATGTTTTTGTTGTATATGTGTAGGTATTAAAAGGCACTCTATACCCTGTAGATGTATATCTACCTTCAGCATGTGAATAATTGCCAGAGGCAACTGTATCTTCGCCTTCTGCGTGTGAAACTAGACCGGATGCTAACGAATCATGGCCTTCAGCATGAGCATATGTATAAATTGCTTTAGTATTACCTCCTTCTGCATGAGTAGCATAATAAGAAGCAATAGTGGTATCACCTTCAGCATGTGCGTAGTAGTCAGTTGCACTAGTAGCATAACCTTCGGTATATGACCCTGCTCCATAAGCTACCGTACTGATACCACTTGCATGGCTTTGATCACCAGAGGCAATGGTAGAATCACCTTCAGCATGGCTACTCTCTCCAGATGCTAAAGTATTATACCCTTCTGCAAAACTATAATTATTTGTTGCAACTCCTGTATTAAAAGATGTTTTCAAGCTGTTAGCTGACAATGAATCTGAATTTACTATTAAGGAATCACTATTAATAGCACTTAAGGACAGATTATTAATATAAACTGCTCCTGTAAATTTATGATCTTGTGTAAGTATGTTTAACCCCATATTAATAATCCCATAATCTTAGAGCGCGATTTGCACCGTTAATATTTAATATAATAAAATCACCAGAAGCTGTAGCCGATGTTAAATTTGTTACATTGGCATTAGTAAGCACAATATCAGCTCCGCTAAGAGCATTTCTTCCGCTTAATCCATTGCAAGTAAATGTACTATCAGTATTAAGGGTTTTGTATTTTATTCTATATAAATTAGTATCAAAATTTGCATTACCATTGCCAAATGTTAATGGTGAAGAAAAACTATCGCCTATTCTTACATTGCCTCTAATTACATTTATATCGCTTTTTGAATTACCTAAAGTACTGTTACCATCTGTAAATATACCTCCGGTAGCGCTTATGTTGCCTACTAATGTTAATACTTCACTAGGTGAGTCAGTATTAATACCAACTCTTCCTTCTTCTGTAACAACAAACGCTGTAGCACTTGCAGGGTCACCAATGGTAGTAGCATCATATAAATAAATACCGCTAACAGAAAATACATTAAACGTATTATCAGCAAAAGATTGGCTGTTATAAATGTTGTTTATTTCATAAGTGTAATTACTGTAAACTATACTATTTTTATTAATGGGGTTAGGATTATTGCCTAAGGCAATAGACCCTTCTTTACTAAAAGTAGCAATCTTAGGGTTATCATAAGCCCAAACGCGCCATGCAGAAGGGCTTGCTACGTTATTAGAAAGTAATGCATATCTATAACCCGGGTCACCAGCATATTCTTCTTTTATTCCTGGAGGTGTAGGTATACCTAAATTGGGTTCAGCGTTTTGTAAATTTAAAAATACATATCTAGAAGATAATGCTTCTGCCTGTGTAGGTGTTCTGGTCTTTACTTTACCGGTTATGGTAGAAATAGCTCTATCCATAATTTTTAGACCACTGTATTAACGGTTTCTAGTAATGCTAAGTTTAATACTACTGCACCAGGTACAGTACATGATGCTATTAAACAATCGTATTCTTCTAATACTAGTCTAGAAGGAGCAAGATTTGTTGTGTCGCTTCCGCAAATTAAAATATCTTTAGCGTAATCAAACTTAGGTTTAGGATCAACAAATGCACCGCCTACACCTGATATAGAAACTGTAACAGATACATCACTCGAGGTAGTATTGGACGCATATGCACCAAGAATAATAGCAGCTCTATCAAACGGTGCAATATAAACTGCACTAGGCGAACTAGTTAAAGTATATGATTTTCTTAGAAAATGATTAAGAGGTATGTCAGCCATAATATTATTTAATCTAGACTTAGTATTAAAGGTGTAACTAATGCAAGAATTGACTTATTAAAGTCGACACCTTCTACTGTTCCTTTCTCTTGTTTAATAGTAAACCCACCACCTACCTTAAAGTCGCCTCTTTCATTAGTGCTTGAATAATAAACAATTCCATTGTTTGAATATACAGCTTCATTTGCGTTTACTGGCTTGCCTCCTAAAGCAGGTACTGCTTTTTCAAGCTCAATACCGGTACCTATATATTCAAATGCATGAGAGCTCGATGCAATTTGACTTCTTAGATAGAATTCAACGTATTTTGGCTCAATTTGAGCAGCAGTTAATGGTGCTTGAATATTTTTCTCAAGTATTAATTTATAAGAAAATGGAGGGTAAGGCTCATTTAAAGCTGTAACTGATTTAATACCATGATATTTTGTCAACCCTTTAGGATTTAATAATACATCATAATCGCTGGCAGGATCGTCCTCTACTTTTACTATTAAGCCGTTGTAAGGTGAGTCTACTGGAATACCCTTTAATTCATAACCGGATTGAAGGGCAGCAACAAATGCTGATAACGGTCTTGGCGTTACATCTTGTACAACTATATAGTTTTCAGCTAAGGGTGTAGTTTGATATTGGTATCCTGTAAGGACAGGGAATTTAGATTTACCGGTTGCAACTAAGCCTGACAAGCCAAAAGAACAATTTGAAGTACTGATACTGCATTGACCGCCAGATTCAGTCATTACACCCTCTGTGGTACAAATAGTAAACGTACTTACAAGCTGTGCATATCCGCAATTAATTACATGAATACCTTTACCGCCTTGATTAAATTGCGTAAAGGAGTCAGTAACAAAACTTCTTAAAAACCCTAATGCTAGCTCTCCGTCAACCCTAATACCACACCCTGCACCAATATTTTCTACAGGATTATTACCTATGATGTATTTGCACAAATATTTTGCATAATTAATTGCAGCTACTGTTTGTAGTTCTTGACCATTTATTGCGCCATAAAGATAAAAATTACCGGCATTAACTGCGCTCTCTGTTGTACTGTGTGTGACGTCGTATATAACAGCATCAATAATAAACCCTACATCTCTTTCGCATTTTTCTTTATTATAAACAAACGTAGGATAGGCTTTACCCATGTATTGTATGACTTCCTTTTGAATAAAGACTTTATTAGCTGAGAGAAGCCATACGGCATTTTGCTTGGAATCTATTAATTCATTGTTTACTACATTTTGTAGTAGAGAATCTATATATTTTATTGACTGAATAGTTTGAAGTTGTTGACCTTTAATACGGCTTTGATTACCATCCCAATAAAATAGCCCGGTATTTACTGCACTATAATTTGTGTTGTAAGTTAAGTCGCTATAAACAGCATCAACCATATAACCAGTATCACGATAGCATTTGTCAATATTATAAACTAAATCAGGATATCTAGTATTGATGTATTTTATTGTTTGTTCTTGAATATAAGTACGGTTACCTGACATTAATAGTTTTGCGTCGATTGCTCCTGCAGGTGCAGTTCTTGGTGCTACTGAAGGCGCAGCTCCTGGCCCCCCGCTTATTATACTTGTAACTATATCGTACGTATCTGTAATAAAAGCGGAGGTTTTAGCGCCATCTGTTAAGCTATAATTATAAAATTGTTCGGCGTCATAAATTACGGTAGGTATTTCTTTTGTAATAATCATTCTGGTAATGACATCAAAAGATCTATTAACATCATCTATAGCGTAATTACCAGAAGAAAGATATGGATTAAATGCCTGTGAGGTTATTGCAATTGTATTGGTAATAATATTTTGAGCTAAAAAGTTTAAATAGTTTAAAGCTGCAATAGTAGGCACTTCTTGACCGGTAATAATACTTTTACCATTATTAAAGTAAGCATTACCAGCATCAATTGAACTTAGATTATTACCGTTAGTAATATCATGTATTATTGCGTCGATTATTAATCCGGTATCTCTTTCACAATAATATCTATTGTAAGCAAACCCGGGGAAGTTTTTATCGACATAATTAATTACAGTTTTACCAATGTAAGGTTTATTAGTGTTTAATAAATTGCTTGCTTCGGAAGCAGAAGTAACATTTACTGACCAATTAACAACTGATGGAGATATACCTGTTCTAATTTTTGAATTAATATAATTAACACAATTTGTTATATTAGCAGATTCATTATATGCAGAAGTAGCAGAAGGATCAAATTGCTGTTCGTAAATAGGAACAGCAGAGTTAGTTACTACATAATTAATTAGATAATTTGCATATTCTAACGCATCTATTGTTTGTGTTTCTTGTCCAGATATTAAGCTTTGATTACCTATAAAATAATATTTACCCGCGCCAACTGAGCTTAATGTTGTACCATTTGTAATATCGTATGTTATACAATCTAAAATTAACCCTACATCACGATAGCATAGACTTTGATTGTAAACAAATGTTGGATATTTTCTATTAACATATGTAACAACAGCATCTTGAATTGCTAATTTGTTTAAATCTATTAAGTCTTTTGCATCGGTTGCACCGTAGGGCACAGGGTATGTTGCAACAGAAGGAGCACTTGTCGGACCATATTTTATAATATCTGTAATAATATCAAAACAGCTTAGTATTGCTGCAGAAGTATGGCCGCCAGTTGTTTTTGTATAATCATACTGCTGTGTACCGGGAGTCATTCCACTTATATAAATGCTTGGTTGAATAGGTACAGCAAGATAACGATTAATTGAGCTCATGCCCTGGGTATAGGGACTGGTAGTAATATAAGGCTTTGAAACTATAGGAAACCCAAACGGCCCTCCTGGTCTAGTAACATCAATTTCATACCCTGGTGTATTAAATGCTACCTCGTATGCAGGGGTACCAGAAAGTAAATTTGGAAATGCTGTAGCAGCGCTAGGTTCAAGATGGTCTCTAAAAGTAAACCCCCACATATAGCAACCATTATTAAGCCAAAAAATATCTAACTGTCTGTGATAGGGACGAATATTTGTTCTACGTAAAAATGCTTCACCAATTATAGAAGTTCCTGCAGGAATATAAATTGGATTTATTTCAGTGTAATCGCCTGCCTCAACTTGAATTGTGCATTTATTAACCCCGTAGGTATCAAAAGCAATTTTTGCAGCTTTCTTAATAGTTTTTACTTTTTGTGAAGGGTTTAATCCACTGTTTGTATCAGAGCCGGTAGTACTAACATAAATTGTATTGGCCATTGGTGCTTCATAAATTACGCCTCTAGAGGCGTAAATGTTACCATTAACAGTAAGCTGCATTTTTTCTTGTGTCTGTGACTGCTTGTCAAATTTTGTAGCGGGTACTGACCCGTTAGACACTACATAACCATCATTTTCTATACCTAAAGCAATTTTAGGTCCACCTACCGCATCAGGATCAATAAACCTTGCAATAGATTCATCATTATATTGCTCTACAACAACAGCAGGACCTGGGCCATGATTAACTACACTTAATGAACTCGTTACCGAAACATACGTGTCAAAATATGATAAATCACCGTAAACAGACAAGCTACCTTGTATAGAAGTATCGCCGTCAATATAGGCATCACCGTGAGCACTTAAATAACCATTTAAAACAAACTCGCCTTGAAACGGTTCATTTTTAGAGGCAATAGGATCAGAGCCTGAATCCGGATAACCTATTGATGGAGAAGAATGATGGTTTCTTCTATGCCATTTATTATGAAAACGCGCATTAACTGCCATAATATTATTTATTAAAGTACAACTACTTACTTTAAGCTTTAAGTCTGGTTATCCTCAGGGAAATATATCTTAGTAAGATTAGATCTAAACTTACCATAATATACAGGTGCACCTACACCGTTCTGTACGGAGAATAATTCATAATATGATGATGTAGGTGACCTTCTCTGGAAGTTAATAGTAGCAACCTGTACGCCATTAATATAGATTTGATTAGTTAACCCTGTATCAACAGCAGTATTATAATTTGTACTACAATTAAACTTAAATATAAGCCCTGCAACTCCACTAATATTTAAGGTACTGTAAGGAGTTGTACCTATACATGCAGACTGTGCAGTACCATCACATACAACAGAAGTATTCATATAATTTGCTAGTATTGGCGTATCTGTAGGTGTAGTTGTAGGTGTTTGTGTAGGTGTCTTAGTTACCGTGGGCGTTATTGTTGGTGTTAATGTAGTTGTAGGTGTTTGTGTAGGTGTCTTAGTTACCGTGGGCGTTATTGTTGGTGTTAATGTAGTTGTAGGTGTTTGTGTAGGTGTCTTAGTTACCGTGGGCGTTATTGTTGGTGTTACTGTAGGCGTCTTAGTAGGTGTAGGTGTAACGGTGGGCGTATTAGTAGGTGTCAAAGTCTGCGTAGGTGTTTTAGTTGGTGTATATGTAGGTGTTATTGTTGGTGTTAATGTTGGCGTCTGTGTTACTGTTGGGGTATTTGTTGGTGTTTGTGTAGTAGTAGGTGTTATTGTTACAGTAGGTGTTTGTGTAGTAGTAGGTGTTATTGTTACCGTAGGTGTAAATGTGAAAGAAGGTGTCTGTGTCACTGTTGGTGTTAAGGTAGGCGTCTCAGATGTGGTAGGCGTAATAGTGGGTGTCTCAGATGTGGTAGGCGTAATAGTTGGCGTCACTGTGCTCGTTTGTGTATAAGTAGGTGTTTGCGTTGTAGTAGGTGTTATTGTTTGTGTAACTGTGGGTGTTACAGTTGGTGTAACAGTATTTGTTGGTGTAATAGTAGGAGTTAGAGATGTGGTAGGAGTAATAGAAGGTGTTGGCGTCTGTGTTGGTGTCGGCGTACTAGTTGGTGTTACTGTAGGTGTTAACGTTAAAGTAGGTGTTAACGTCTTTGTAGGGGTTACAGTCGGCGTAACAGTAGGTGTAATAGTATTAGTTGGTGTAACGGTAGGAGTCTGTGTATTGGTAGGTGTAATTGTAGGTGTTAACGTATTTGTTGGCGTAAACGTAAAGGACGGTGTTACGGTTTTTGTAGGAGTTATAGTTGGTGTAACAGTTGAGGTAACTGTATTAGTAGGTGTAACGGTGGGTGTTAGTGTTACTGTTTTCGTAACTGTAGGTGTAACAGTAGGCGTTACTGTATTGGTCGGTGTAACGGTAGAAGTCTGTGTAAATGTAAATGATGGTGTTACCGTGTTTGTCGGAGTTACTGTTGGCGTAACGGTAGGTGTTAAAGTAGGTGTTCTTGTATTTGTTGGCGTATTAGTAGGTGTGCCTGTAACTGTAAGTGTAGGGGTAGGTGTGCCTGTAACTGTAAGTGTAGGGGTATTAGTAGGCGTTACAGTATAAGTAGGTGTTGCTGTTGGCGTTACAGTAGGCGTTACAGTAGGCGTTACTGTATTGGTCGGTGTAACTGTAGGTGTTTGTGTAAATGTAAACGAAGGTGTAACGGTATTTGTCGGAGTTACTGTAGGTGTTACAGTTGGTGTAACAGTATTTGTAGGTGTTACAGTAACAGTATTAGTGGGTGTAACTGTGTTGGTAGGTGTATTGGTAGGCGTGACAGTTACAGTATTAGTAGGCGTAACTGTATTAGTTGGTGAATTTGTCACGGTAACAGTAGGCGTTATTGTAGGCGTAACGGTATTAGTTGGTGTGTTGGTCGGTGTTATAGTAGGAGTTTGAGTAAATGTAAACGAAGGCGTTACGGTATTAGTTGGTGTGTTTGTCACCGTAACTGTTGGTGTATTAGTAGGCGTTACTGTAGGTGTTACTGTAGGTGTAAGTGTAGGAGTAAACGATGGCGTTACAGTATTAGTTACCGTTACAGTAGGGGTATTTGTCGGGGTTGGAGTAAGAGTATTTGTAGGTGTGTTTGTTACAGTAACTGTGGGTGTATTAGTTGGTGTTAAAGTAGGTGTTGCTGTTTTCGTAACTGTAGGTGTAACAGTAGGTGTAACAGTTGATGTCATTGTCAGTGTAGGAGATACTGTGTTAGTTGGTGTAACTGTCGGCGTTTTTGTGTTGGTAGGTGTATTGGTAGGCGTTAAAGTGGGTGTCGGTGTCATTGTATCGAACATTGTAGTTGTAGGTGAATTAGTAGGAGTAAAGGTAGGTGTATATGTTAATGTGGTAGTCGGTGTAACTGTATTAGTAGGCGTTACAGTATAGGTAGGTGTCACAGTAGGTGTATTTGTTACTGTGACGGTAGGCGTATAAGTAGGGGTTAAAGTATTAGTAGGTGTATTTGTTACTGTGACGGTAGGTGTATAAGTTGGAGTTAAAGTATTGGTCGGTGTATTAGTAGGGGTTTCAGTTGGTGTAAATGTCGGCGTAACGGTGTTTGTAGGTGTTTCAGTTAGAGTAAACGATGGCGTTACAGTATTAGTTACCGTTACAGTAGGGGTATTTGTCGGGGTTTCTGTAGGTGTAAAGGACGGTGTGACGGTTGGTGTTTGTGTAGGTGTTTCTGTTACAGTATTTGTAGGTGTTACTGTTGAAGTTACTGTAGGTGTATTTGTCGGAGTTTCAGTCGGAGTTTCAGTTGGAGTAACTGTATTTGTCGGGGTTTCTGTACATGTTGGGGTAAGAGTAGGTGTTTCTGTAGGTGTCTGTGTAAATGTAAATGAAGGTGTAACAGTATTTGTCGGTGTATTAGTAGGCGTTTCGGTTGGCGTTTCTGTCGGTGTAACGGTGTTTGTTACTGTTGGTGTATTTGTTGGTGTTTCTGACGGCGTAACAGTAGTCGTATTAGTAACAGTAACGGTAGGTGTATTAGTCGGTGTCTCTGTAGGCGTCAAAGTAGGAGTTAAGGTAGGTGTATTAGTAGGCGTTTCCGACATTGTAACTGTAGGTGTCAATGTAGGTGTTTCTGTAGGAGTGGGGTTGGGGGTATTTGTAGGAGTTAAAGTATTAGTAGGTGTATTTGTTACAGTAACAGTAGGTGTATTAGTAGGCGTTTGAGTAACTGTAGGAGATAAAGTAGGTGTATGGGTAGGCGTCAGCGTCGATGTAGGTGTTAAGGTGATGGATGGGGTTACCGTATGTGTATTAGTAGGCGTCTTTGTAACGGTAGGTGTTTGAGTGGGTGTCTGTGATACAGCTAAATTTGTAGTTTTCGTAGGTGTAGCGGTAGGCGTTTGTGTAGGTGTCTCAGAAGGCAGGGGAGGTGATTCTGTAGGTGTAGTCGTGGGTGTGGGTAATATTGGTACTACGTTTGACCCTGCCCCACCTACGTTAGCTTTAAAAACAAATTTTGCCATATTACTTTTTATTTGTTGGCGTTACTGTATGTGTAACTGTTTGTGTAGGTGTGTTTGTAGGGGTGACAGTAGGGGTAGGTGTGTATGTCGGTGTATTTGTAATTGAAGGTGTTGGTGTAGGAAATTCTGGTACAATATTTGATCCATTGCCCCCTGATAGAGTTTTAAAGATAAACCTAGCCACATTAGTTTAAAAATATAGGGTTAGTATTAAAGGGTGTTTTAATAATTTCAGAACTTAAAACTTTAAGTAATTTTACTTGAATATCGTAAATTTTTTCAAAAGGCCTATTAACTATACTATTTGAAATTATCTCGTTACCGCCTATAAAATTAGTTATATCTTGTGAAAAATATATAGCGTCTAATTCATCGGGTAAAAGATATCTTGTACCTTTAAAAAAGATATTATTTAAATAGTCTCGAGAAGCAATAAATTTGCCTATTATTTGATCTCTTAATCTCATATGATTTAATAAGAGCTTTGAAATATTTTTATTAAAGACCCAATTTTGCAGGTATTCATTACTGTTAAATTTTATTTCATTAAAATCATAGATGTCAAAATTTCTTACAGCTAGTACATCAAATAAATTTAAATTATCTAGAAAATAACCAAATTTACCTACATTACCAGAAGCAGAAAACATAATATTTACATCGCTTGTAAAATCTTGTGATGGAGCAGAACAAAACGTATTTATTTCTTCGTCAGGTATGTCATACTTAAATAAGTACAACAAATATTTGCCAATAGTGTCGTATGGCTTATTAACTAATTTTTTATATATATTTTTATTAGAATAAACATAAAAAACATTATTATCTGTTTGAGAAAAAACTAATCTTTTAAAATATTCATCACTTTCTTTTAATGTAGATAAATCTATAATTTTTTTATCAGAAATTTCATTATTGTAAATAAAAATTTTATTGCTTTGCGTTAAAACATAGATACTGCCGTTAAAGTCAGATGCTATATCTATAGGGTAATCTTTTAGAAAGTCTTTATAAAGTCTATATGTGTAAACCCAATTTAAATTTAAATCATATTTTTTAATACAGGAATTTCCTGAATCTAAAACAAAAATATATTCACCTGCAATAGTAAGGCCTTCGGGGTTATTAAAATCTGTTTTAGAATTAAAATCACCAAAATTGCCTATCGAGTCAACATAAGAAAGCCTGTTATTTGTAACTGTGTTTAATTCAGTAAGTCCGCTTACATCATATTTTACTAATCTATTTAATTCGCAGTCTAAAACATACAGATTGTTTTCATACAAGTCAAATGAACAAATATTTGCAAACGGTACGCCGTAATTTTGATCAATCTGTGTTTGAGTGTGTACTTTCTTTATATAAGATGCATTATAGTCAAAATTAAACACATTAATGGATGGTCCTGATGAAGTGAGTAGCGAATATCTATCTATATCCCTATTTTTTATTAAAAATGAGGTTTCAGTACTATCTAAACCACCTAAAGTTAAATTGTTAGAAAGAGATATAAAATCTCTAGAACTTAACCCTCTATACCAAGTAAAATTAGTAGATGATGCTGTAACACCCGCAATTGCAGTGGATGAAACGGGGATTACATTAGACGCTAGTAACGTATTTTTATAAATATAGATAAAATTATCATAAAGATGTTCTAGTTTTAAATTTAAAACATCTGCTGATACAGTTTCATTAGCTTGTATTTTAATTTGATTTATATCGTAAGGCAGAGTAAGCGATTCGCCTAAATAGCGATCATATATAAACCCTTCTTTCAATGTTTCTTGTAATATATTCATATTATCCTACCCATTTAATATTATTTAACTTTGTATAGGCGGGGGCAGTGCTGTTTATAATATCATATATTCTTTGTTCTAATGCATATTGTAAGTCTTTATCGCTTATACCTGTGTTTTTAATAATGAGGTTGTATTTAGTAGACTTAGAGCCGGGTGGTCTTAATTTAAAATATCTTTCTATTTCTTCAGTATAATTACGTCTACCACAAGCAACATCAAAAATTAAATCCTGAATCCTCATACCTTTTCTAGCATGAAACAAAATGTCAAAATCAAAAAGCGGTTTATCATATAAATAAAAATTCTTGATAGTGATATCAGATGCTATAAATGATGTATTTTTTAAATATGAAAATAGTGGTAGTGAATAAGCATAACTAGAGCTACCTATTAAGAAAGGCCTGTTTATTAAATCGCTAAATTTATACTTTCTAGGAGTAAATTCGCTAAAACCTTGCAATTGACCATCGACAAACAAATGCATAAGTCCGTTATCAGCGTCAAATCTAACAGCAAAATTATGATATCCAGGATCGAGTTTTGCTAAATCAAAAATTATTTCTGCAGATGAAGTATCGTTTATATTAAAAATATTGGTGAGTTGTGATTTTACATTTATACTTGAGGGTGGGTATTTATCTTTTATAAAAGATGATAAAAACTTACTATTAGAAAAATTAATTGTGTTGTTTGACATAAATGAGGCGTAAGAAGCAAGTGAAGGGTTAAACGATAAAATAGTATTAAAATCAGATTGTGGTATAATTCTACCTACATCTAATCCTGTTGCATATTTACTTGAAAGCGTCTGTGAAGTAGAAAATACTGTACCATCAATATATTGTTGTATAATATAATTATCACCAAGCGGTACATTTCTGTTAAATAATGATCTTTCTACGTTATTACCGCTTAATGACATTTTTACAAATTGTAAGTTTTTCTTTTCCCCAGTATAAGATTGCCTGGTAATTACTGCATAGGTATTGTAATTTCCCTTATCAAAATCTGCAGTAAAATCTACTTTAAAGTTGGTGTAGTTTTTATCTATAGTATCAGTAAAATGGCCTGAAAGTAAAAATACTCTATCATATGAATATTTTGCAAATTTATTGTCGTCAAATAATATCCATAAATTATGATCGAAATCGATAGAAAAATCATTTATAACAGTAGAAGAGGCAAATGCTGTAGTCGGCGTAACGCTTGTGATGTCTGAAATATTTTCCCATAAAAATATTCTCTTGCTATCATAGCTATAAAAAATAGAATCATTAGCTCTAAACGCTTTAGAGCCTCTTAACAAATACATTGTATCATTATAGAGAATTAAAGAATTTGCGGAGTTAATATTTGTTACATCTGTGGGGTATCTTCTAGGATATCTAGCAAGATTTAAAGTACCAGTAGTAATATCTGTTATTTCTTGAGATTTTAAATCTAATAACATTATTTTCTTAGCGCCTGGATTATCGCCTATTAAGACTCTAACATCTGTTTCACTGTAATCGTACCCTCTTACTTTACCCAATTGATCGGAAGGATCTGAGGGATAATTTCTTCTTGTTTCAGAGTAATTTAAATTAAAACGTCTAAAGCTATTATCTTCAAATACACCGTAAAAGTCATTCATACCTTGTAGTCGAATAATTGCTTTTAGATTGCTGTTAAATGCTAGAGTATTAAGTTTTTTATAATTTAAATTTGTAACGTAGGTACCGCTTAAGTACGGTATAAACAAAGTAGGGGTTACAATGTTTTCATTAAATATTCCAAACCCATCTCTATCATAATTTCCTACTAGTTGATAGCCTAGTGGTGCAGACCAATCATTACTATGCGCATCAAATATAAGAGTAAATTGATTTGATTCTTGAATTGATGATAAAGGCGATGTTATACCGTATGTTTGACCATTAAAGATATATTCTGAGATATTATTACTATTATCAATAACAGTAGAAAAGTATGTAGCGTCTGAGCCATTATAAAATTTATAATTAGGAATGTTTTTAACTGCTAAATTTTTAGAAAATGAATTTATAAATTTTTCTACATCTCTAGGGCCATAATGATGATATGCATAATAGGTACCCTTCTCAAAGATTAAATCTGAAGGTTTGTCGAAAACAGGAACATCTTTCGCAAACGTCTCAAATGCTTTATCTACTAAACAGTCAAAATTAGAAATGTATTTAATAGCTTTAAAATCAGAAGCGGTTAATGCTTGATAGCCAGATATCTTTTTAGGGTTATAATATCTGTCTACCCATATAGGCCTGGTGGTAGGATCTATGCTACCTGAAAGCCATGCACATAAAAATTCACCAGAATTTTCTTCTATAGTATTACCATAATTAGAAGTATATTTGTAATCAGCTTTCTTTTTAAATATTTTATCCGATTTAAGAGGGTGATCGCCTGCTATAGCCCCTGCATTAACTAAATTTGAATCATTAATGTTAAGCCTTTCAAATGGATAAAAAATTTGAGGTATATGAAAATATGTTATCTTATCTTTTTTAAGAATAATATTCGATGTATAGCTTTCATAGCTTAGTGTAATATTATCGTTACCTAAATTTTGATAGGTGCCAGAGTTTATTTTTTGATAGTCACGCAATTCTACATTTGATTCATCAAAAAATGGATTGCCTCTAGATAAATTATACTCAGGGGTAAAATTATTTTTAAGTGAAAGAATATTAAAATCTATAAAGTTTGATGAAATATTATAAAATTCATTACTTAAAAGAAAATTATTATTTATTTTATTAAAGCTTCTATCCAAATTAATATCTTGCGAATTTGTTTTAAAATTTTTATTATAGCTAACCCAAGGATCAAATAAATCAATTTTATTAGGAATAGGATTTCGTTCTCTCACTCTAAAAATAGATGATATTGAGTATGGAACGCTTGTACCAGTAATTGGATCGGTTAATGATAAATCGCTTGCATTAGCATTGAACGTAACAAACTTAGGTATATCATTAATATTTTTTATAAGAACCATGTAATTATAACCTCTATCATAAACATAATAAAATATTTGCGGGCTTAACGGGCCGATAATATCTAACTGTGCATCTTTTGTAAAAGAAAGGTTGCCGGTATAATCTACTGTTAAATATCTTACTATATTTTCATTTTCATGCGAAATCTTACAAAGCTTATCAGAAATTAATTCAACATCAAAAAAGTATTGATTATTAATATTTGTAAACTCACCATCAACAGTAACTTGAGCAATATTTGTTAAGATATTAGGTTCTTCTACTACCCAAAACTTTGTAGACGGCGTAATAGAACCTGCAGCGTTTGCAGCAAAATAGGTAGAAAATCCTTCATCGGATAATGGGTCTAGCTTTTCGACAGTAAAAGCGTTTGATAGAGTATTTTTTTCGGTTAAAAATAAATTAGAAAAATTATTAATTTTATTATCATTAATTTCTTTTAGTATGTTATTAATAGGAAGTAAAATATTTTGTTCCGAAAAAATAACATTCTCATTAAATTTTAATGTTTCATCTTCCTTATACCTAGATGATAGTCCAACAAAATTTGTTGAGGCTAAGTTAATTACATCCATAATAAATATTTATACATTTTTACGCTGATGAGCTAGATGTAGTTATAGTCGCGTTTGCACTGGTTAATAAGAAATTAGTTAAATAATTTTCATCATCGCTAGTCTCGTTAAATTCAAAAACTTCTAATGACTTAAATTGCGTATTATCAAATTTTGTTAGTTGTGCAGAATTTATTAAATGAAAGTCTTCAAAATCAAAAACAGTACCGGGTAATATGGTTAATTTAAAATTAAAAACGTTTAATACCATATTTCCATTTAAAACAGTAACTGTTGGAAAATAAGTCGTCTTACTTAATGATTTAGAAGTATAAACATGAGAAACATTGGTGTTGTTAGGTGAGCCATTGTCCAGAAAAGCAACATTACCGGGTAAAATGTTTTGTACTATACCTTTTTCAATGTCTATAATTTCATTATCATTAAAATCATAAACTATTTTTAATGTTGTGTAATATTTGTTATCAATACCAGAAGGTATAAAGGTGAGTGTACATTGCCCTTTAAAAAACCCTAAATCTGCACTTAGATATGTGTTTTCAACTGAATATCCCCACGGAAAGTACTTGCCTCCGTTAGCAGAAGCATCGAATACATAGCTTGTAGGTATGTCAAAAATATAGCCATTAGCGCTATTAGGGTAAACAATATTAGTACCGTAAACGGGGTCGGTGAATAGATAGTGATTTAATAAAGAAGGTGTTCCTGAAGTTTGTACACTAGAAAGCACATAATAAACGTAATTCACATTATTATTTACTTAAATTACAGCTATTTAAACGTGCTTGATCTAGTTTTCTCTACGTAATTTATTAGAATAATGATCAAATCTATTATGTTCTATAGGAGATAATAATAGAAGCCCGCCTTTTAAATCGCCTTGTTTAGTAAGCTGAAACATATATGACATCCATGTCTGTTCAAAAGGCGATGCCCATTTAGTATCAATAAACATTTTTTTATTACCTGCTTTTGAGACTATTTGCGGCCAATTACAATAGTATATATCGCCATTAATATAGCTAAGACCGTCTATATTATTGATATGCTTAAATTCTGTCTTAGGTGCATTAGGGTCCAATCCCATCTGAGGTAGTTTTTTATTGTTTGGCCAAAAACTCTCTCTTACATGCTGAGGTACATTATACCATGCCCATTGAATAGAGTTATCGCCAAAAAATTCTGTAAAAGATAGCTTGAGAAAGTCAAATTTTTCTTTATCCATAATTTTTACTATCTTATAAAATAAATTATTAGTAAAGCGCGATAGCCCATTCTTACATGGTGCAAAATTTTTGGTACATAATGTCATGTCATCCTCTAGAAAAATGCAGTATTTAGAATTACTTTCGTGGAAATGCTCAGCAATAAACTGCCTACCACCACAAATACCAAGATTATCTTTCTTTATATGAACAAAGTTATATTTATCGCAAAGAGCTTTATATTCATCAAATGTAGACGCGTCTGTGCTGTTGTCAAGAAGATAATTAGTTGTTTCCTTTATAAAACCTGGTTGCTTTAAATAACTTTCACACAATGTAGCGAACTGTTTAGGTGAATTAAATGTGATTACATAAAGAGTTACGCCGGATAAGATATTTGTATCAATTGCTTTCTTTTTATCTTCTACTTTAATATTTTTTAAATCTTCAAAAAATTTACCTAGCAGCCCGTTACCCTCTATTGAAAATCTTGTAAATAAATGAGGGTGTAAGTATGTCATTAGGGTAAAGATACTTTCTTCTGTACCCATATAACCTTCGCTTAAAGTACTGTTCAATAGCCCGTAATAAATACTATTAATTTCAGAAATTACATTCTTAGGCCCGCCAAAAAATCCCGCTCTACAAACATACTCAACATTCTCTGCTTGAGCTATTTCATTCATTTTATTACGCGAAAAACCATGAATTTCTGCGCCATCAGGATAGGGGAAACTGACAAACAAAAACTTATCTTCTAGTATTGAAGGTAGCTTATCTAAAACTTTATCATGTGTAAAATAACCATAATGCACTGTGTTTGTAATGCCTGCGTCAAGCCAAAACAAATATTCAGAATCAAACTTATCAAGAATTTTAGCGTCGTGTAATAAAAATACCTTAGACATTACTAAGGGGTTATAAAGCTCTAGCTTTGCTTGGGTTGAATCTGCTAACCAACCTGCTTGCGTATACCAGTCAGGATCAGTTCTAATTTCTTGAATTTTATCAAAAAATGGCATATTTTTAATCCAGTCGATATCTCTTAAGACAAACTGTGTATTGTAGTCAGATCTACGCTCGCTAACAAACTTCTCCAATTCTTTATCGCCAAAAATAATAAGATTAAAATCAGCTTTTAATAGTTCTTCTAATTTTTCTAAGTAATGTGAATAACCACGTGACCAACCTTCTTTTAACTTATCGCGTCCTATATCCCAAAGACCCGTTACAATCGTATAACATGATTTTTGCGTATTAATTTTTTCAGGTTTTTTGTTTTTTCTAATTACTGCTAATTGTTCACAAGCTTCAATAATATTAAGTTCTAATTTATTGATTCTAAAATATTCCTGTATTGCTGCTTCTACACCTGGTAGATCGGGTCTTTTATAATCATGTACTAAGATATAACCGCCGTCAACTACTCTATCATATACCTTTTCTAAGCTTTCATAAATTGATGTGTAGAAATCACCATCTAAAAAAGCAAAGCAAATTTGCTTTGGTAGTTGCTTATTTTTTATATCTTTAAACCAGGTTTTTGTTATAATGGGAAGCGGAACATTATTAAGTTCGAAATTTGAGACAAGAATATCTTCAGTAGTATTAAGAGTCCGTGGCTTCCACCCAGTACCTTCTTCAAATTTAGATAGATCGGGTAACCCCTCAAAAGAATCATAAACATAATATTTTTTATTAGACTTAGATTCTTCAATAGTTTTAGAAATATATTTGCTAGTTTCACCTACATAGCAGCCAAGTTCAACTACATCACCAGGTAGTTTACTATCAATACAGCTAGCTAAATAAAGTACTATGTTTTTTATTTGATCAGTATTAACTATAGAAGGATCAAGTTTTTTATTATTAAAAGAAAGTATTTTATTTGTATTAATCATACTTTTTTCTTGCATGTCCATACAGCTTTGTTAAACAGCTTATTTTTATAGTCAACTAAATTATTTCTTGTAACTGAATCAGCAATATCAGATTCTAAAATCTCGCACCAATTCCAAAGTTTTTTATTAATATTTTCATAAAAATAATCAATTGTAATGCTGTAATCATGCGCTAAAATAAAATCACCCTTCTTAAGATAATTAGATAAAATATTAAATTCTTTTGCTTTACTACCGCCATCGCACAATACTACTGTAGTACCTGGTGACTTAATAAATTCAATTACATTATCTTTTACAACTGAATAATTTTCAGAAAAAATATCTTCTATCTTTATATTAACGCCTTTCTCTCTCAATTCATCAAACCAATTTCTATCTAAAACATCATATGATACGATTTCACTGTCAGGTGTATATTTCTGTAAGAGGGTTTTAATATAGCATGTAAGGCCTGCTAATGCGGTTCCGATCTCTAAAACACGCGCAGGTTTAATATCAGAAATAAAAGTATCAAATACATCAAAAACGTTATTATTTTGCATGCATGCTAACCGACCAAATTGCTCGTCGACATAGATGCAAAGACCATCATTTGCCTCTAGGTTAATACTTTTATCAATCTTGGAGTTCATCAATAATAATCTTTAAACGGGTTGTTTAATATGTATTCGTCGGTTTTTGTATCTGCAACACATTTATTTTGAGTGGTGTTTTGATAGCCAACTTTATAATCTAAATTTTTTATTATTTTACCTTCTACTAATGTATTGTCAAATAGATTAGCGGTAGGATTAATTTTTAAAAATTCTGTTTTTATTAAACTAATAGTGTTTGGTATGCTTGTTAAATTGTTAAGATTATCAAATTTATCAAAAAATTCTATTGACTGGTCATCGTTATTAAAAACTAATGCATCAATATTATTATCCTTAACGTTTTTTATGATGTTATTAAAGTCTATCTCTTTATTTGTAAAAATATGTTTTGGGTTTATTAAAAGCACGTAGGGCGTCTGAGCTATCTGAGCAATTCTTGATATTAAACAATCCATATCTTTAAAAAGCTCAATATGTACATTATAAAAATCGGGTCTATCTCTAAAATAGCTTATTAGTTCTTGTGTTTTATGATCATAACTATCAATATAGTACATTAATATTCTACATTTTGAAACGCTATTAGGAAGATTAAAAAGCGTTTTTCTCATTATATCTACAAACCTCTCATACATACTATCCAGAAACACTATAGTAACTTCTCTTTCAACGCTATGCTTACCTACATAGTCTTCATCGGGTAAAACCCCGTCTAATAAAAACTTACCATAATACCCTTCTATTAAATGCGTATAATCTACAGGTCCAAGCCCGGGTTGTAAGGTAGAAACAAGGCCTTTAGAATGATGTATAAGTAGCGGAAGTGAAGTAAAGACTCTAAAATTGTTAAAATTTAATAAAGGTAGTATGTTATCAATAGCTTGATAGTCTCTACCGTAGCTAAAATTTTCTAATATAAACCGCCATGCATGTTTTTTAATTAAATAAGCCCAGGCACCTGTACTTCTATCTATTAAAGCAGAATTTTTTGTAAAGGGTATAAGAAATGAGCGGGGAGTACAACCAAACATATAAACATCCCAATTTAACGTCTTAAGATCTTCTGCAACATCTTTTAAATGCTCTTCAAAAGTCTTTTGCTTTAAATTGGGGTAATGCGGTACTGTATCAGGTATAAAGAAGTCATCTTCTGCAACAAAAATCGTTTCAAAGTTATTTTTTTCTGCTTCTTCAAATACTGCTCTTTGACTTTTAGTGGCAGAGCTCTGGTGTAAGGGATCGGTTAAGGCAGGAAATCTATCTAAATCTATAATATCAAACTTTTTAATCTGCTCTTCAACTAACGCTTTTCTTTCAGTAGACGAATCTAAATTAACATAATAGCCTCTGTCGGCTAGCGGAATACCTTTTACTGAGAACATGGTAAATCAAAGCCTTCAACTAGTCTTTTATTAAAAAGCCGTTCATCTTCTGTATTAAAATGCCAGTTTTTTGCAGCCGTATCGTCATTCATAACAAAATTATGATTAAACATTTGTGTTTCTGGTATATATTTGTTTTTATTCAATTTATTTTTAACTTGTGTAAATTCATTATCACAGTAAATCGATTTATAACCAGGATAATAAATGTAGTTAAATCTTTTATAATAAGGATACCCCATAATACATACAACGTCTAATCGCTCTGCCCACATTGGGTTATAATACTGGACACTACCATCTAAATCAGGAAAATTAGTCTGTATGTCATTACAGATTGTATCATCATAAGAAGTTAATAGCGGTATCATATCGTCGCTTGCTAAAAGAAGAATATCAAACTCTTTATTTTCCATATTAGCATTAACGGCTTCTATCTTATTCTTACAGTCACCGTAATTAACTTCACATATATCTTTATAATCAGCTAAAAAGTTTTTTATGTTATCGCTATTCATTAAAGAATCGTCATTATCAAAAGTAAATACAAACCTCACATCGTGTTTTTTAGACATAAGATTAAAATAAGAGAGAAATGTAGATTTAAACTTATCAGGCCTTCCTCTACAGGGAAATTTAATTAAAAACTTCATATAGAGACTTAGATATTACCAGTAATTGGATCTGCCCATCCCTTAGAAACGCTATGTGGCCAAACAATCCAGCTGGTAGGCATCTCCTCACAATTAAATTCTCTCCAAACCTTACAATATTTGTCAGGATCAGCAAACATTCTATCTATTTCAGCGCGATCAGCATCTTTACGAAACACATCTTTACCTTCTTTATCTTTAAAGGCTACACACCAAAAATCATAATCTTTTTCTGGAACTCTGTCATATCCTATATCAATACAATGTTTAAATATTTTTAAGAACGATTTTTCATATTCATCCTTTGTCATAGCTTGATTAGGATTAGGTGGATAATTGTTATCTAACGTCCAACGCTGTACAGCTCTCCTCTTAAAACATAGACCTGAATATTTTTCATAGTCTTGTAATGTTCTGGTCTTACCAAATCCATATTTACCCCATTTAATATCATTCTTTTCGCCATCCATTTCAAATAACTTTCTATTACGAAGATGAGATAGTCTGTTTAATTCACCCCATTCTTTTACATCATCCCAATGCTTAGTTCTTCCTCTTCTTGTATATTCATGCCATGCAATCAAAATATGAGGATGAAACAAATCATATCCCCACGTATATGATCTAACTGCTAAGTTTATCTCTTCACCATGAAAGTAGTAATGAGGATCATAAGGCACTTCTTCTACCCATTTACCTAGCGTAAAAATAAAATGTGCAGATACAAATCTAGAAGGTACTGGTTCAGTTCTTGATTTAAAATCGTCTATAGAAGCAGGTAGAAAAAATACAGCACCTTCAGGAATAAATCTATCAAAATTCATTTTCCATGGTGTTTGTATTCTTTCAGCGGGGTCATTATCCGGATTAAAGCTAGAAATGTAGCCTGTTAGTAGCGGTTTCTTATGGCCTTTTTTCTGTAACTGTTTAACCATATCTATACACTTTTTATCCCAGTCTTTTACAAATCTATGATGACTGTCTAATTGTAGATAGTATTTTTCGTTCTGATAATTATCTTGTATCTTGCTTCTTGCCCAACATGTCCCTTTGCTTTCCTTATAAGGTATATCTATAATTCTAAATCTGCTGTCTTTTGCAAACTCTTCTAGCGATTCTTTCTCGTCTCTTTGCCAGCAAATAGAAAAAACTAAATTCTCAGGATGTACAGCGTTAGCTATACAATCGCGCAGTGTGGGTAGTAACTGCGGATCTCTATAGGATGCAATAGATATAAATATTTTTTCATTATTCTTTTTGGTACTTGATGTTTTTAAAGCTTTCTTTGACTTCACAAGAATATTTTATAATAAGATCGGTTTAAATCAATCTTATTAATTAATAATGATGAAGCCTTAGTATAGCTCTATACAATGTACCTGTATCCTGAGCGGCGAAATCCTGAATGTATAGCTTCCAAGTTCCGTTAACATCGGGATATGGTAAGTTATTAAACACAGCCATAGATGTATTGTACGGACCGGTAGGGCATCCATTAGTTAAGCTCATGTCAAAATTATTTGCAGATGTGTTAGGCTTAAACATTCCTGGGCTATATCCATCCCAATAAAGCGAAGCGCTTTGGTCAAGTATTACATTAATGTTGTTAGCCGCTTGTAGTCCTATTCTACCTGAAATGATACATGCGGTATTAACAGGAGATACTAATAGCATTACAACGTCTTCTGGATAAGAATGATCATAACCACTCAAGGATATAGAAATTCTGGATGTTGTATTAGTTATGCCTGATACCGGTATCTCTAGAGGATAAGGAGTGGCGACAGTCAAGTCATTTATAATTAGATTAGTTGTTGAAGATGGGAAAGCTGTATAGTCTATATTAGAAGGCGAAATAGTAATAGAAGGTGTTATAGTAGGTGTTTGTGTAAGTGTAGGTGTTTGTGTGGGTGTAATTGGTATAGTAGGTGTAACTGTAGGTGTAGGAGTAAAGGTAGGTGTAATTGTTGGTGTAGGTGTTGGCGACGCATTAGGTGAGTATTGATATATCCTAAGCTCTGCACTCTGCATGGTACCAGCATCGTCTGCAGCAAAGTCTTGTATGTAAAGTTTCCATGTACCGTTTGCATTTACAGCTGGCATATAGAAGAATGCATCTAATGTAGTTGAGAAAGGACCAGTAGGCGCTGGTGCATCGAATGGGAAGTCATCAGCGACAGAATTAGGTCTAAATGTACCTGATGTGTATCCATCCCATGCCTTAGAGGCACGCTGATCTAACACAACTGTTGTATTGTTAGCCTGTTGATCATCTCCAATTCTACCAGCAATAATTGTAGATGTACCATCTGGTGCAACTAAAAGCATTCCTACATCACCTACAAATGAATGGGTATAATTTGTAAGCTTTACAACTACCTTGTAAACTGTTCTTGTAATTCCAGCTACACTAAATGTAACCGGGTAAGGTGTAGCTATTGTATTATCGTTAATAATAATGTTATTTTGTTGTGATGGGAATGGCAAGTAGTCAGGTAGAGTAACTGTAGGTGTTACCGTAGGTGTAGGCGTTAAGGTCGGTGTATTTGTAGGTGTAAAGGACGGTGTAACGGTGTTTGTAGGTGTAATAGAAGGTGTCATCGAGTTTGTAGGTGTCACTGTTGGTGTTTCTGTATACGTAGGAGTAATAGAAGGCGTCATCGAGTTAGTAGGTGTAATGGTCAATGTAGGTGTATTTGTAGGTGTTTCTGTGGGCGTCTCTGTATAGGTCGGTGTAATAGTAGGAGTCATCGAATTAGTAGGTGTTATAGACGGTGTGGGCGAATAAGTCGGTGTATTAGATGGTGTGACAGTAAATGAAGGTGTTACTGTTGGTGTAACGGTATTCGTAGGTGTTACTGTTGGTGTAACGGTATTCGTAGGTGTAACTGTTGGTGTATTAGTAGGTGTTACAAAAAATCCGTTTTCATAAAAATTTTTAACTGTTAAATTAAAAGGTCTTATTCCTGAACTATAGCCGATACAAGGATATACATATCCAGGTAGATCATAAGGTATTTGCACGTTACAGATATTATAAAATGTACCGTCAGCTATTTTATGATCTAAAATTAAATTTTTTCCTAAGTTTGTAAGCCTAGCTCTAAATGTGTTGTATGTAGTTTGATCATTACTATAAAGACTAAAAGGCTCGGCAATCTCGTTACTTGTTAATGCGGGTGTTCTATAAATGAAATTAAAGTTTTGATTGTACCCGCTTCTAATAGCTATTGAGTTAGGTATTGGATCGGAGGGACCATCTAATCCACTATTATTAGAACCAAATTTACCAGTAATATCAAAGCCAACCACTAAAGCAGCTTCTCTTACTCCTGAATACATAACCGGAATATTAACACAAATATTAAAAGGAGGAATGGGTATACTGTAACAAAAGCTCGAAATAGCAACCAAGCTTGTTGCGCCTAATCCTGGGCCGAGAGCGCCACCTTTGGGAAAATTGTTTATACTTTCGGTAAAAAATAAACTAAATCCCTCCCCTACATTGTCAATAATACCAGAACTATTATAGTCAAAAGAAACTATTATGTCTTTTGACGTGTCAATAGTCTTAAAATCATATAAAACTGAAGCCCTATCGGCTGTTGTCATTGTATAGAGCGTTACCATATTAAAAACTATAAGCTCCGTTTAAAATTGATGATGCAGAGCCTGAAATATTAATTGACGAGTATTTTGGCAGTGAATTACTAAAATTAATGTCATTAACATCTGGTAAAAGCTTAAACATAGAATTACTAATATTAGTTATAACGCCATTAATGTATTTAAAGAACGTTTTATAGATGTAAAAACAATTAGCTATATCTTTACCTAGCCATGTTATGGTATAAAGGCCTGTTTCATTATTATAGTTAAATAAAGGCTTATCTATTGAAATAATATTAACCTCTAGACTGGTACCTGACAAAGAAAACATTTTTAATTTATTAAAATCAAGCTGATTGTCGTCGATTTGAGGATATATTTTATTAAATGCAAGGCTATCAAGATTTAAAACATAAATTTCCGGATAAATTATTTTGTAATTTGTTGCGCTTAATTCAGGATAAAGTACTGTCTTGCAAACAAGTACAATATTATCATCTTCATTATACCATAAAGTAGAGATCTTTTCTAAATCTTTATAATTTCTTCTTTTTATATAACTATCATTCTTTGTAATGCTAATATTTGTGTTGGTTTCGTAGTCAAATAAAATTTTATCAGCAATAAAATAATTTTCGGTTTCAAAAATAATAGTATCTGAAATAATATCAAAATTAATTAGATTGTCATTTATTTCGTTGTATATGTCGTTGTTATACTTTATTAACATCGCACTTAATGCCGAAGAAACTGGCATTATAATTGAAGAATTGGAATTTCTATAATAGGCTTGCCCGTAATCTATAAAGTTAGTTTGATAAAGAGATCTTTTAGCTGAAAGGCTTGAAATACTCTCAATTACTTTGGTATCCCTTAAAGGTATTCTATAATTTAAATAGTTACTTTTTTCTGTATAAGTAGGAGCAAATATAATATCACCCCCGCAAGGAGAAAGCCCTTCATATGCAAAAATAAAGCCATCTAGACTTTTATATGCAGAATATGGCGGTGTAAACGTAAATATACCTGGAAATACAAAGTTTGCTCTAAAATCTGGTCCTTGTGGGTTAACTCCACCATCTATTAGTTCGCCATAATAAACTATTGCTGTTTCTGGGTTATATGAAGGGTCATCTGTGCTTATGTCAGGTAAGTCCCCGCTGCCAGATGATGTAAAGGTAACACCGTCAGCAACACTACAAACAAATTCTGGCAATACTTTCTTAGAATCAAACGTTTCAGGTTGAAATCTGTACGAAACTATTGGTGATACAGAAGCGCCTTCAAGACTAAAATCAGGTGCACCATTATTATAATATATTGCTGAAAGAGAGGTGGGTGTTAAGTAGTCAGGGCCTTGATTATACCATCCTGAGCCAGGCGGTATATTGGTTGTTGTTTTGAGTAATATGCCTGTATAGTTTTTTAATGGGTTATATAGCGTATAATCAAAATTAAACCCGGAAACAGGATCAAAGAATACATGACCGTCGATAGTAAGAGCATAATAAATTTTTTTATCACTGTTATCTACAGGAGTGTTTGAAAGATTTTTACTAGGATGTACATCTTTATAAAGAAAATAATCATTACCGTAAATATCTGTTTTAAATTGTGTTGCAGTTTTGTTTAAAGAGTAGAGCTTTTCAACTCTAGAGTCGATTGGAAAAACGTTCTGCGGTACAATAGGAAAAATATCTTTATTTGACCAAACATTTTTTTCATATCCATTAAAAAAGTCTTGTGGGTCTGTATAACGCGACAACCCTTGAAGAGAATAGTTTAAAGACTGCTCTCTAGTCTGATAAGCTCTAAAAGTTTGAAAATACGGGCTGCTAACAGGATCGCCAAATTTATATTGATTAGAAAAATCTGTTTTTATAAAATAAGATAAATCATTATAAATTATTGGATTGTCGAACTCTTCTTTTGAAAGCCCAGAAATGTTACCAAATTGGTTAGGATCAGGAAAAACATAAACAGTATCTGCGCTAAGCCTTAATTTATTAACAGTTAAAGAGGTGCCAAAGCTATAAAAATTAGAAAGCCCTATTTTATCGGGCTTAAAAAATAAACCTATTTCTTTTGCTGATCTTGTAAAGGTATTTGAAGGAATAGCTGCAACAGATGGATATCTTTTATTCAAATAATTTGCAAATGCGCTTTCTGCAGAAAAAAGCCTTCCAGTTAAATATTCAGTGCCTGTAGAATTAGTAGAAAGGTAATAAAAATCATTACCCATATATTTTACTATCTCACCTAGTTCTAAATTTAAATTTAAATTACTTTTTGTTTGAGTATTAACCGTATTAATGTAATCTTTATCTTTTAAAAACTCTAAACTATTAGAATTTATAATATTGTAGTTAATAAAAAAATTGTTTGTACCGAGTTCAACCAGATAAAATGGATATGCTGTAATAGCATCTATAATAGAACTATCAAAACTTAAAAATAATTTAGGATCTATTTCATACTGATTGGTAATAAAATATTCACTTCTTTCATCAGTTGCATTGTATGCTGATGCGGGTAGATTAGGGCTTATATCATAATAATTTGTGTATTCATCAAAAAGCTCTTCTATATCTATTACCATATTATTTCTAATATCTGAAAGAGATAGACTTAGGGATGAAATTAGCTCTGTTAAATCTTCTGTTTCTAAAGATTTAGAAATTTGATTATAAATTAAGCTTTCAGTACCATAGATCGAGCCTTTTAAGTTGTATTTTACTATAGACGTTTTTACGTCATCTCTTAATGTACTGTAATATATGCAAATATCTTTTATTTTTTTTGCAAAAAATGGTACAGCTACAGCAAGATCGCGCTTATTATTAAAATCAATATTCTTTAAAAATCTCTTTTCATCAGAAGTGGTAAAAGATAATACAATTTCATTAATTAAAAGAGTATAAAGTGATTTAGTAATGCTTTCGCGTACCGGTTTTTGTAAATTTTTAACTTCATACCAATTATTAAGATAAGATTGATATCTATATAAAAAATCCTCTGCATTAGTAAAAAGAGCGTTATTATATTTTAACCAGTCTTGAAATGACAAGGGTGAAATGCTATCTACTGGGTTATCTGGTCTTACTAATGATGTAATAGAAACAGACAGCTTTTCGTCAATAAATCTGTTTTTACCAAGCATTTAAGTATTTAATTGTTGTATACTATGTCGCTAGCGCTTAAGAATAATCTTAATCCTTTAGTAAGCTCATAGCTTAGCATATTTTGCATTATACCGTTATCATCGTTCCAAGCTTTAAAAGAACTATTCGTAAACGATAATGTATTGTTAGGGTTGCTCCAGTCTATAATATTATTATAAAATTTATTGTCATATAAGGGGTTATACTCGTAAAACCTATAATAATCTGAAATTTTTAAGCCCGACACTGCATTAGGCGCTACTAATCCCCATCCCCACTCAGAATTAAAATCAGATAGGGGTAAAACATAACCAAAAGGATAATCATTAATAATATTTTGATTGACTACGCTGTAAATGTCGGAAAATAGCTCTCTTGCAACGACCGGATAACCGCAAGAAATAGAGCTAGTTAGAGTTGAAATTTCTGTTAAATTAGACGTATTTTTATTTTTAAATAAAATATCATATTTGTTTTGCTCGCCCCATAATTTTTTATGTTTAATTGAAAGTATGTTTACTAATCTTAAGAGCTGAGGAGGAAACGGGTAGTTGTATTGTTCAAATTGAATTGATAGTTCATCACAAAACGAAAGAAGCTGATCTAGGTTTACCGTATCTATATCTGAAACATTACTTACATAATTAGCAATTTTTTCGTAAACCGTTTTACCTAACTCGTATGGCATTGCGTTCTTTTTACCGACAATAGTGCCTAAAAAGTCTTCAAAAAATACTTTCTTATCCTGTAAGTTTTCTGTAAAGATTAATGATTTGTAAAAGCTTTCGGCATCAAAATCTTCGTTAACTTTAAACAAGTTATAAACACCTGAAAGGGGATAGACATTAAACAATGTTGATTCACCTGTAATTGTACGGCTAGTTGTTTCTTCTAACATATGTTTGTTGATCCATCTACTACCTAGCCAATCACCATAAGCTTGTATTTGTATATCTTCAAATTCGGGACGATTATTTTCAATACTAGTTACTGGGTATGAAATGTCTACATAATCAAGATTTTCCAGAGAAGAAACAGGAGGTCTAAGCGTATCGATAAAATATAATCTATTATTAAAATTGTTTATTACCCACAAATAATTACTCGTATCAACAGCTATGCCTCCGATACTTTCTATATAATTTGTAGAATTACCTGAACCTGCAATAAAGTCTGTTTTGGTATTAAATTTACCATCAATTTTTGTTATAGTATCCTTATCGTGCGCTACCCAAGCATCTTGATTACCGTCTACAGTAATATTTCCAATTAACCTAAACCCGTCTAAAGGATATCCCGGCACAATAGTACCGTCAGTATTAAACTTATAAAGATAATCATTTTTAGCAGTCAAATCTAGCGCAAATGTATCTAGATTATATGTTGTTACCCATACAAATCTATTTCTATCAATACATATTTCTACCGGTGAATGTAAGGGTGGCATAGGAACAGTTAGTAAATGTTCACCCACACTATTATATTTTATAATAAAGTTTGAAACAGGGTGTGTATATGAAACCCATAAATTATTATCTCTATCTGTATCTACTGAAGAAGGTAAAAGTATATTTTCTCCAGCAAATCCCTGTAATTCTGGTATATTATAATCAGAACTTAAGGAGTAAACTAAATTTTGATAGGGAGGTACTGCTGTAGATTTAATATAGCCGCCAACTGAATCTATTTTTATACAAGAAACGGAATCAAACAACGCAACCCAGACGTCGTTGTATCTATCAAGAGTAATACTTCCGGGTCCTGCACTACTTAAAACTGGAGAGCATAAGTTTAAATATCCCATTTCCCCGACAGCAGTCAATACCGGGGCGTTAGTAAGGTCAATATTAAGTATCTGGTTACCGTAAGCGTCGAATTTAAAAATAGTATTGCGCGTACCGTCAGCAAACCAAGTTTCATAATCACGACCAGGTCCATTGCCAGAGGGCGCTACTTGTATGGCGTAAACATTTCTGTTTTCATAAGAATTAAAAAACTGTTGTGATGCAGAAATATTAACTACTAGATAGCCTGGACAGTTACTATAAATTTGCTGTCTAAAAAATCTTATTAGTTTATTATATTGTGGTATAGCTATCCAACCTATTAATGAATCTTTAGGAAAGTTTAATGGATCAACAATATTTACCGATGCAGTTAATATACAGTTATATGTTACTTCAGGTGCAACAAAATAGCCTTTATAAAATGCTCCTATGCTTTGTGGTGCATCATCAGTAAAGTCTTCATAAAAACTAACACCGGTAACTTCTTTAAATCCGGTATCTGTTTTAGATATTATACCAAAATTTACATCGTAAGCGGTAAGATAGCTTATATTTGTATGTATTGTAGAGGAAGAAAGAGGAGGATATGTTTTAGTGGTATAATAATCCTTATCTTTTAATCTTATTACAAAAGGTATTTCTGTTTTTTGCCAGCTTATCTCGGGTATATTAAAATTTGTTGCGGAAAGATTGCCTTCACCATCAATACCTGTAGTAGTAACTGATAGCTTTACTGCATCGTTATGTCTTACTTTAATAATAGGTAGAACTGCAGGTTTTAAATTTTGAAAACTGTAAGGAGGGTAGTTTATATAATTAAAAGTATCATGGTTAATTGTATACTCGTCTTGCATCTTAGATGCATCGAGAGTGGCAAATAAGAAGATAGGTGGTTCACGTGACGTATAATTTTTAGCTACATCATCCACATAATAAAAGCTAGCAGATCCTTTTGTACCTGCTAATACGGCACCGGAATCAGTTTGTTTACATTGAACGAGTTGTTTGTTTTGTATTTTTACATATATTTCTTCATTTGATGTTGTAACGCGATCGACGGATTTAAACTCGTAAGATGTTCCTATTTTAACCTTTTCATAAAATCTACTCAATGCTCTTAAATGCGACCACTTATCATCATAAAAATTAAAAATGTTTTGATATTGGCCGTTTGCACCAGAAGCATATAAAAAGGTAGTGTAGCCTGTAGCACTTAATGCATTGTATGATTGCCAGCTATTTTGTCTTTGAATAATAATTGGGTCTTGTATTTTGCTAGCAGGTACATCATAAATAAATTTAAAATAATCTTGAAACTGTAATTGATCATAAACATAATCATAAACATTAACTACAGGTCTAAATGAACTATCAAAACTATTACCTTGCTTGTCGTAAATAGTCAACCTAACATTATATTTACCCGGCCATTTATAATGATGAACTGCAGTTAGAGAGTTAGAAAAATTACCATCACCAAAATCCCACCTAATAATTTTGTTAGAAATATTATCGGTTGATGTTAACGTAGGTGATGTAGTAAAATCAGGATAAAATGTTAAAGGGGTGTTAGAAAGTGTAAATGTGGATAGAGTATTTGTCCCGGTAAAGCCTACTATATTAAAATATACGTAAGTATAATTGACTGAATTAGCCATTATTAAAACTCACGTTGTAATGTCTGTATAGATGGTGTTACGACATTGATTTTTGCTTGAAAATCAAGAGGATTATTTAAAAATGGATATTTAAAGTATGGTAATTTTTCGTCCTGTGTAGTAATTTTAATGTCTGTCTCTGGATATACAGGATTATAGATTAATAAGCTAATGCCAGGTACAGTAATAGTTTGATCTCCTTCTGTTCTCTTTGTTCTAATGTCTTTTACCCCGTCAATGGCTAATATTTTATTTGTAATTTCTGTAAGGCTTATTTGCAATCCTAAATTATCTTTAAGAGTTGAAAAATAATCAGAAAATATTTGAGAAATTTGCTGCTTAATAGCTTCAGGGTTGCGTTTGGCAGTAACTTCTCTTTCAATTTCTAAAAATGTATTATCAGCAATTGAAGGGGTTAAAAGTTCACCGGGATATCTAACGCCAATATCAATAGCAACATAAACAGGGTCGTTTATTATAATTTCAGCTGTAGTAAGTTTGACTTTTTGTAAGTCGTTTAACACTAATTGCTTTTGAGCAGAATTTAAGTAATTGGTTCTAGTTGTAAGGGATGTAAGTTTTTCTAGTTTAGGTACAGCATAAACATAAACGTTATTAAAGTTACACGAATCTGCAAATTTGACTTGGTTAAAGAGTACTCTGCTTTCATAATTAGGCTTATCTACACCTAGATCAAAATAATACTTTAAATGTCCAGTAATATAATCCCAGTTGTTAACGGCTACTGAAGAAGAAATAATATTGCTATAATTTTTAAGCACATAATTGGTAAAATCTTCACCGGTAATTAATCTATACTGACTTCTAAATGTATTAAGAGAGTTTAATTTAATACTAGAAACGGATTCTCTGTCTACAAACGGAGTGGATGCATCTATATTATTGAAATTGATCTTACTAGCTTGTGCAGAGTTAATTAATGTTATATTTGAGGGTGTAGTATCATTTTGAATCTGCGTAAATCTTTGTGTACTGTAGAAGAAGAGCTTACTATTGTTAAGAAGACCTGTACCTACCTCTCCTTTTTTACCACTAGATTTTAAATAATAAATAGCTACTTCATCACCTGCATTAAGTTTTTTACCTGTAACATTATTACCAAATTTATATTCATATCTTCCATTTTCATTAAGTCTTACTTCATATACTTTAGAATTTGATCTTTCTAAGAACAATGACTGCGATGGTTCCCATTTTTCCCAAACTGGTGTGACAACAGTATTGTCTTTCACGTATACATCCATATTAAAATGATCGATTAAAATATTCTGATTATTGGTATCTACAAGAGTCATGGTAACGACTTCAAAAGGCTCTCCAGTAGCAACATATGTAGGATATTCTGTATAGGCACCTTGATATAAGAGATTGCTTTCCTGTAAATTTGTTAAAGTTTCTGTTGCATTAGTGTTTTTAGAGAAAGTAATGTCTTGATTAAATGAAAACTGCGAACCGTTGATAGTAAAGTAGGAATATCTAGGAATAGTGTAAGTAGATGCAGGTAGAGATGATTGAGCTGTTGCTAAAAATGATAAAATAGATGTTTGATAGCCGATAGGATTATAATTTAAAATTTTTACTATTTTATTGATATTTTCGTAAAGCTCAGCTGTAGTAAAAGTACTTTCTGCTGCAGATCTATTAAGATAAAAAATTAAAACATGATATGCATAAGCAATAATATCAATAATGGAAGAAATATTACTACCTTCAAAATTCTGATCTGTAAAAACATTATTTGTATTAAGTCTGGTGGTAATTAAGCTTTTTAAACTCAATGCATCGAACGCTACATACCCGTCTTTTGATAAATTAAAATCGTTAAATGTTGCCATATTATTTTACAAAGTTAAATCCTGAATTACTTAATAATCCTACGAATTTAAAACCAGTGGTAGGGTCGATAGAAACTATAGAAACTATTAAAGTAATTACATATTGTTGATTTAATGTGTCAACAGCAACGTCAATATTATTAATTTTTATTCTAGGTTCAAATGTAGATATTCCGTTTAATATTTCATTGCCAATAAGACGAGCTCTTATTTCGTCGGCAACATAAAATAAGTATTTTTGTAAATTTAGCCCATAATAAGGATTTAAAATTCGTTGTCCGGGTATAGTATTAAACAAATTAAAGATAGAATTACGAACTGCTGCATAGTCATAATCAATCTTAAGGTCTTTAATTTCTTTATTCTTTAAAAATTCATTATTCTGCGTATAATCTACTTTAAGATCAAGCATAAGGTCTGTATATGTAAAATTACTTGATGCTTTCTTAGGCTCTGCAAGAGATTGTACTTTTATCGTTGCCACATATATATTTATGTTAAATTTCGTGTTTTAAAAATGATTTTAATGAGCTCCAAACAATAAATAATTTAAATGAAGCGTAATTTTGTCAAGCTATACGAATCTGCAATGCAAAGATATACATTAGGTGGATTTCTAGCTGGCGACGTTGTTGTTTTTAAAGAAGGTGCATTGAGAGACCCTTGGTTTAAAGATAAAGGCACTAATACTATTGAAAAAATTAAAAGCATGATTAATAGTGGGTTAAATCTTAGAATTTCTGCGATTAAAAATGTAAGACCTAATGTAAGTGGTGCAGGTAATACAGATTATAATAGTGATGAGGTAAATCTCGATATTACATCTGAAATAGCACCTGGAAGATATATGGATTTCGTAACTATACCTTCAAGACTTGTAGAACCTAAGAGTTCTTATCCTAATTTACCTGAAGTACCTGAAGTGTTTAAGAAAGATGACCCCTCTAAGAAAGTAAACATTAAGCCAAAGAAATTAAAAGATGAAAATCAGGAAGTACCTTTTTATTCTACTGCACAAACAAAGCTTTCTGATGTGGGTGGTAAATTAGTAAAAGGTGATAGAGAGTTAAATAATACCAATGTAAAGATACCTTCGTCTCCGGCGGTAGGTCAAGCTGATCCCGCTAGCTATACAGCTAAATACTTGCCTTAATATTGCTAAGACCTAAAAAGCAAGAATAACAATTAATTTCTTGATCAACTACAAAACTACTTCTGTACAAATATTCAGAAATGGTCAATAAATACTGCTTCTTGAGGTTAGAGTTAATATCTAAAGTGTCTACATAATTAAAAAGATTTCTAAGCAGTACAACATAATCGGAATTAAATTGGTTTTCGTTTTCTATTAATGCTTTTCGTAGCTGAAGTGTGTTGTTTTTAGTCATTTCATCAAAAATAAGCTTTAATATTTCATTATTATCGCCTTTTAACAATAATGTACCTGTAGATGAATATTTTTGTAGCTCATTAATGCATTTTCTAAGATCTGGATAATTAGATCTAATAAAATTTAGTAATAGAGGCTTTACTTCATTTGAAATTTGAACTTTTTCTGCTTTTAAAATGTGACCGCACCTTTTAACTACACCTTCTAGAGGCGGAGTTAAATCTATACTCTGACATCTACTCTGCAAAGCTGGTATAACCCTGTATTTGTAATTAGCTGTAAGTATAAACCGAGTTATTTTAGCAAACTCTTCCATGGTATTTCTTAATGCACGCTGCGCGTCTATCGATAGCCCGTCTGTTTCATCTAAAATAATAACCTTTACTGTACCGTCTAGACTTTTTGTCTGTGCAAAGCTTGTGACTTTTGTTCTTATTGTATCAATTCCGTTTTCATCGCTGGCATTTATATAAAGATATTGGCTCTGTAAAATATCATTTACTATAATCTTAGCAAGAGTAGTCTTACCTAGCCCAGGAGTACCTAAAAACAATAGATTTGGTATCTCTTTCTTTACTTTAAAAGATTCAATAATGTTTTTATTATCGTTTGTAATAATAAAATCTTCTAGAGTACTGGGTCTATACTTTTCAACCCATAGATTATTAAAATTATAATTCATTATTTACCTGAAGAGCCGAATCCTTTTTCACCTCTCTCAGATTCTTCTGCTTTACCCCATTCTAAAGGCGTAGAAATGTTAAGATATATTACAAATTGTGCAATTCTATCACCTGCTTTAATTTCGTAGTCTTTATCTGACAAATTGTATAGTTTTACACCGGCATCACCGCGGTATCCGCAGTCTATAATACCAGGATGAGCTAAAATACTATGCTTAAACCCTAAACCACTACGGCTTTCAACTTTTACCCAATACCCTTCAGGTATAAACGCAAATTTTAGCCCTACACCGACAACATTACTACTTTTTGCAGGTATGATTTTGTCTTCTACTGAATAGACATCATAACCGGTATCTGATTCATGGTTTTTAGTAGGTAGTTTAGCTAAATCATGCGTCTTTTCAAACTTTAAAACAGGCAAAAACTGTAAATTAGGATCAATATTAGTATACATAAACCTATTATATAATACAATTGTAAAATATCAATTGGGTATAAATATTATTATGAGTGAAGAACTTAACGAAATGGTAGGTGATTTACTAGAACAACTTCAAACAGCTAACAAAGAAGCTGAAAAAGTAAAGAAACAACCTGAACCACTAACAAAAGACAATATGGAAAAATTTGTTATTGAAAAAGCTGGTAGACTTGTAGAAGAAAGCATAGAAGTAATGTCAAATGTAAAGGATTACATATCTTCAGCACCTGAAAATAAGGACGTAAGCTCTTTATCGGAGTTAATAGCTGCTACTGCCACAGCTATAGAAACATTAAACAAGATTATTGTAACGGATAAGCGTAATCAAACTGTTATTAAAGCAAAAGAAATGGATATTGAATCTAGAAAAGAACTTAAACAAGCAGATAATGCTACCAAATTACTCGCTACGAGAGAACAAGTGTTTAAAATGTTAATAGACAGTGCAAATAACAGTGCAAAAATAATAGATTCTGAAATTATTGATGTTAACTAGACGTCTTCTTTGTTGAATTCTTAATGTTTGGTTTATCTTGACATTCAAATATACTCTTAAACAGCGCTTTAATGTTTTTAATAAAGTTAGGAATAATATTTTTAATCTTTTTCTGTAAGTCCTTAAATGCTTTTTCAAACTTCTTTTGGAATCCTTGGAAAATCTTTTCAAATTCATCACCGAAATCATCCATTTTAATATCTGTAATATTGTTAAAGTCTATTTTACCTATAATTGGTAATTTGAAATCGCATACTATTTTATTAATTTGCTGCGCAACACCTATAGCTGAATTTACATCAAGATTTTCCCAATTAGTATTTAACATTAAACCAGCTATTTGAGGGAATGATCCTGGGTTTATAGATGGTAATACACTAGGAAACTTAGTTAGTGCTTGTTGAGGAAACGCAGCTAGCTGTGAAACAGAACCAAATAAGTCTTGAATTGGGCTCATAAGTAAAGGCCCTGCTACAGGCAGATTACCTATACCTATCTTACTTACTTGATAAGATAGCTCTGCAACTTGTTGCTGCGGTATAGACATAAATTGATTTGCTTGTTCTAATGTGGATACAGCTTTGTCTGAAAAAGAGTTAAAAATAGGACCACTAGATTTATTAGAAGCGGTATTATTTGCAGATCTTAATGCTGATGCTCTACTGACTGCAAGGGTTGTAGGTGTGGTTACCGCAGTGTCTGCTGTACTAGTTGAAGTGGGGTTAGAGTTTTGTGCTAAAAATTCCTTGTTTATAGAAGCTGTTGTTGCTTGTTCTTGTTTTTTATTGTCTTTATCACCACATCCTGTATTTAGACATAATGATTTTTTAATACTTCTTCTACTGATAGAGTGTTTGTATTTTTTCTGTAGCAAATCTACTGATATAATTTTACCTTCTACATTAATATCAAAATAAAAATCATTCATTTTTTCTAAATTTTTACCTCTATAGTCACGAGGATTGTAACCGACTGTATCATTTATAGTGCCAAAATAAGAAATGTAGTCAAACGTAGTTGGAAATAGACTTTTAAACTCATTTAAATAAACTTCTTTATTTTCATTAAATGATATAAAGCTGGGTATATCAGATGTACCGACTAAAGAGGTTGCTTGGTCTTGCGCAGCACCTGCATAGACATTTGCGTTATCGTCGGGTTTTAAGAAATTTTTTAAATTAACATTTTCAGTGCCTTTTAAAATTTCTGAACTAGTGCCTATACTATCAAAAACGTATTGTGGAGTTTTTGTTAAATCGCTAGGATTTAAATAATCAGGACCACCGAAACCTATAGTATATTTTTTGGGGTCTATACTAAAAGCATCTGTAGCAAAAGAAATTGAGGGTATATCAAAATAAGGCGCCACACTGTCAGTATATTTTCCATAGGTATTAGTTGCAAAAAAACCTACTGTTTCACTCACAGGTCCTATGAACGTATCAAAAGATGATTGGTATTTATCTGTAGGAAATAGCATTTCAGTTAAGCTATCTTGAAAATATTTTGGTGTGGAATTAAAAAGCCCTATACCGTATTCTTCTCGCTGATAATTATCTAGCGTTTGCGCAAAATTATTTACATATTGATCATAAAAACTAAGGTGACCGGTGAAAGGATCAGGTGAAGCCTTCATTTTTAAATATTCCCATGCTACTTGGGCTGAATTTGCAATTTTATCAGACGCAATTTTACTTGCAGCTGGGCTAAATCCACCGTAAATTGCGTCTCTAGAAGGAGTCCATCCTCTCTGAATGGGTCCCCAATATCTAGCCATTCCCTGCCCTCCTAATCCAATAACACCAGACTTTTTAGTTAAATCAGTAACTATTTTTACTGTGACATCCATGTTAAAGTTAGGGTCTTGTAATTGTGCAATAGTAAACGGTGTGCTTTGAATCTTGTAATTCAATGCATCGTTGGGTGATAATTGAAAAAGACCGTTCGAACCACCTACAAATCTACCTACATCTCCAACAGCAGTAGTTTTAAATCCGGATTCTATGTAGGCAAGGTTAGTTAAAAAGTTTGCCCATGATTCAGGCGTACCGTTAATACCATATTTTTCGCCATCTGCAGGTATATACCCATTAAGAGACGAAACTGCTATTTTTTCTCTTAAAGTATTGTAGATAGCATCAGCATCTTCACGTTTAGAGCTTGGTATAGTAGTGGAATAGCCGCTAAATGCTGAGCCATAGATTCCGCCTGCAGTACCGGATTGTTGAAACCCTGCACTTGATGCAATTCCTAGCCCCTGTTCTGTGGGTTCTTGACTGCCTAAAACTTGATAAAAAGTAGTGTATTTTCTAGTATTATCATAAGAGATTAAATTGCTAAGCAATATCTTATTAGTTAATGAGCTTGTATTTGTATTCATTATTTGCTATCCGGGTTCAATAATAGATTATCGCTGTTATATGTTTTTACGCACTTTAATTCATTAAAATATTCATTTCCAGTAAAAATATGTTTAACATCAATAATAAAATATACACCAAGCAGTTTTTTATTAAATTCACTCTTAATTCCTGCACCGTCAAACGTTAATCCCATAAATTGACCTGACTGTCTAAACGTAGCACCAGGAACTCTAAAATTTACCGTATTATTAAAAAATACTGAATTTAATAGTACTTTATTTCTACCTTGAGAAAGGCGTTGATCGGGATCATCACTTATGATAGAAAACACGTTTTTAACATTTTTATTAGTTAACCTATATTGTCCAGGAAATAAATTTTCAAAAATTTCACCTGTATTTTGACCTGCATTTTTAAATATGTCTACGTAATTTGTTTTGTAAACGCTAAGTGAAGCATTCATAGAATTTCTTTCTTGATCAATTTGAAATAGCTTTTCATTATGACTGTAACTGTGAACTAATACAGGAGCAATAAATTCCTGTGTGAATTCACCAGGCATAGGGTCTACAGTAAAATTGTTAATTGTTCCATACTTGTCCATGAACAAAGCGTTTAAAGGAGTAAAGCTTACACTCTCTATTTCATAAGACGTTTCCCTTGTCTGTGAATAAGCACCTAATTTAAACGTTTCTAGATAACTAGATCCAATTACAGCTTGATTGTTTGACGAGTTGTTTAATGCGTTTTTAAAAATATCATTTAAACTCTCTAGATTAAACGTACTATCACTTCTATCAATTCTCAAAAACGCTTTATCATAACTATTTTTAACACTAGATGTGTGTCTATCGAGTAGATAGTGCAAGCAATCTATACCTTTGTATCTAGCAGGAGCTGAAAAAAATATTTTAGTAGATCCTTGATCAAAAGTATTACCTATCTTAACGGGCCATCCATCATCATCTTTAAAAAAGTCTGTTAAAAACGCTTTTACTGCATCTCCAGTAAATACTCCTCTTTCATTATCGTCGAAAGAAGATATCTGTTGACTATTAATAGAATTTGCTGTGGAAAAATAAGAATTTTTTTCTCTTAAAAGCTCGTAATACATATCCCAAAAATACATTTTTTTAAATTTTTGTCCTGGTGAATTACCTAATATTTCTTCTGTATTGTATATGGCAAAAATATATGACATTTTAAAAGCTTTGTCGGCATTAGAATCTTTTACGTTACCGTAATTTGCATTTTCAGATAAATCAGGCATAATATCGACAATTAACACATCTCTTGCATCGCCCCTCATCAGATATCCTTGAACAGAAGAGTTATTATTTGTTGTCTGTGTGTTTTTTGAATTTTCAAACTCAGATAATCTTTCAACAGCATCAAAAGTATTATTAATAATGATATATCCGGTTGTGTAAAAATTTAAAAAAGTATCTTGAATGACTAGATTGTTAATAGCACCTACTCTTAGTTCTTGATATCTACCATCAGAGGTTGCTAACCCTATATTAAACTTGTATGGGTTATTATTAATAACCGTTTTAAAGCGGTTAGATGTGTCATTAGCATTGTTATTAGTACCGGTAGTTATAATACTCGTGGCCATATTATTTCTTTATAGAATTGCTTATTTCATTAATAACTGCAGAAACAAAGGGCGGTTTAATAATTTTTACTAATGTATTTTCTTCGGGAAAAATAACGGGATTATAAATCTTATTAGTTAAACAAATAAGCCACCACAATTCTATGGTTTTATAAGCATTAAAGCTTACAATCGTCCAAGGCATTTTAGTGGTAATTAATTGATAGTAAATGTAATTTTCGCTTATTTTTTCCGGCAAAAAAACTGATTGTAATAGGTTATAATAATACTGATCGTTGTCGGTTTTGTATAGTTTAAAAATATTTTCATATCTAAAACTCTTTAAACCGGGTAATCCAGCAATTTGGCTCTGAAATTCGCCGTCCATAATATTACTTATTGTAATATATTAATTTAACTATGTTAGCCTTGTGGCAAATTAGCGTTAACTATAGGGTTTAAAGTACCTTCTACACCCGCTCCTAGTGTATTTGTCGAAACAAGATTTGATTTATTGAGAACAGTATACATAAAGTTTTTAGTCTCTGGCAATAAACTTTTAATAGTTATTCTTACACTGTAAGCGTCAGGTATTATGGTGCTTACATTTTTTGTGGAAGATTGATTATTAAAAAATCTAACAGTATTTTCAGGTAATACTTCATCTTTTCTAGTAGGCCCTATTGATGAAACAGAAGCATCTACATTTAAATTTTCTGTAGTAGATAGATTAAAATTAATTTCTCTTCTAGACCCTTGAAAGTCGACTGCTATATTAGATATGTAGCAAAACGGTAGAAATTTTACTCCAGGTATTTCAACTTGATAAAGTACAGGCGGATCAACAACAGAAACATTTCTTCTAGACGGCTTATTATTATACAATAATAGGAATAATAATTGCCAATTTCTAACTACATCATTAAAAGTGGCAGCGCCTGTATTAATAAGAGGAAAACCGAAAGTAAATTCTTCACCTTCTGATGGGTAATTGTAAAATTTGGCTTTTTCTACGAACGTAATTTGTGTTGGTGATCTTAATACACTAGTTATTTCAGCAATGTCAGTTGCAATATCTCTTGCTTGTTGAAGAAAGCTAAGTCCTGTGCTGCCGCCCATATCGTTTGAGAAAGCATTTAGTGCAGAGTTGTTGTAATTATCGAAGTATGGTAAAATAAATTCCCACCCTGTAGGCTCGGTGATATATAAGTTTTGATATGGTATTAAATAAGGGTTAGTTTTGTATATATCATTATTATCCTGCATGTAATCAGCTTGATTGTATGCGTCAGTAGCAGCTTGACCTAATTCTGTACCGCCTGCAGCTTCTGTAGCTTTTGAAACCCATTTTTGAAGAGGGTTTGCAAGATTATCAGGTAAGTTGTTAACAATGCCTTTTACATTATTGCGCGACGCGCCAAAGGAGTATTTTAACTGTGATATCAACGCGTTAGCCTTTAATTTCTTTTCTGATAAAATAATACGTGGTACTTCTTTTCTTGCAGAATTAAGTTTAGAGCTTGTCCAGTAAAACCCACTAACCACATCAACAACACCGCCTAAAGGTGTTGCAGTACTCTGTCCTATGCCAGAACCAAGAGGCGTATTCTGCGGAGCAACTAAAATTGGTGGTTCAACGTCAACAGTATTATCTTGCTTAAAATCAGAAAAAGAACGCGTCCTACTAATTGAAAAAAGCTGATCCATAATGTTTACTTATTAAAATGCTCCTTTAGCAAGCATTGAGCGTCTAAAATCTAAATTAGAAGCTACTTTTTCATTAAAAATGCTACTATTGTTGTTGTTTTGTACTATTACACTAGAATCATTTTTCTTTTCTCTAATATCTTTTAAAAGGTTAATATTTTCAGCCATTAATTTTAATTCGTTTTGCTGCATAGTGGTAGCTGCTTTAACGAATTTTGCAAAAGCATCGTTAATTTGCTTTACGGTAGATGTAAGATTGTTTATAGATGCAGAGGTTTCGTCGCTTGCGCGTCTTAAAATATTAGAAATAGGTCCGCCTTCTTTCATAGCTAAAATTTCATCATTCTTATCAAAGCTAACAGCTCCTCTACCAGAGGTTAATGTTCTTTCCGATGTTTCAATAAAATCACCGGTAGGCTTAGGCTTGGTACCAGTTTCTTCTTGCTTATTTTCACCAAATCCTAATTTCTCCTTAATCCAATTTTTAATTTTACCGAAACTAAAAATACTTACTATCGAATCAACGAGCTTTTGAATAAAGCTTGTTATTTTATCAAACACAGTAGACGAAAACCCTTTTATTTTATCATAAATTTCTATTACTTTATCTTTTATACTAACAAAAAAGTGTGCGAATTTTTTTACCCACTTCATTAAAGTAGCAAAAACACCTTTTAACCATTCAAAATAATCAAATTTACGATAATATTCGGTTATTTTTTTACCTAAGTCTTTATTAAAGAAGCCTACAACCCAGCCAACTATTTTACCAGGTACTGCTAAAAACCACGAAACAACTTGATTTATAATTTGCCCTAAACCTTCTAGCCATTTACCTTCTCTAAACGGTTTAAATATTTTTTCTATTCTATCTCTAATTTCATCAAAATTAAAAAATTCCAAACCGAAAATTGAGAATAAATCAAAAAAGCTTCCTAGACCGCCTAGAATACCGGTAATAAGCTTTTGCATAAAAGATTTATCAGTAAGCTTATCATCTGTAAATGCTTTAAATATTCCAGTAAACACCTCAAAAATTGCAAATAATGGTCCTAAAAGCCTACCAAAAAGTTTGCCGACCTTTAATCCGAGTTTAAAAAATTTAGATATTTTACCAAAAAAGCCTAAAAATCCTTTTATAAGTTTGCCGGGACCACTTGTAATTTTACCAACAGATTTAAACTTACTTAAAAAGCTCGTAATAGGTTTAAAGAAATTGCCTATTTTAGAAATGACCTTTTTAACGCTACTAAAAATAGAACCTATTCTTTTACCCACTGTACCTAATGCATTTTTACTTATTTCAATAATTTTAGTAAATTTTGATTTAAGAGCTACTTTAAGCTCTTTAAAAAAACCGCTTATTGATTTTACTATAGACGTATTTTTTAATTGTCTTATAGCATTTAAAAACTTTAGTTTTACACCTCTAAAAAGGCCTCTTATAGCAGAACCAATTTTAGTTTCGCCTAGCATTTTTAAGAGCCCGGCAAGCTTACCCTTTAAGAGACTGAATAAAAACTTTATATCTTTAAAAACTTGTTGAATAGCACCAATTATAAATCCAACAACAAACGCAATAACAAAGAATAATTTAGCCCAAGGGCTGCTTTTTTCATCAGGTTTTTTTGTCTCCATTTTAAACGAAAATAAGTTACTAAAAGCCTTCTTAATATCTCTCTTACCTTCAGGAGAAATAGAGTCTAAAGATACAGGAATACCTTGAAGTGATTTTTGTTTTTGCTTTAAACGGCGAAAAGCTGTTCTATCGTTTTTTTGCTCTGGAAAAAGCATTTCTTGAAGATTTTTTAATTCTTCAGGTTTAAAATTACCATCTACATCTTTTTTCTTTTGTAAGAGTGCTAGAATTGTAGTTAGCTGTTGTTGTATAGCAGCACTATTATTGAGTATAGCAGATACCCCATCATCATTCATTAATAATATTTAATTATTTAACTAAATTAGACAGTAAAAAGTGTGGGGTCTAACTCAAAATCTACAGTATTACCGTTATCTGTAAAGTATTTCTTTTCAAACAGTTTTACTGAATTTATATAATCTACAAGCTTTGTATTAATATTAAGAGGCAAGCTTTCTACAACTTGAAGTTTTTGTTCAAAAGTTAGTTCATTAAAAACAATAGTCGTTGGCTGCTGACCGTCTATTATTGTCAAAGAGTCGATATACTTTACTAATTCATTAACAAAAACCTCACCGATAGACTCTTTGGCAAAACTATCATTATCTGGAAGTACTGCTAATTTCTTACGAGTTTCATTATTAACGTAAGTGTCTTTTTCTAGGGTTGGGATAGAAACAGATATCTTTACATTATCATCTACTATTTCCTTTGTTTTTAAATCCTCAGGTAAAGCGAATTTATTGTTACTTACAAAAGAAAGGTCTACAACCGTTTCATCTACCGTAAAGGTTTTAGATAGAGAAGTAACACGAAGTGCAGTAACAATATAACTCCTATCAGAAAGAAGATATTTGTTTTTTTCTGTAGAATTTTCTATAATAACCTGATTTAAAAGGTTTGAAAAAGTAATTCCTGTTATATTTTTATCTAGAGCGGTTTTTACAGCTTCTTTCTGTTGCTTGGTAGTTAATCCTTTAAATTTGACAGTCTTGTTAAGAGAAGGTACAAATATATCGTAAATTTTTGTGAGTGACTCTAAGGAACTTAAAGCAGAATTAAAAGTACTCATAAGCCTATTTATTACCTAAATTTTGTTTATCAATTGATTTGCTCTGTTCTTCGTTAATCTTTTTTACTTCTTCTTCATAAACGCTTAGTAGAATTAAATTTTCTGCCAATGTGTTTTTGTCAACATAGTCAGGATTGTATCTGCATTTACTAACTAAAACATATTGCAGTTCAAATATGTTTTTTAAATTAGCAGAGAAAAGTGCTTTTAAAATTTCTAAAAACGACAAATTATAAGGTGTCAAAGAAAATTGATCTTTTTCGTTTACGCCAATATTTAAAACTAATGGCTTAAAAGCGTCAGTAATTTTTTCACTAAACTCTTTTAAAGAATTAAGAACCCCTGCAGGTAAAATCTCTACTAGTTCTTTTTTGTTGCTATATTCTACAAGGTTGCCATTGTGATATACAGAATCAATAGATTCATACATTGCATCGAAATAAGTTTCAAAGAAAAATATTTTCGGTAAAGATAATTTTAATTCAATATTTTCATCTACTTTAACAGTTTCAAAAAACTCTGTTTTAAAATCTAGACATTTCTGTAAAAAAGGTAGTAAAGAAGCTTTTGATTTTAAATTATTCTTTAAAAATTCTATTTCTGGAGAAATACATGTACATCTAAGTAAGAACAATGCGCAAAATTTATCAAAACTTGAAAGATCTAAGAACTCATTTTTTTCTACTAGACATTCGTGTAGTATGATGTCTAAATATTCTGAAATATGATTATTGTTATTGTTAATTAAAAATTTATTCAGCGTCCTATATTGAGAGAAACTTAGTTCTTTAAGTTTAAAATTTTTGTTTAGTGTTGGAGATGTAAAGTTTAAATGAAATGACATTATAAGAAGTTTACCGGATTAGGAATACTAAGTCCGTTTTGGAAGCTTGTAACTCTCGGTATTTCACCTTGAGATATTCTATTCACTAAGTCTCCAATAGGCAAGTACAAACTATTCTCTACTGTATAATGCGAATATGTCCATCTAGTTTGATATGACAACAATTTTTCATCTGTGTAGTCATAAGATTGTTCACTGACTTGATAAGGCACACAATTAAAAAATGTAAATGCTTTTCGAGGTACCATTGAAATACCTGCGCTTGTACGGGTATAGTTAAGTAATGTCATATTACATTTAACATTATTAGGATCACGTGATCTACCTGTGTCACCAGGTCGTGCAACCATTCCAAAGTGTGATGCTAAAATAACCCAGGGTCTTATAACAAAATCTATAAATGAAGTGTTAGTTTCGCGAAAATCTATTACTAGAGAAGGAAAATCATTACTCCTCGGACCACCTAAAATACCTGGTAAAAATCCTCTGTTGTTATTAACATTAGCCGTTTGTACTTCGAACTGCTCGGTAGGAATAGTTACCTCATGTGCAAACAAGCAACCTATAATTTTTTGAAAAGGAAAACTTTTTAAAATCGATGCAGCAGTATCTATATTAAACCCTTTCTTTGCACCATCAGTACGCTCAAGACCTTGAATAACGCTTGTGCTCAAACATGATGGGTATCTATCAATTACAATTATCCATTGTGTAGAATTTGGTATTGAAGTAAACCAAGATTCCATTTGTACGAGGAAATAATCACGTACACTAATTAAAGGAACTCCGGGTATATTAAACCCAAACAGATCAGTAATTTGAGGAGAAAAAGACGGATTAGTACCTGTAAATAAACCGGTAAAATTTTTACCTAAACCATTAAGCGCATCGGTGAGCGGGTTATTCACCTAATTATTTATTACCCGACACTATTAGCCGATATTTCTCCAATAGTGATAAGAAACTGTAGCGGTAAATTCAATTGTTTCGCCAGTGCCAGCAGCAATGTTATAGCTTATCGGGCCAACATTTCTTACTGAAACACCAACTAATTGATACTGTGCAACTTTGTTAAGCTGGTTATCGAGTTGAACTAAATCAATAATAGCTGTCTGCTTTGGTGCAAAATAGTTACCGGTTGAATTAGCGTCATTAAAGATATCTAATGACCATGTTTCAAATTTCTGACGAATTTTAGACTGTGCATCAGCATAAAATGCCATTTCATAAGCATCAGAACCGGGATACGTAGCATTACCAGGAAGGTTAAAGTTTAATCCCATGTAAGGTACTTCGACGTTTTTTATTTGACGGGCAGGTAAAGAAGCTGTCTTAACATATACGAGATCGTCTTGATCGAATGTTACGTTGCTAGCGCCTCCAGTATTAATTGATAATACTCTGAAGTTATAATCACGAGCGAACTCGCGATTTTGTGCTACTCTGTAGAAGTCTGTAATTAATTGATTTACGTCTGCCATAAAAGTATTTATCTATTAAGTTACAATCTCCTGGAAGTTTGTACCAGTTCTTGTGCAGTAGAAGTTACAAAGTATATACTCTGCAGCTCTTACAGGCTTAATATAGACATCTATTACAATTGTATTATCATCAATAGTCTCGGGCGTATTATTACGTTCGTCGCAAATTAAGAGATAATCATATATACCTTGTGTATTTTTAGCATTATCATAGATTGGTGTTAAGCTATTGATAATTTGAGTACGGGTAAACAATGTGTTTGGCTCAAATAAGAAGAACTTAACTGTATCGCGAGTTGCTGTTTCGATATTCAAGAACAGTCTACGTACATTAATACGATCAAAAGCGCTTGGCTTCTTTTGAAGAGTCTTCTGCCCGAAGATTACAAACCCTTCTGCAGGGAAGAATGTTACCGGATTAATATTAATACGATAAAGCTGATCGCGTTGTTTCTGCTTAGGATACATACCAATATCTACTACGCCATTGATAATACCACGGGTAAAGCCTGCCGGTGCATACCATGGCTGGAAGTTAGTATCAGTTGAAGCCATTGATGCTGCAGCAAATCCAGAGAATGGAACCCAAACCTGTTGGTTTGTTGAAGGATCAGCTACTTTAGCTACATTACCAAATGTGCAAGCATAGCTAGTATCTACACCAGCAAATTGATTCTTTAGGGGCCAGTAAATATGAGATGAAAATGTGTTATCCGGAATATCTAATGTCTTAAGATTAGCACCTTGTATAAAGATGTTAGTAATCGCATCAGCGATAAACATATGATCTTTTCGTGTTAACGTTAAATTAATAAACGGTGCAACTACTGCGTTGTATTGTTGTACAATATCAGAAGTTGTGCTAGGATTTTGTATAGCTAAGGTTTCATTGACTAGATCATAAGGTACACTATCATCAAAATAACCGTATGTTGAAGGGTTAAACGAATTTACGTACACTGTACCGAGACCAGCCTCTACAGTTAGATTTAAAGGATAGAGATCAGAATTTGTTATCTTTTCTGTAGCTATCGAAAGCTTAGCTGGTACATTACCAATGATTTTTGTAGAAAGATCTTCACTATTATAATCACCTAGAGCGTAAAGAGCGTTTGTTGTACCTAGTGAGGCAAGTAAGCTCTGTACTGTTGCCTGAGGTGCACCGACGCGGGCTAAATATTGTGTTGATGTTTCACCATCTAGAGGCGTTGCAAGGCCGGTGCTAAGAAAACGTACTTTCTTAACCGGAACACCATTTGCATCTAGCCATGTATTTGCACCCTTATTAGAAATATAAGGGTTAATAATGGTTGTAATATTTGTAGAATTTTGATCTGCGGTTTCCATGAAGTAGCTAACAGCGGGTCCGCCATTAGTACTATTAATCTGACGGTTGGCGTCGAATGAAGCTGTATAACCTTCTTGTAGTACGAAATCGAGAGCAATTGTATCTGGTGAGAATACTGATTGTCTGAGCTTAAAGACGCCGATTGTTACGGTATCATCAAACTGATTTGAAGAAATATCAAATGTAGGTATATTTTCTAATACCTCGGATACACTGCCCTGTAAGCCTGTTGAATCAGCGGAAAGAGTAAAGTTAAGACGAACTTCAGGAATTGTAACGTAGTTTGATCCTTCGATTGATTTGTCTTCCTTGTTGACACTGTATACTGCATTAACATCATTGTAAGGTGTAGCTGGATTTAGGTTTGTATTATCTATAACACCAATATATACACCTTCAAACTTTGTATTGATTGTTGTTTGTCCTTTATTTAAAACTATCATTCCTGCGCCGCTTAGAGCTGTTACAGAATTAAATGTTGTTCTGCCGTATGTATTGCTATCCCAGCTAAAAGCATCGCCCTTTAAGATTGAAAGATATTCTGATTGTGTAAGTTTTAAGTGAGTAGGAGCTCCAAAAAAGTAAACGCTATCGGGCTTTGTTAAATCTGTATCTACATATCCGGTGGAAGGGCAGTAGGTCTTAACAGGATATACCAAAGCACTGTATTCATCACTTGTATCTACTCCTGCACCGGCACCGTAAGGTAGACGATATACAATAGGAGTTGCAGGTGACTGTAGAGTAGCTTTTACAGAGTGATAAAAATATCTTTCAGCGGAGTTGGTAGGCTGACCAAAAATCTGTTCAAATTCTGATAACGATGTAACGCTAATAGGTTCTGAAGAAGGGCCTTTTGATGCAAATCCTGGAACAAACACCACGGTAGATGGTGCACCAGCGTTTCTCAACGATAAATCTATTTCTTGAATTTCAACTCCGGGTGACTGAATTGTACGTGCCATATAAAGTATTTATGTCTTTTTGGATAAAACTTTTTAATTTTTTACAAACTATCTACCTGTTCAATAAGAGATACTTCCAGCTGAGAATATTCAAACGTAAAAGAAGTTTCTAATTCTGAGGCATCTCTATTGTTAAAATTAATACTTCCTATAGCTGTAGGAAACGCTTCTTTGTATATAAATTCAATAATTCTTTTATCATATTCATCTAACGCAAACAATGAAAAGTTAGCTCTAAACTTAAGATAATCATAGCCAACAGCAGCTAGAGCAGAATTCGAATTTTCGCGAGGATCAATATTTCCCGGTGTTTCCTTAATATTAGATTTTGTCAAATTATTTGCATCATAATAACTTAACTTTGCGCTATTAAGAAGGTCCAGCCATTTATAAATGATCCAGTAATTATTAAATCTATTGTCAACAGTAAAATTAATTGTAACGGGAGGGTAGGGGTCGCGTGAATGACTCGAATTGTGTAAAGTTTGACCGGAATATCTTAATTGTACAGAAGGTACTGTTACTTCTGGTACGATTGCACCAAAAACTGAAAATTGTAAAGAATCAGGCATTACTGTTTGATTACTACGTTCGGTTTTTCTAGAGATGTCTTTTAAGCAAGGGGGTAAATTTAAGACAAATAAAAATTTGTCTTTACGCGCCTTATTAAAAGGGCTTTGGGTGTATGTAACTAAGTTTGCCATAAAAATATTTATTGAATTCGGCGGTAGCCTTGTGATTCTAAATCAGCTATTTCATTAAAATCATTATTATCTTGTTGTTGTATTACTATAGGTAAAGGTGGTAACCCTTCTAAGCCATTTTTTTCATTGTTATAAATTGATGCAGGGTTTAGAAAATACTTAATTCCATAATCTAAAGATTTTAATTTTAATGGTTTTTTATTATTATCAAACTCTACAATTTCAAAATATTTTTCCACTAACCCGTTTTCTAAAATCATTAGCCCCCACATAAGACTCATTACTCTATCATCCCAGCTATCTGAACCTTGTTTAGCCGCCCATGTGCCGTTAGGATAGCGAACAAACCCTTTTAATTCGTTTAACGTTTTTAAATCTCTAATTTTTAATACTTTTAATTCTGACATCCAATACCGCATATTCATTACACCTTTATATTTTGTGTTGGTATGGGCTTGTACGCCAATTTTATTAAACGAAACCGGTCCAGATTTAATTCCATATGAAACTATATTTTCATATCCCATAGTATTTTTAAGTTGATCGACAACCTGTGCACCGCAGTTATTTCTTTCTATCATGGCAAGAGGTGATCCCCAGTGCTTTAAGATTTCGTGTAACTTAGTTGTAAAATTGTAAGGGCTAATTGTACGGTCATGATAAACTGCTACTTGTTTTATTTCTCTCAAATCCGTAATATCTAAAACTTGAACAACACTTGCAGCTTCTCCTACGCCTTCGCTTATGTCGACTCCGACGACATAAATTTTATCCTGTGAGGGCTCTTCCCACATCAAATATTTTCCTTCTTCAAAAATAAAATTAGGTTCAATACATTCAGTTTTCATTTCTTCAAAAAGTTTTTCATCGATGGCACTTTCTCCGGCTTGTAAAAATACATTACCAAATTCTTGATCAAAAACTTCTCTACTGCCTAAAGTTTTAATTGTTTTTTCTTTCCAGACATCATCACGCCCGGGAAACTCCCACCAATCAACTTTTTCAGCATGCCAATCATTTTTACCCTCTATTGCCCCAGAATATAATTCATGAAAAAGATTACCGGTTCCGTTTGGCGTTGATGCAACAAATATTTTAGATTTTTTGGACGATGAAATAATTGGGTATACTGAACTCCAGAATTGCTCAACAAGATGGTTGTCAATAAATGCTAACTCATCCAAAATTAAAACATTACAGCTATCGCCTCGGCCTGCATCACTACTTGTCGTCGAAATACCAATACTAGACCCGTTTCCCAAAGACATTGATGTTTTCCCATATTCTACGGTTCCTGGTTTAAGATAGTTTGGTAGTTTTTCATAAGCTAAACGAACTCTCTTAAAAATATTAATTGCTGTTTGCTCTTTATTAGCGACAATGAGAGTACGTTGGTCTTCAAAAAAACAGGCTATCCACAAAGCATATATTGTCATTAATGTAGTATTACTTGTTGGAATAAACTGTTTTCCACATAAAAATGTCCCTGTTTCATTATCTACAGTTATACATCTAACGGGCACAGATTTTACAGGGGTTATAGATTTAATGTAATGCCATTGAGCTCTTAATTTAGAAACGTTTTCTTTTTTAGTTATTTTCTTTAGTCTAGATTTTTTAAAGTCTAAAAGACATACCTCTTCATAAGGAGTAAAAGTCAATGTGCCTACTTTACTGCATTCAACACCTCTGAGTTTTGGAATAAATTCTTTGTAAGTTACTTTGTATCCTAAACTTTCAATAAGTTCTCTTACCTGCTTTACTAAATTTAAATTTGTATTATAAAATTGAGCTATACCATGTTTTGTTATATAGCCGTCACTATCTATTAACCCCTGCAGTAAAGATAATCTTTGTGTTCTGCTACTTAACATATACTCTTGCGGTATATGTTTGTTAAAAACTAAATTATTTTCCTTTAATAATGTGCTTAAACTTTCAGTCTTTACGTTTTTGCTGGTTGTAATGCGCACTGTAAAAGCATTTTTATTGTATTTATGTACAATTAAATTGTTAAACTGCATTTGATTATTTTTAAGAATAGAGATAACATTATCTAAATCTCTTTTACCAACAGTTATTGTACCGCCTTCAGAAGCTCCATCGCCCAACCAAAATCCTAGAACATAAGGATCTATTGGTAGTAAATTTCTACTCGTTTCTATACCATTCAAACAAACCGGAATTCTATGATTTGGTTCTTGTCTTGTTTTAGATTTAGTTAATAAAGTATTGAAAATTTCTTTAGTTGTCTTTTTACTACCTTGTATCTCTTTATGTCTTTCGGCTCTAGTTTGTGTTAACCACAAATGATCTTCGTCAGCAATTATTTTTTCACCATTATCAAACAACACTTCATAACAATTTCTATTTAATAAAATATCATGAGCTTTTGCAACCTTGCATCTTTTACCATCTAAACCAAATACAATGTCCCCGTCTTTTAATTCACCCATAGTAGTCCATCCAGCTGGAGTAGGTATTGGGGTGTCTAAAGCAAGTGCTTTACCAATTTGACGACTTGCTAATAAACATACAAATCTATTATCTCGTAAACTTCTTAAAATACGCTTTTGATAAGTATGAAGTTTAATTTTCATCTTACCTTCATCTAGATTGGTAATATAGAAGAAGTTCTCAGCAAAATATAATATATTTTTTCTACATCTGGCTATATCTTGTACCCATTCTGGATGTGCTTCATAATCAAATACAGCATCTGTTGTGGGTAAATTTTGATTTCCTAAATAAAATTGACTTTCTTGTTTTTTAGGCATATATAACATAAATACTTAATATGAACGGTGCGAGAACTCTAGTAACACTCGGTGATTTCTATGAAAAGCAAGTTATTGAAGAGAAAAAGTCAGTCTTTCCTCCTAAGGGCACTTTTAAGGTTGCTGATGATAAAAAGCCTGTTGAAGCAACGGCTGATAAGAAAGCTTTTCTCCCTAAGAATTCTGGACCTGAAAACGCGGATGGCTTTAATAAAGATATCGTTGATCCTAATTCTTCTAAAAAAGAAAATTTCTTTGAACCTAAAAAATTCTCACAAAACCTTGAAAAAACGGAAGTACAAACAATAAATACTTTTATGAGCAAATCAATATTCGATAAACTTTTTGAAGATGTAATGGCCGGACAGGCCGAGAACGCTGAGTCGGACGATATCGCCGCACTCGGTCTTCCTAGCGTTGATGCTGGTGAAGATAAGGGTGGTGAAGAAGAAGTAACTTTAACATTACCTCGCGATGTAGCTCAAAAGCTTCATGACGTTCTCGCTGATTTGCTCTCCGGTGAAGAAGCTCATAAAGCTGATGAAACAAGCGATGAAGTTGGTGGTGAAGAAGCTGCTGGTAGCGAAGAATCTAACGAAGAAGAAGAAGCTGCTGAAGAAGATAATGAAGAGAAGGATTCCGACGAAGATAACGAAGAGAATTCCAGGAATGTAGCTAAGGAAGCCACTGAACTTAAGGAACTTCCCGCTTCTGCCGGTGAAAGCCTACAGAAGAAAGACAATAAAGTCGGTGATGTAACAAAGAGTTTAACATCTCACGGTGCTGGTGATGGTAAAGTTACTGACAAAGTCGGTAATGATGGTGAAAAAGGCCATGCTCTAGTAGGTGGTGGCGTAAAAGGTGGCGCTCCCACATCCCCTAAGGGTAAGGCTAACGTAGTTGCTTCTAAGACATCAAAGGTTGGAGCTTATCTAGCCGGTCTTAAATAAGCGTTAAGTAGCTAATAAAAATTAGGGCCTAAGTCAAATTAGGCCCTTTTTTTTGCTTAAATAATAATGTGAATACGTTTAAAGACCATTGGCGTAAATTCAATAAAAAAGGTAATTTTGTTAAAAAGCGTCATGAAGGTCTAGGAGCTACCCTGCCTTCGCAATCAAGATTTGTACCGAAAGCACATAGAACCATTCATAAAAATCAAAAAGTAGAGGGTCTATTACGTAAAACACAAGGTAGAGTCGTTTTAAATACAGCCGAAATAAAGCAAATAGAAGATGAGTTTAATCTAAAATATGCTAGTACTACACCAAAAAAACTAGGTAATACTGGGATAATTTTAAGATTTGATCCATTAATTGGAAAGGCAGTTCTAGAGAAATAACATGTCTACACAATATTATACAGGTAATTTAGAGCAGCCAAAAACATATCCTTTCTTTTTTGAAGATAACACGTGTTTTAGATTTACTGATAAAGAGAAGAATGCTGATGAAAGAAATACTATTTCTAATTACTGGAGAGAACAGATTAATTTATACGGGCAAAAAATAGGTTATATTGTTAATAATACAACAACATTAAGCGCTGATATGCTTTACGGTGAACAACCAACACAGCAATACTCTCCCCCTCAAAACTTAATAATAGGAATAAATTTAAATGAAAATGCATTGTTGTTAAGCAAGTTTGGTCTTGTTTCAGATGATGAGATGACTGCATTTATTCATATAAGCTCTTTCTATGCTACCTTTGGCCCTGGCGCAGAGCCTAAGTCGGGTGACCTTATGCAATTAACTGAATATGGCAGTGACAGACCCGGGGGAAGAAATGGTAACATTTACGAAATAACACAAAGGTTAGATCAAGATATTGCACAGATTAACCCTCTAATGGGCCATTACGTATGGTTGGTAAAAGCCAAACGATTTGAATATTCATTTGAACCTGGTGTTACACAAGAGGCACAAAACCAGCAAATATTCGAAGATTCAAAAAGCCCTTATGCATCGGGTGCAGATAAACCTTATGAATATGATGTAAATGTTGCTTCTAAAACTGTTTTTGATTATTCTAAGACAGACTACGGTAATGTTTACGGCGGATACTAATCGTTTAAAACATCTACTACTTCTTCTACACGTTCTTCGTAGTTAGGAATATTTTCATTTCTAAATTTTGAAATAAGCGCGTCACCTTCCCGACAGCTATTAAATTCAATTTGAAATTTTTGACCTCCACCAGAAAAGAAATAAATTACTTTATCTTGTTTTCTAGAAATGTAGGTTAGTACATAACTCTGATTAGGAACAAAACGTTTATCCCTAATATTAACTTTGCTATTAGGCGCTACTCTAAAACTGGTTCCGACAATGTAGTGCATGGTAATTTTTTAATATTTATCTTAATACCTTCGTTCATCGACACTTCATCTATCATTGATTCAAACCTTTCGACAATATATTTTTGTAGTGATAGCGGCTTAATCCAGTCGCTATTGTTTAAGTCGACTTTAAAGCGCTCTGCACTTTTTGAAATGATATCTAAAGCTTCTATAAGACAAAGCCATCTAGTATATTCTTCAGCGTCTAGTACGTGCTTTGTTTTAGATGTTTCAACCGTTATTTGTTTTTTTGAGAAGACTGATTGCATATCCTATTATTATCAGGATTAATCCTTTCACGTCAAGTAAATTTTTATTTTTATTTAAAATAATTAAAGTCGTGTAAAAAGCATCAAAATTATTACAAAGACTCTCTATTGACATTTTAATCTGTACTGCAAGGGTGGGTTTTAAATCTACATCTAAATCGCTATTGTTAATAGCTTTAATTAACATTTCACATACCAAATTAAAAATATTTTTTAGTATAGCTTTTTCTGAAGATATATCTTTTTTAAAATAAGCCAAGCCAGTTTGAAAGTCTTCTAACTCTTTAGCGGTTAAAGAGCGTTTAAAGGCAGCTATAATTTCATCTAAAGGAAGATCCGGTAATTTGACTACCGAGGCAAAGGGATCAGGAGATGTGTCAGTTGTAATTGAACTTATGCTTTGTGGTACATTCATACGGTTTTAGTTGCTGCAGCAACGCTCTTAGATAATAAACTATTTACTGCTTCTAGACTAGATTCTTGCGGTTCAGTTACAATAGCAGTCTCTGCATTTACATAAACGCCTACTAGTTTGTTACAATCGCCGCATTTGTAATAGTTAGGTGCATTAAGCTTAATAGGAACAAACTGTTTAACTGCTTTATAACAAGGGCAGGCTACGCTTAGCCCTTGATACGATAATTCTTTTATGCGCTCGTTTTCTAGCTTTTTATCTTGTAATGCTGCGTAAGTAGAGAGAATTGCTTTAAAAGCATAAAACCCGGCAAACTGTACTGCAATACCGAACAGCCCACCCACCCAATAGCTTACATCAAAGTGTTTTAATAACACACTAAAAATAACTGAAACTAATAACAAAGATATTAGTTGACCCAAGAGTCTTTTTGCCATTATAGTATTATAACTTATTTTTCTTTTTTTGCAACCGGCTTATTAGTTAACTTTATTATGTCTTGTACGGTGTTTATAATAATATCTAATCTTTCTAAAACACCTTTAACTGCTTCTTTTGCTATTTTATTATCTTTTAATACAGGGTTATTTAAAGAGCTTAGAACTGATTGTTTTGCATTAGTAGCATTAATATAAAGCTCTCCTATCTGTTGTACAGTATTTTGTAAAGGATAAGGTACTACAGGGTCTGCTTTAGCATCATTAGGGCTTTGTTCGGTGGAAGGTCCGTTAAAAATGTCTTTAAGTGTAACTTTTTGAGTGGCAAGCTCTCTTGAAGCTATACCAGAAACCCATTTGTTATAGTTAAGAATATCTTCAAAAACAAGCTTTTTTCTCACAAAATTATTTATTCAATAATAAATAATAATATGAGTTCATTTGTTAAAAGATTTTATACGCTTTTAGAAGCTGACGAAACTACCCCAGAACCTGCTGCTCCTGCTAACGACAAAGAAGCTATGGCACAGACATTAACTAATGCAAAGCCTGAAGATTTTGATGTACAAGGTGGTAGAGAGCAAGTACAGGATCACAGAAAGACAGAACAAGTTCAAAAGCTAAGAGAATGGATTTCTCAAATAGATGAATTCATTAAGTTTTTAAATAGTACAGAACCTTCAAGCATGCAAGTACAATTACATACAGCAGCTTGTGATACTATTTTTGAAGATATTGCTAGAAGTGAAAAAAAGAAAATAGCGAGACTTGCTTCAGAATTAAGCTCGCTAAGCGAATCGTTAAAGGGATATCTTATTTCTGCTAACGACAGATAATAGACATTAAAAGCTTGGCTTTCATATCTTTGTGTGAGTTACTAATTATAAACTCTGGATCTATTTGAGATAAGTCTCTGTCCACGCACATCTCATTAATATCTTTATATTTTTTACCAACGTTTTCAGGCCAAATAAATACTGTTTCACCAGATTCAATTAATTTATTAGTTTTATTTCTGCTAGCTTTATCTTGCCACTGACTATCTAATACCCATATTTTATTAAAAAATTTATAAGATAACATTTGATGCTCTTGTAGTGTAGAAAATGTATTAGAACTTTTCTCTTGAATACCAGCAACAGCTGTTCCATTTTTAACAAAAAAAGCATCTATAGGGCCTTCAAAAATAAAAATATATTCTAAATTAGATGAAATCTTATTAACATTATATAGTGACTTTTCACCGTTTACCTTGCTTAGATATTTTGGATACATTCGCTCATCTTTTTTATATATGAGCCTGGTTTGATAGAAAATAATATTATTGTTTTCATCATAAAAAGGTATCACTATTCTATTCTTATGAATCTTGTCTTTACAAGTAACCCACAGCGTATCCGGTCTATTAATAGCTACATCTAATTTTCTATTTTTAATTAATTCTAAGGCATCCTTTACTACTGAGTTATCTTTATAAAAATCTATCTGATTTGAATCAAACAAATTTATACAATCAGAAGGTAAAGTAGCAGCTGGTTTTTTAACAGGCTTTTTTTCTTCTTGATACACGTTTAATGGCAACACATCAAATTCTTTAGATTCGTTTACTATTTCAGAGAACGAAAGACCAGATACCTCAGTTATCCATTTTACAGCATTACTATACCACCCGCAATTATGACAACATACAACACCATCTTCAGGTATAAAAATACATCTTCTCTTCTTACCCCACGATTTACCCTCCCTACAAATTGGACACCCTGCAATATACGTATTGCTTGTTTTCTTAAATTGCGGGTAGCCTGCATATTGATAGAATTTTTGCAGTATATATTCGGTAGGAACTAACACAAGTTAAGTATAATAGTTTAACAAACAAATACAAGACAAAAGTTATTCAGCTTTTTTGTCTGTATTTTTATTTTGTTTAGGCAAATCTGTTACTGAAACAATGCCTTTTCTAATAAAGACTCCGCTTGCAGGGTCAATATATTCTGCTTCTACGATTTGCTTACCCTCTCTCACATATGTATGTAAACGAGGAACGACTGTTTCGCCGCTTATAGGTGAAACAATTTTCTTAGGTACGATAAAGTCCATAAAACTATTTATTAACAGCTAATGCTGTTTCACGTGTTTTATTCTTATTATACTGTGCTTTACATACATTGTAAACATAGCTAGGTATCTTTTGGACGACATCAATAATTTTTTCGGTTAACCCAAACATAAATTTTTCTTTAGGAACTTCTCTAACAATCATTTCGGGTAAAGATAGAAAAATAAAATTATTATCTTTTTCTTCCATAAAAACAAATAGTTCTCCTAGATATTTGCCGCCGGTTATAGCATAGACAACTTTACGCTTGGGGTGTTTATTAAAGCCAAATATCATAAGGACTTTATACAGTTTTCTAATGAAACTAATGTATCTGGTAATGATAGACCTAAGCTCTTTAGTTTATTAGCACTTAACACGCAATTAGACCTATTTGCTACAGTATTAAGATTAGATATATCAATAAACTTCCAATTTACATTATTAATATTATATTTTTTCATAATATCGACAATTTCTTTAGCTGTCAAAGGTTGAGGGTTAACTACATTATATAGTCCTGGTCTAAAATCTAAAATAAATTTATAAACAAGTTCATTAAGATCATTAACGCCTGTTAAGCTATTAGGCATAGAAATTAAATTATCATATTTTAAAAGCTTGTAAAGATAATTTTTATTTTCACGTAACCCGGTAAAAGGCATTCTTATTCTAAATATTGCAGAGCAATGTGTGTCAATAATTGTCTCGAATGCGTGTTTTGTTTTACTATAAAAACTCGACTGCGGATTAAACAATCCAAAATTAGGTACATCTGTTTCCTCAAATTCTTTTTCATATCCGGTGTATATGCAACCGCTTGAAATGTGAATCATTTTTTTATTATAGTATTTTACAAGGCTATCAATTTTTGAAGCAATAACTACATTATATTTCCAACAGTCTTCTTTATTACTCTCACATCCGTCTACATTCGGTACACCTGTATACCCGCAGCAATTAATAACGTGAGTAAAGTTGTAATCTCTTAAAAGATTAGCAAGCGCTCTAGAGCTAGTATAATTAATTTCGTTCTGCGCAATACCAAAAGTATCAACATCTTTTAATCTTAAAAAATCAATAAGCTTAGATCCAATAAATCCCTTTCCTAGGACTAATACTTTCACTCGATTATTTTAATAGAAAAAATAGCTATATCAATCGTTTTGATCTTTAGAAGAGTTCAAAATAAATTTATTAATTAAAGCGGCTAAAGAGTCGGCCTCTTGCTGATTGTGCGCAGATATCATTGAAATTGGCTCGCCTTGAAAATTGTAGCCAATTAAAATAAAGCAATTAAGAAATTCTAGTATTTGAGCGTGTAACGCGTCGAGGTCTTTTTTATTTGAGTTTCTTTCGGAAATCTGTTCTTTTAAAAATGACAGCAAAGCCTTGTGAGTAAGTTCTTTAATTTCTTTATTCTCATTAGGATTAAAGTTTTTATCAGAACTATTGTCTTTAGGCAACTTTTTGTTTTTCATCATAATTATTTAGTCTCCTTGACAAGTATCTGCTACGTCCTTGGTAATCAACATTATTAGAAATACCATGTCTAATTAAGAAAGTTATTATTACTTCAATAGAATCTGTCTTAATTGAGAAATTACGCTGAATTTTTCTATCGCCATCATTAAATTCAAACAACACCTCATCAATATTATCCTTGTTTGTATAGCATGTAATAAGAACAGATTCAAAACTAGGGTTAACCATTACTGTCCATCTACGCGGGTCACATTTGCTATAGACATTAAAAAGCTTAATAACAACAAACCCGTTATCTCGCAAACGCTTAATAAAGTAACTAGGTGTTTTAATTTTATTTTTACTCATATTAGTTAGCTAGTGCAGAAATAACAAATTTAAATTTTGCATTATCAAGATTTAAATCAAGCGTCATTACGCCCATTTTTGTAATAAGGTGGGCTTGTAGCTCTTTGAACTTCATAGAAGAAATTATTCTAAATATCTCAAAATTCAACGGTATAGCAATGGCAAACTGTGTGCCTTCATAATCTGTAGAAATATTAATTCCATATGAATCTATGTTAGCTCTAGTTTTATCAGTTAGCTCACCAAATACAGAATTATTCTTTACACTGATATAAACTTTATTTGTTTCGGTACTAATAGAGCTGCCTTTAATAAGATTAATAACGGAACTAAAAGGGAGGGTGAATTTACCATCAAATTCTAAAGCATTAAGTTTATCGATACTAAGTTTAGGTGAAGGTATAATACCGTCATCGTAAAGATGGTATTTAAATCTTACATTATTCGAATTATATCCGATATAGTTTGATGATATATCGAAATCTAATTTTGGCTCTTCAACACATGAAATAACTCTACTTAACTTCTTTAGGTCAGGAATATTAAGAGTAGAATCTGCTTTAATTGCATCGTCATTATATTCAGAATATACAATAATAGTATTATCGCTTGTCGATATTAATGATGTTATTTTACCATTCTTAACTTTTAAAACTGCGCTATCAGCAACTTTGCTTAACGGTGTAACAAAATTTAATAAAAAATTATCTTTATCTTTTACATTTAAATTCACATGTTTATAATAGCTTATATATGCAAGATATCAATAATCAATTTTAGTCCAATTAAGTCTTAGATCGGGATTAAGTTCATCATCACTACTCTTTTTAACTCTATGAAAAAACAGCTCGCCGCGATTTAGCGCTAAGTCGGTAAGACATAGAAAACTACTATGCAGAAGATGAACTTCCTTAGCCTTTTCAATAACCCCTAAATAGTCAACAGCAGCAAATTCTAAGCTGGGATCTGGTAATACCACTGGTAAATTATTGTCTATTTTAAAATCAAAAGTACCAGAAGAAGATGTATTATTTACAAAAATAAAATCTCCTTGTGGGCAAACTTTATCAATTACTTCTTTTTCTTTTTCTATGTTTCTATTAATTTTAAAATATTCATATTTGTCTTTAATATCAAACCCAACTTGATCATAAAAACCTATATCAAATCTAAGCCAAGGGCGCTGAAAAAAGCCTACTCTCAAATATTCGCTATTAGGAGGTAAGCTACCTCCTACCTCATTGTCCTGTGTAACAACTATAAAATCAATATTTTCTAAATCACTGTAGAGCGGTTTTACAGAAGAAAAATTATTTTTTTTAACAGCAACGTAATACTTTTTATAGTCGCCTTTTAAAGCTAGCTTTCTAACTAATCCGCAACAAATAAAGTGATCACCTAAACCTAAATGAGTATGAATCACTAAGTTCTCAAAATCAGGCATAAACTTATTTAAGCTTGTTTTCTAAACTATCAATTTTTTTGAGAATAATATCTAATTTTTCAAATATTTGTTTTGCAATTGTTGAGTTATTAAATTCAAATTCAAGCTGATTCGGGTCATTAATAACTGCTGGTTGTTCAGTTTGAATTTGATGTACAGCGGAGGCTTGAACGTTGATTGGTCTTTGCTGGGCTACATTAATACCAGCGTTAACAACATTAGCATATGGGTTTATATGCTGATTATTATGCCCTGCAGGAATAGTGTTAATAATTCTCACAGGGTCTATAGTCATGCCCTGTAATGTTCTATTTTGACTTACAATATTTTTATTTAACTCCTTAAGATCACCAGTGAGATGTTGACCCATAAATTGAAGAGCTGTTAATTTGAGCTCTTCAGGAGAAAGTTCCTGCATTTCCATTAATTAAAGGTCCTTAAGAAGTTCGCTAATGCTCTCGTCGTCTTCTGTAACAGCTTTTGCTTCTGTTTTCGAAGGCTTGACTGTAACATTAACGGAAGGGGTTGGAGCTGATGTCTTTTTAGCTACAGGCTCTTCAATTACATCTTCAACGTCCTTAGTGCCATGGTAATGTGAATCGAGGATGTCCTTAAGTTCATCATAACTCTTTACACTAACATACGATTCGAGATCAAAGGCGCTGCTATATACTTTCTTAAAAGAATCATCATCTAGGCCTTCAATTTCCTTGGGTGTAGTAAACTTAGATGAAACATAAGTAGGATATTCACCTTGCTTTTCTACTTTAATCTTAAGGTTGCAGCCTTTAGGTGAAAGATCGAATATGCGAGGACCGAGCTCTTCTGCTTCCTCACCCTCAATAGCGCCCATAATAATCTTATGCAACTGGCGACCAAACCTTAACAGCTTGACCTTACCGTTGTTATCAGAATTAACCGGATCATTAACTACATAAACACTAACAAGCCAGTTTTCGCGACGCTTAATAGCCAGGGCCTTTTCCTTTTCCTTTTCAGTGCCCGTACGAAGAATCCTATAGCGTTCCTCTGCAATAGGGTCACGCTGATTCCAGGTTGTAGGGCTAACAGCAGTAATTAGCTCTCCTGTTGAAAAACTGTTCCATCCGTAGGAATAATAATGGAAGAATGTCTTTGATGGGTCCTTAACATTAGGGAGAAGTCGTACTGTATATGTATTGCCAACCTCACATCTTAGATAATCTTTTATCTTCGAAGCAGTTGATTCGTTACTCTTTGTCAGCGCGCCTTTAATACTTTCAAACATCGATGTGGTAAATGTACTCATGTTATTATGATATATGATTTAAAATGTAAATCAAGACTTTTCTATAATTTTTTTAAGGCCAAGTGAAACTAATTTTGCAGCTTTTTTTGAATTAAAGAGTTTTGTTCTAAATGTCTGTACGTTGTTGTAGAGCTCTTCACCAATAATAAATTTTGTTATTTCGGCATTACAGGAGCGCAGCACCTTTTCAAAATTATTATAGCCTAAAAGAGTATACATATTAACATTATGTTCTTTGAGGTGTAATAAAAAAGAATATTCATTATTAGTTTTGTGAAAAATATAATTTTCTACATCAATGTTATGCTTGTTACAAAAATTTAAAATATAGACTAATGACTGTTTAATATTATTTAACTGCTCGTCACTATCTGGATCTAAATTATTTTGCCTTTGATTATTAAGAGTAAAGGATTTTATTGCCTTAAGTGTATAAAAGTATTCTAATGGAAAATATTTTTCATCCTTATATAGCAAATAAGGTGCTTTGAAAAAGTCTTCTACTTTTATATGGGGGTATTTCTTAAAAAACAATGATAGCTTTTTTAACGATAAATATGTTTTTTCGTCTACATTTTCAAAATTTTTGCGAAGCTTGTACGGTAAATTACTATTTGAGCGAGTAACTTTTAAGAAAGAATTGTAAATGTGTTTTTCAAATTCAGTTATCAATTATAAAATTTCCACTTTTGTCTGCTGAACTGCTTTTTAAGCTTTCTAAGCGCACTCGGCTTAAGATAATAACGCTTAAAACGTAGATCTTCAGAAATACCTGCTCTTAAAACTTCTCTTGCAAATTTTTTATAAGCTTTATCAAAATAAGCTTTATCTGTGCATTTCTTTTTGTCTAAAGAAACGGAAACGTTAATTACTTTACTCATACTAATAAAAACTTTTTGTTACTGTTTAAAAATTTCATAATGTATTTACTTTTATACAAACTTGAATCAAATTGCAAGAAAAATTTAACGGCGTTAAAATCATTTTTTAAATCACAATATACTTTAAAGACGTCTCTAAACTCTTTATGTTTAAGTAAACATATAAAAACATTAGCTAGATTAAGTTTTTTAGTATTTGTTAATGTTACAAACGAACAAAACGATAAAAACAAATGTGTTTGTTCATAATCAGTTATCAGTTCAGAAGGATCGTAACCTTTCACAGTCAACAACTAATTATTACTCAAAACTAATAAATCAATTATCTATAGCTAATTTTGTCAACGTATTAATAGATGATGTACTTGCCTCCGTGTCGTTTATATGTTCGTCCTCTGTTATAGTCAATGTAGAATAGTCTATTCTCATAGCGCAATGGCCGAAATTTGGCCCAAATCTGTTCTTCATTAACCCCATTTTTATAACACCTAACTCTTTATCTGTATCTTCTTGCCAAATACTCATAATGACATCGCCTGTCATTGCTAATCCTATACTTTCAGAAATTGTCTTAAGACCGGGATCGGTTATCTCATATCCTTCACGATTTAATTGAGTAGCTGTTATAACAGGGCAATTAAACTGATAGCTTAGAGCTCTGAGTTGTTCTGTACATATCTTTACCCTTTCATAACTCGAATCACCCATAGTTGAATGTAATAGATTTACATAATCTAATACAATTGCATCGATTTTTATACCTTTTTGAAAAAGCTTTTTAATAAATGCCTTTAAATGATTGGGTGTGATTGTAGCAGGGGGAAACTCTTTAATTAAAATTTTAGCATTAGGATTCTCTATACAATATTCGCTTATTTGATTTTTTAAAGTATCAGATTCAACCTTTAATTGACTAAGCGGTATCTTAGATACGCTTGAAACAAGCCTTTTTGCATAAATTATTTCAGGCATTTCCAAAGAAACAAGCAGGACGGTCTTGCCTTGATCAGCCACATTAATTGCAACATTGCCTAGAAATATACTCTTACCAATATTAGTTTCACCGGCAAACAAATATAATGCTCTACCTTCCTCTAAAAACCCACCTCCTATTTTTTCATCTAACCATTTCCATTTTGAAGGCAAATATTTTTCATTCGAATGTAAGTCTGTAATAACTTTATCAATATCTGTGTAGAGATCTAAACCAATCTCGGTGGTGAGAGAAATATTACAAGCCTTTTCAAACTTCGCTAAAATTTTAGAGGTATCAACGCTATTCTTGTCGATATCTTCAATTACATCCATCATTGTATGGTATACAGACTTTTCTTTAATAAATTTTTCAGTATTAAATGAAAGCTCGTCGTTATTAAAATTTTTATCAAGATTATTAAACAGATTTACGGTATTTTTAAATGACGTTTTTAATTCTTCTGTAGTAAGATAAGACTTAATTTCAGTAAGAGTGGGGCACGCGTTTCTACTTTCATAGAAATCGCGAATAATAGTAAAAATCGATTTAATATCTTTATTTTTGAAAAAAACAGGTTTTATATGATCTACTATGGATGCGAGGTAGGTTTCATCAGTTAAAGACTTAAAAGCAATAACTGTTTCAAAAAAGTCTAGATCTAACTTGCCCATTACATTATAATAAATTATAAAAACAAATAATCAATGCTAACTATATTCTTCTAAAAACTTTTGTTGGCTATTTAAGAATAATTTGTCTTCTATATTTAAAAGACCAGGAGAACTGTGTACACACCAAATAGGCACTACCCCTAGCTTAAGCTGAGCTTTATTTGCATCTAGACTGCTAGCTATATCATAATGATGAAATGTATAGTTTTCATTAAATTTCCAGTTTTTATCTAAGTAGCATTTTGTATTAACACTTAAAAATAAACCGTCTAAAATAGCTACTCGGCTAGGTGTAGGGCCAAAGCTAGTTACAAATATCTGATCATTTGCTTTGTTACCTGTCGGGTGCGCGACTGCGCCTCTCAAGTTACCGCTACCGAACCCCCCACACATTAAATGCCATAGTGCAGGTGTCTTAACGGTTGGGTTAACTCCTCCAGCAAGACCAACAATATCAAAAACGGTGTGCGCTTTTTCTAGCTTTTCAATAACATAAAGATCATCGACATAAACATCGTCGTGCAAGAATACTATATTATCAAATGAGTTTGCATGTTCTTTTAGAATATCGTTGTAACGTTTGCTGAGGCCCTCTTTGTTATTACAATCGTAAAAAAATTCTATTTTATCACAAAGTCTTCTTAGTGACTTGAAAGCAAACGTCTCATCAATTATTGAACGCCTTGTACATGTATAGAATGCCGTCTTCATGGTGAGAAAAAAGGTGAGTTTGTCTTAAAGACGCCTACAGATGTAATGCCTTCTTTTGTTAAGAGATAGAGAACTCCTTCATCTAATGAAACAAAGCCTTCTTCTTTAAGAGATGAGAAGTCATTAGTGATAAAATTTGCATAAATCGTACTACCGGATCTTGCAAGGTATATGTTTCCGCTCTTTTGCTCATAAATCCATAACCCGAAGGTACCTTTAAGCATAGAAAGCGCGCTACATATACCTGCTACCTCATCCCCTATATCCCTAAATTTAAAATCTATTAAAGGTGCAATAACAGATGAGTCAACTACATTAAAAGATTTTTTATCTTTTATAAGTTTCTTAAGCTCTCTATCATTTGTTAAAACGCCATTATGTGCAATGATCCAGTTTTTATATTGAAAAGGGTGAGAAGTGGCAGGTGTAAATCGTCTCTGGCTTGATGTAGGTGCTTGTGTATGACCTAAAAACGTTTCAAAATCAGTAATACTTCTCTTCTTTCTCCCGTATTCGATAACTAGCTTTTTATGTAATTCTGCAGTTCCTGGAGTTTTTAACAAGGCATGTATCTTATGTCCAATTAATAGACCCCCGTAAGAAAAGGTGCCTCTTTTCTTATTACTCTTATAAAGCTTTACATATGTTGTAAAGTCTTTAGAACCAAATATACCGCAAATATATTATATACCTCCTAATTATTATATTATAAAGAATAAATAATTCAAGATGAACAAAGATGTACAATTTATATACGAAGCATATATTTCAAAGAAAAAACAGGTAGTTAGTGAAGCGCCTATATATGCTGATGATTTAGGTTATACTGGTGATATTGAAAAAGCACCTGGCAAAGGTTATGGAATAGGTAAAACTGCAGCAAAAGAAGGCAAATCAAAAGCTGAAATTGCTAACCGTTTACTGCAAGTTATTCAAACAAAGCTATTTAAACCTGCTATTCATACTATCGATGGTAAAGAATATAAGCTTTACTACCCGGGTTCTAAAATGAAGTTTAGAACTGATTTAGAAAATTTAATAAAGAACGAGCTTAAAATAGGTGGTACAGAAGCTAAATACACAGCTCGTGTTGTCGACAATCTTTTAAATGTTTTACGTGTTGATGTTGAAGGTGGTGCTGCTGCTAGCCCTGCTCAAGTTAAACAAGCTGTAACAGCTGGCGTTGAAGGTAAGAAAGTCGTGGCTCCTGGTACACCAAGTACTGCGCCTGCTACACCTGCTGCTAATTCTTTTGTAAAAAATGATGTAAGGTTCATTAAAGAGTGGATGCCTATTTTTGCAGAGCTTCCTGATGAAATTACTGTTGCAAAGGGTGATCTTTATGATTCACCTGAGCTAAGAAAAGAAGTAGTTGATGCTATTGTGCGCGCATATGATGAAAAAATGGCAAACGACAAAGAGATGGTTCAAGACTTTATTGACTCGTTGAAGTATAAAAACAGCTATTCACCGGCTTCTGAAAAAGCAAAAGAAGGTGAAGGCTCCGGAGAAGTAGAAACTATAGATGAATATCCAGAAGCCGATGAACCTACATCTGTTGCAAGAGATTTAGGCTATGTTGGTAGAAGCGGGCCAATGGATGAATTTGATAAATATAGTACTGTCTAAGGATAAAATATGGCTGATGTTACGATTTCTCAGTTAACTCAAGGAACGCCTGCTGGTAGTGCTTTGTTGCCTTACAGTCAAAACAACTCTACAAATGCAGCGCAAATTTCTTCTTTACCTGTGGCTTATTCAAGTATTATTAACAAGCCTTACATGCCTATGGCTTCTGTAAGACGTATTTCAAAATATGTAGGTAATAATACTGATTACGTAGTGATTTGGGATATTGCAGATATTAATGATAATAATTTGTATAATAACACCAATGGTAGGTTTACTGCTCCAGTAGCTGGAAGATATTATTTTGGTGTTTTTATGATTTCAAAAGCTAATAATATTTATGCTCAATTTTTTTATAGAAAAAATGGAGTAGATTTTCCGTTGAAACCTTACGCAGGTGGATCATCTCAACCCTACTGGCAAGTTACTGGTTTTTACATTTTTGATCTCGCTGCAGGTGATTACATGGATATAACAGCTCCTACTTCTTATCCTTTTTGGGATGCTGATGAAAGAAACAGCGGAGCTGTATTTTACCGGATAGGTTAAATTATTTCTTTACACTTATATTTTTCCCAAGGTATTGAGATTTTATAGTTTAACGGGTCTACATAACCTGCATCTATAAAGCCTTTTATTCTTAAAGAGCACGCAGTACATTCACCGCAGGCCTGTTCTTCTCCCTCATAACAAGTCCATGTCTGGCTAAAATTTACACCAAGCTTTACACCTAATTTTATGATTTCTTCTTTAGATTTGTCAATTAATGGCGCCTGTACAACAATTTTGTTTCTTCTGTTAAGAGCTGATACTTTATTAATTTGATCAAGAAACTCCTCGCTTCCATCCCAGAATCCTGCAACACTATCGGCTTGTGCTGCACCATGAAAAACCGTGCTAGCACCGTAGTTTTCAGCGATAGCTAGTGAAATGCTAAGTAACATCAAGTTACGGTAGGGAACATAGTTAACCGTCTGCGGATCGCCCATTACATCCTTGGCTTTAGCAACTGCAACCTTGTTATTAAGAAGTGAAGAAACCTGACATATATCCTTAAAAAACGGTAATTTTATGTGTAAACTGTCAACCGGCATATCAACCGATTCAATCTGAAATGAAGCGCAATTTATTTCTTTATCACGGTGCTTCTGCCCGTAATCATAGTTAACCGTGATTATCTTATCATACCTACTAGCAGCTAAATGTAGTAGGACAGTACTGTCCATTCCTCCGGAAATGGGGACTACAGCTTTACTCGTGAGGTTCTTCTTCGCCTTGCGCTTCATTTACGTTATACTTGTATTCTTCAGCCAAGCGCTTGTCGAGTTCAGGGATAATGAATTCCTCGTAGAAAGCGGGATCTTTTGCAAATGTCTTTGCATATCCTAGTTTATCGCCCTTCTTATACTTACCACTGGTAACACCTACAGTATAGGTTGCACCATTTTGTTCAACGATACCTCTCACTGCAGCCATACCAAGCAAACCGCTATACTTGTTCAATCCAGTCTTAAAGGAAAGATACATTTCTGTCTCTAAAAACGGTGGTAGAAAGCGATTCTTTACAGTTAATGCACGAAGTGTTGTACCGCTGTATTTGTTTGCTTCAGCAAGCTTTTTATCTTCTGTATCCATTGAATCGCCTTCGCCTTCCTTCTCATGACGCTTGGCAAGCTGTACAAGAATACTAGCCATATATACAGGTCCTGAGCCACCGGCTTGATTCTTTACAAGACTAGGGAACATTGCAGCCGGGTCATCGTAAGTATGATTAGTAAACAGAATTGTAACACCAGCCTTAGCAGCTTTAAAAGTTAAAGTACGAAACATACTCTTTAAAGACTTTGCACGAAGACCCATATCTGCAGCAGATTTATCCTTAGCTACGTCATCCAGCTCTTTCTGTGAAGCAAGATTACCTAAACTGTCAATACTAATAATAAACTTACCTTTAGCATTGTTTTCGATAATACTATCAAGTAATGCACTGATCTGATTACGGCACTGATCAATTGTATCTACCGGTACATATTTTACATTTTCGGGGTCAAGACCTACACCTTTTGTACTATTCTCGTCGATAGCGATCTCTGTATCAAAAATAACTGGCGTGATGCCTTTCTTTTGCGCCGTTGCAAGAATCTTGTTAACAATAAAAGTCTTGCCTGTCTGACTAGGGCCAGAGAAGCCGGTAATTCTTCCCTTAGGGACACCGCCACCACGACAGCTGCCACCCAATATGGCATTGAGAGCATAGCAGCCAGTATCAAACCATTCATCTACTTTACTTAAAGCGTTTTCGTTTAAAAACGAGGCTTCACTGTTTAGCTTGTCTAACGATGCAAATATCTTACTAAGGTCTTTACTCATAGGTCTAGTATAAATGAACTAGATGAAATTACAAGTAAAAAATTACTCGTCAAACAACTTAATTACGGGAGCGGTTGACTCAGGAGCCGGAGCCGGGGGCAAGAAAAGCCTATTGTACTGCTCAACTAGTCTCGGGTCATTATCAATATCCAGCCCAAGAACAACAGTATTAAGATTAAACTTCCAAGTCGTTCCATTGGCTTTCGACTTTTCACCGATAAACTCTCTAAAGAAAAGCGGGATTGTCTGTACATTTAGTTGACCTTGCTGTGTGGGCTGTACATGAATAATAGCAGGGTTCTTCACGGTAAGTGTTGTCTTGTCCTGCTCAACTAAAGTTGCAAGAATTGTTCTACCAATATGGTCAATAAATGTAATAAGATTTTGTTCGCTCATGTAGTTATATTATAATATTATAAGAATAAATCAACTATCAACACTTAATAAATCAAATAAATCTGTCTGTACTTGGCAGCCAGGAGATAATAATTTCCAATTCACGGCCTCGTAAAACCTTTCAATAACTGAAAAGATAATCTTCTCAAACATTAATTCGTGATCAGGCTCAAAAACTTCTCTAAATTCTTTGGGATAACTATATTTGTAACCTATTGTCGATATGCCGAATTTATTTGGTTGTTTAGCATAAAAGTATCTTACCTTATCTCCAGAGGATATTTTTTCGTATTTTTTACCAGTGTTAAATCTGTCTAGGAGCAGATTGTAAAAATATCCTGCTTTGACGTGAATAGGCATATGCTTGGCAGTTTTAAATCCGTCACACATTGAAGCATATTTTTCATATCCCTTAACTCCCATAACAAAGGCAATGTCCTCCACATCTAACCCTTTAAAAATATCATATGTTTCGTTAAAGATTTTATTTGTTTCCCCCAAATCTCTTGTGAGAAGCATTGTTTCAATAATCTTCTTTACATAAGGCTTGATAGGCGCTGGCATAGTTGTGCGTACAACCTCAACACCTGTATACTTAAATTTATCGCACGGAATACCTTCTTCATCGAGAACATGTAGAACATATCGCTTTTTTTGAAGAAAGATACCGGTATCTGCGATCGCTTCTCTCTTAAAATTTAGCCGGCAATCTGTTGAACCTAAAGCTGTCTGGCCCCAAACAATAATATTTTTATTGAGATAATCTTCTATGTTTTGCACTTCTTTGTAGTATTCTGGAGTAATTTTACCTTTATTATCGAACATTTTTAATCCTGTTTTCTTAACAATATGTTTTATAGAAATATAGGAACTGTCTGTATCGTTGTATATAATAGGCGTATCTTCTAAAAGATCTTTATCTGTCATTCCTGTTTTTTGTTTTACATATTCTTCTAGTAACCTGTTAGATTCCTTAATCACGGCTTGACCGGTCAGTGTAATTGACTCTGCTAGTTCGTCGTCGCCAAGAGGGCTATGCTTATTACCGAAGTAGCCATAGATTGTATTAATTAAAATCTTAATTGTATGTTGTAAAATATTTAAATTATCAACTTGTTGGCTTAGTGTTGTATATTCTTCTGATTTAATGTCTAGACTTACTAGTTTCTTCTTTAGAAGTTTAAGTTGTCTTTTAATTTCTACTCTCTTTTTATAAAAATGATCAACAGTTTCAGGTATAATACCTTTTTCTTTTTGTGTGAATAATACTTTAGCTTTTGATATAGCTATCTTCTCTTTCTTTATAAACTCAACAAAACTGTTTACCGAAAGTTTAAACTCTTGACCGTTAACATGATGAATAGTAATTTCTTTATCTGTTTTTTCTGTAATTACACCTACCTTAGTTTCTGGAGATAAATTTAAAGTAATCATTACGTTTGGATATAGGCTGTTTGCATCAAATGATACTATATTTTCTTGAAACCCTTTAAGAGGCTCACCCACATAAGCCCCAGCATTCTGCTCATCGTTGGTAACGGTTTTAACAAATGTGGGGATTCTTTGATTACGACCACGTGCTCTGATAGCACAAAGCCCTGTAATAACGGACAAAGAGCCAAGCGCGCCTTCAAACGTTGTTAGCCCGGCATATGCAATCATTTTCAATAGCTTCAAGTATTGTAGCTTTTCTTCTAGGCGTACAAGAAGGTTTACGTCTTGAATATTATATTCGATAAATAATTCCCAATTATCATCAGCAAGACTTGCTAGATTAGTATCACCGTAATCTATCTTATTTTCACCAAGCTCAAGTTCGCCGATAGCATCTAACTTATATGATTCACGCAATGTGGGGCAAAATCTTTTGTAGATATCTAGATAATCAACGCAAGATACGCCCTCTATATGCCAGTGTACCTGCTCTCTTCCAAACTTACCCTTAAACACAATAGGACGAATATAGCCTACCGGTGAAAGCCGTTTCGTTTCATCTTCACCTAAGATACGTGTAATACGGTTAATAATATAAGGTACGTCAAAAAATTCACTATTCCATCCAGATAAAATATCTGGATAATCAGATGCAAAGAAATTTATAAATTTTGATAACAAATCTTTTTCTGTCTTACAATAGATATATATACCGTTATTAATATTCTTATGAAAAGCTTTTAACCCCCATGTTATAAACTGCTTCCTTAATGTATCATAAACGGTTATAACATTAATTGGATGGTTGGGATTATCTACTTGTGGAAATTCATCCGGGCTATATGTCTCGATATCTATAAAAAGCACGCGTATAGGATGTTTAGTGAATTCATCCTTCTCGTTAAGCTCCCAAAAGTTATCAATAAGAAACTGTTGTTGTATATTTAAGTTTTCAAAGACGCGCGTGACTTTATTATCCTTAAGATAACGTGAGCGCTCAGCTTGGTTTTTAAACCTTTTCTTTTTTAACTTTGTATTAAAAATACTATTACTATCCGGATGATTATTAGTTTCCAAATATATGTACGGTTCGTAGGTAGTGTCGACAGCTACACGCTTACCATCACTATCCCAAGTGAATAGTCGCATTAATTGATCTTTTGGAAGATATGCTACGTTACGATACACTTAAAAATTATAACTTAAATACTTGTCAAATCAAGTGAAATAATTTTAACAAAACAACAGAAGAGCATGCTGCGGCAATAAAGCTTGTAAGTGTGCGTAATAATTCAAGCTTATGATTGTGGCGGTCAACCCAGATTTCAACTAAATCTCTTAAACGCCCTTCCTCTTCTAATTTTTTAATTTCTTTTCTAGATAACTTTCTCATAGACTGTTTACAGAATTTAAAAGCTTTCTGTCTTTATGCCCATAAGGTAGTGTATACAGTTCTACATACTTTTGCAAGTTATTTTCGTTTTCCAGCCATCTATCTTCTGCAACTTTTCTAAATTTAGCACACATATTCATATATTTTCCCTTCTTAGATAAAGCATCGTCAATACACCCTACCATCTCTTCACCAGTATTAAACTTTATAGGTGCATTACTATATGTTACTAAGTCTTGACAAGCAATGGGCAAGCCATAGCAACAGGCTTCTATATATTTTAAATCGCTCTTAGCTTTATTAAAAGTGTTGTTTTGTAATGGCGCAACCATCATATTAACCTTTAAATTATAAATCTTTTCTGGGTAACTATAAAGTTGTTGCCAAGAATGAAATTCGAGATCACCGTTTTGAATATACGGCTTCAATGGAATTGGAAATGCACCTAAAAAGACCCACCTATACTTGTGTCTCGTTTTAATAATAGTATCGACGATATGATGGAAGTCATCATGTTGATTTACCCTATTATCTACATCAAAGTGTGCACCGGAACCTGCATATAAAATTCTAGGTCTCTTCTCAAATTCATCATAATTTGATGAAATGCGCTTTTCATCATAAAAATGACCCATCCAAAACTTAGGCGGATAATTAGGTATAACTGTAATGTTTTGGTTTTTCGTTTTGCCTAGATAATACTCTTTCATGAAATCACATGTTACGGTAATTTCATCACACAGCTCCATAATCGATTGAGCGGTTTTTCTAATCTCTGGATCTGTAAATGCTGGCTTAAATTTATTGTATTCAGGAATATCTTCACTAAACACTAAATCATCAATTTCATATACTAAACGAAAACCTACTTTCTTACTCAACTCCTTAAGAAACTGAACAAATTTAAGCTGACTGGATGTTGCTTGTCTTTGAATTCGAATTGTTTTTGTACCTCTATAATAATTTGGATCAAAGCACATAACAGTACTACCATGAACTATAAGTTTTTGATGTGCATTGAGCACATGCTCAGGCCAAATCATTCTCCAGAATCCACAGCCACTATAATCTGCATAATAGTTCATTACACGCTGAAGATCCATTTCCGGCGGACGGGGTATCTCCGGCTGTGGTGATTGCTGGGAGGCAAACGGTGAAGCAAAAGGAGATACAAAGGGTGAAGTAAACGGAGAGACGAAGGGCGAACCATGCATAGATGATATAATATTAACTGCTATATTCTTTATAATCAACTCGCTTTGTTATACCGTTAGACTTTTCTAAGAATATAATATCGCCAGTTGCAGCTTTAATACTTTCCTTTCTATGACTTATAACCATAATACATTCATTATATTTCTCAACACGCTCTCGTAATATGTTGATAACCAATTCTACACCTCTTTCATCTAAACTAGAATCAAATAGCTCATCATAAATGCTAAAGTTAAATGTCACATCACCCTGCAATCTACGAATATCCATAAATGTAAATAAGCAAGCTAAATCAATATTCTTACGCTCTGCTCCGCTAAAGTTAAAATACGAACATACCTTGCCTCTACTATCAATAATTTCTTCTTCAAAATATTCATTAAATGTACATACACAGTTTGCATCCATTTTTTTCAAATAATATGCAAGTTTACTATTAAACAATTGAAGCATCTTTTTAACAATATATGACTTTACGCCTTCCTCAGAAACTACAAATTTAACTACATCTAAGGTGTTTAATTTTTCCTTAATTATATCTATTTGTTTCTTTACCGTATCGAGTCTCGTTTTTTGTTCTTTAATGGAATTATCAAAAGTGTTATGGTCAGATTCAAGATCTTTTAAATCTTGCTCGAGTTCAGTTTGCCACGTTCTTAATTGATTAAGTCTTGCTTCTAAATCATTTCTTTCTTTCACTTTATGTTGGTAAGAATTAAGATTATCTCTTAACTTCAACATTTTTGATTTTACTTTCTCTTGGAGAGATAAGAATTGCTTTTCTTCTGCTTTAAATTTAGTTATCTTGTCCTCACAACTATCAATCTCACTGTTAATCTTTTTCTTTTCATTTTTAATATGATCTCGGTCATTCTCCTCTATAGTACGCAAACAAGTAGGACATACATCTTTATCTGTGCCCACAGAAGATAATTTTTTATTAGCTTGTGTAATAAGTGTGGTGTTTTCTGAAATTAAATGGCGCGCATCTTGTAGCTTTTTATCTATTTTAGTATTATTAGTCTCTTGCTCAGTAATTTCTTTCTTAATTTCTGCAACATCAGGTAGCACAAAATTTGCTAACTTCTTACTAATTGTGTCTATTTCGTTGATATTATTTTCTTGACGAGTGGTGTATTTTTCTTTCTTACGCTCTCTTTCTTCAGCAAATTTCTTTTGTTGTGCTTCTAAAGACAATATGCTTTTAGATATTTCATCATGCTTTGTAACTTCGAGATCAAAGCTTTTTTTATTCTCATTTATATCGTTTTTCAGTATATCTAACATATCACCAAAAATACCAAGGTTAAAGATATCTTCAATAAATTTTCTCTTTTCTTGCTTCTTTTTTGCCATAAACGGAATGACGTTGTTTATGGTCATAATAACACAGTTTTGAAATACCTCAGTATTACTATTAAATTTTGATGCAATAAATGAGTTAGTATTGCTTATACTATCGCGAGTTTTATCCTCGCCATTAACATATATGTAGCATTTAGAAGGCTCGAGGGTTCTAATAATTTGAATATCTTCCTTTATATCCATATTACTAACGGTAACGTCAAGAATAATTTCACAATTCTTACGATTAATATTGTTAATAATATTTTCTTTCTTTAAATCTCTAAGCGTTTCGCCAAATACTGCAAAATAGATTGCATCAGCAACAGTCGACTTACCAACACCATTACGCCTATCTTCTTTATCTTTATTAATTCCAGTAATAATGTGAATGCCTCTCTTAAAATCAACAACAACAGGCTGGTTACCAACAGATAGAAAATTTTTAATACTAATCTTATTGAATGAAATATATTTCATTTTTGTACTGCCTTTCTGTAGAGCTCTAAACAATATCGCGATACATCTTCTTTTTTATCAATGTCAAGTAAAGTCACGAACTCTTCAATAGCTTGGCTCATATTTACCCCAGATAGATCATAGGATTGATCTTCATTTACCGTGATAGAATTGTCATAAAGAGAATAGTCTACTGATAGATTAAAAGGTTTAAACGTAGTGATTTTTTGAATTAAAAGTTCAATATTGTCACTTGATATCTTTTTATCAACAGCAAGTTTAACTATATTATTATTAACTAAATCGTTAACTTCTGTTGCGCTAAGCGATTTAAAATTTAAAAGTTCTGTAATAGAAATTTTTCTATGCTTTGGTGAAAGTGTATTTTCGAAAAATTCATAAGAAAGATCATTGAAATCTAGTATATAATAGCCTTTCGTTGAGCCAGTATCCCCAAAGTCCATTTCAAAAGGATTACCAACATATAGGATTGTTTTGCTATCATACTTGCGTTCATCTCTTAAATGAAAATGCCCAGTCATTGTAAGGTTTGCTTTTGATAATAAATCAGAAGTTTTTATACCATGATCACAGTGCTTATGGCTATTCATTTTGAAGCTTTCTATCTCTAAATGACCGAATAAAACATCGCTCTTTTTTATATCCTTTACACTCGCACCCCATGGCAAGAAAGTAGCGTTTTTACCTAATATAGTATATGTTGAGGGCTCACTAATAACTAAAATATTCTTCCAGCCATCTAGAATAGATAGAGAGTTAACATCTGCCCTATCCTTATAAAACGCATCATGATTACCAACTAAGATAACAATATTAAAATCAGACCAAAGACGTAATATCTGATTAACAACGTGAATCGTATTTACAGCAATTTCATCACGATAATGATAGAGATCACCGAGAATAAAAATATCTTTTATTCCCTTAGAGATAAGTTCTATTTTTAGCCATTCAGCCCACTTTAATGCGGTTTCGTGCCAAAAAATACTGTTTTGATGCACGCCGATATGTAGGTCAGCAATACAACAAACCTTATCCGTCTTTAACGTTAATTCTTTATTTGTTTTCACTCTCCAGATGAATTATAATTGTCGTCTGTAGCTCGACGTAAATATGTGCATTACCAGCAATCTCAGGGTCAAGCATTAAATCAGTATAAACCTTTTCTCTATACTCATTAAGTACAGCGTGGTGCTTATTTTCTTTCTTAATACGATTAATAAACGCATGAAATGCAATTGTTGTAAAGTATGAAAACGGACTAAAACCTGTATCTAGCTTAAACTTTTTATTACGCAAAGCTGAAAACATTTTAACTATTGCATCGCCTATCATATCATCCTTATACGAATAATTGATAAAGTTAGGTGCATAAGAGAGGCCGTGGGCAATCTTTGTAATGCTTTCGCCTAGCTTTTGTGTTACATGCCCGGTTTTATAATAAGCACGAATTTCGTCCTCAAATTCTTTACTGTTTACATAATGAATTTTTTCTTTTCCCTTCTTGCCAGGTACTGCTGCAGGCAATTGCGTAGTAAGAAGCTTTTGAACTTCCGGGTCATTTTCTGTAACAACAGAAGATGATTTTTTATTAACTTTCTTTAATCTCTTTGACGGAGAATTGGATTTTTTCTTTTTCATATAAATTTATTCTTTTTTCCATGTGTGCTAAGCTATACTTGAAATTATCAGCAATGTCGAATATTATAAGCTTATCCTTATCCTTATGCAAGCGAAGGCCTCTGCCTATTGACTGAACAATTTTTATTTTTGCCTTGCCACCGCATGCAAAAATAATATAGTGTAAGTTTTTAATGTTAATACCTGTTGAAAATATTTTTGTTATAGCTACAACTACTACATCTGAATGATCTTCCATTAGCTTACGAATTTTGTCTCTTTCTGCTACTTCTACTTCACCGCGAATAAAATAGCACTGCTTTCCGGGGCATAACTCTTTAATAGCATTATATACTGTTTCACCGTGCTCAATAAAATCTACTAAAATAAGAACATTATTATTAAGCTTACATGCTAATTTACTTAGAACGCTATTTCTAAATTTATTGCGCATTAAAAATCTCTGCTCTTCTCTAAATAGATTAGATGAAGAAATAACTACATCCTTAAAAGGATCTTCTTTGTAGATGAGTTTTAAAATTTGTACTTGAACATTGCTTACAAAATTCTCCAATCTCAATTCATAGCTATTCTTTTCATATATAATCGGGCCAATTTTACCAATGATATTCCATTGATCTAATGGATTTTCAGGCATAGTTCCTGTAAACCCAAAGCGTACAGACGTTTTAATAGTTTTTAAGATTTTGTTAATTTCATTGCCTTTTCTAATTTTATGAACTTCATCTACAAATAGCGCATCAATATTTGATAGCCAAGAAAGATCTGTATTTTTACTTTGTAAAATTCCTAAATTAGCAATAATTACGTTTGAGGGAGCATCTTTTTCATCTTCTATTCCATATTTTCCTGTCCACTTACGAAGTGAGAAAGGTACATTATATGAAATAAAATCAGAATATGTTTGTTCTACTAGTCCTAAATCTGGAACTATATATAGACAACGAAACGATCTACCGTACTGTAAAAATATTTTTGTAAGTAAAGAGGCAGCAGTAAGAGTCTTACCTCCAGCAGTTGCAAGAACTATAGTTCCTCTTCCTATAGAGAAAGCCTTTTTAACTATTTCCTCTTGATAGTCTCGTAATGGTAAAGAAAGAGGTATTATATTATTACTAAAATTTGTACTTTCTTGCCATTTTTTAGCAGGAAGAATAGCTTTAAAAAGAGACTCGTCTGTCTTTACTTCACCAACATAATTATTACTCGTAAGGTATTTTCTTATTTCAAAATATAATCCGGGATCAAATCTACCTGTAGGGGTAATCGCATATGTTCTTTGAGGGAGAAACCTACCGTATTTGCGGCGAATAAATACCGCGGCTTCATTCTTTACTGAAAATGATTCTCTTATATCTTCAAATAAATCACCGGTGATGACACCCATTCCCTTTTTTTCGTCTAAAGCAAAAGTAATCATGTCGTTTCAAGTTTGATAATGTCAATAATATTCTTCAAGTCATAAGATGTAGCGCTTAGTGTTTTTTCTGATTTTTCTAGTAGCTCAACTACAAGCTCTAGTTGTTTAAGCTTATTGTCAAGCTCTACAAGCTCGCTATGCTTTTCAACTGTACGCTCAGCAACAGGTAGATTAAGCTTTACCGGGCTTTGTTCTTGAAGCTTTTCGACTAAAGTACGTTTAAGCAAATCGCGCTTTTTACGTAAATCGTTGAGCTCTAACTTATGTCGAATACATCTACCGGCCCACTTATGCTTGATGCCTGGTAATTTTAACTGATAATCTTTGAGCTCTAATTCACTTATTTTTAAGTCGTTTTCAAGCTCTTTTATATATTCTTCTAGCAGCATTAAATTAAATAATAATATAAACATATATGAAATCAATTGGTTTATTTGAATCAAAATTTTTAAAACTACTTGAAACTGTAAACGTTGCTGGAGGGGCTGACAGTATATTTGGAGTAAAAGGGTTATCTGGAGAATTTGGTAATCAATTTCCTTCACAAAACGATAATGCATATGCACCGGGTGATGCTAGAGTGCCTAAAGTTTTAGGTGCAAAGAAAAAGAAGAAAAAGTTTTTTGTACAGCGTCGTCCTTTACCTGGATTAGTTCTTAAAACATCTAAATAACTTGTGGATCTAGGTCATTGGATATTAAGCGAAAACGTAACAGTTAACGAGAATACGTTTGGGTTTATTTACGAAATTACTAATACTGTCACCGGCAAGAAGTATATTGGTAAAAAGCAATGTAAATCAAAATTAAAAAAAAAGCCTTTAAAAGGCAGAAAAAATAAAAGAATTGAAATTAAAGAATCTGATTGGAAAGAATATACAAGCTCATCGACTGAGCTAAATGAAGATATTAAAAAATATGGTAAAGATAAATTTATCTTTAAAATTCTAAGAGCATGTGGATCTAAATGGGAGCTAGCTTACTTTGAAATATCTGAGCAGATAGCAAAAAACGTTTTAATGAGAGAAGATTATTATAACGGTATTATAAATGTAAGGATTGGAAGGCCGCCAAAGAATTTTCTTGATAACATTTAAAAAAGCGGCTATAATTTTTTAATGCTTAGTCAGTTAGAATTTAGTCAATATAATTTTAGAATACTTAATTTTAATTTTCTTTTTAAAGATATTGAAATTAATATTATCAATGACCTCCATAATCACAGTCTGTTAAAAGATAAAATTAGTACTAATGCAAAAAGATTTTTTTATCATCATATAATTTTTGGATTGTGTGAAGAGCTCTTAAAGAATAGAGTAAAAGAAAAGACAATAATTTATATTAATAACACACAGCTAGGTAATTTTAAGCTAACAAAATATTTTAAAGAAGAAGAGGTTTTATCATTAATAAATGTTATTATTAAAAAAATAAAAAAGCTTTTACCTATTAAGATCTTTATTTCATCTATATCTTTTGATTTCTTAGTTCATTTACTTCAAAAAAATGATGGCAGAAGTCAAGAATTAATTAACAACATTAGAGCTTATATAGATTCAATAAGCCTTGAAAATTATACATTTAGCAATATTAACAAGTTTACCAAAACATATGGCCTAGTGTTTCTAAATAAAGAATACTTTAATCAGCTTAAAGCAAAGCAACTTATTATTGTTTAATTTAATAAATAATAATATGACATTTAACAATAAGTTAAAATCCTTATTTTCTACGTTAACTGAAGCACCTCAACAAGATATGAATACTCAGGATGCCGCGGCACCTGCGCCTGCTGCAGAGCAGCCTGCGCCTCAACCCTCAACTGAACAGCAAACTGCTATACCGCCCGAGGGATATGTTGATATGGTAAGAATGCTTGCTAAGGCTCTTGTAATGAATATACCTGCTGGTTCTATTGATGCTTTATTTACAACTCCTATTACACAGGAAAATGCTACACAAGTAAGAGAAGGATTACAAGATGCAATTAATACAAATGAAAATTACGAAGACAATCCTCAGAAAATAGAAAATCCACATTATAGAGCATTTGTAAAATCTATAAATGAAAATAATTTTATGGCTAAATATAAGCAGCTTCTTTCTGTAATGCAAAAGTATAGTAACGACCCTAAATTAAAATGATATGCGTAAAGCTAAAATTAAAAAGCCTTACCGCTCGCTATCAAGTATCTATTTAAGCGAAGCTTTTGCAAAGCCTGTACCTGGTGCTCCTTACTCACAGGTAGCTACTCCCCAACAGCCGGAACAACAGCCTGTAACTCAGCAACCTGTAGTAAAAAAACAAAAGCAAAAAGAGGCGTCAGCTTGTGCAGGTTTAGCTAAACCAAATATAGAGATTGCCCCTGGTAAGGAATTTACTCAAATACAAAATTCTCCAGTAGTTAACAAAGCATGGACTCCTTTTCAACAGCAAATATTTAATTGGCAGAAAACGGGTACTGGTAGAGGTGAATTTAGTGTTGCAAGTTTTGTGTCAGGAATTGTTTCTAGTAGTGCAATTGCTGCTGAGGAAGTAAAATGCTTACTTGATGATTGTATACAAGGTCAATCTAAATCATTTGACGTATGCGTACCGCCTGAAACTGAAGAGTATAAAAGTAAGCAAAAATTAAAATTTGAAGTTAAAGAATTAGATGTAGATGGTGCTAGCGTTCGAATTGGAGCAGAAGGTCAAAAGGCAACCAGCTTAATTGTTAACGGAGTTCTTAGAATTATTGAAAGGTTGGAAAATTCATATCATTCTCTAGATAGAAACTCCAAACTTCAAGTAGATGATTTATTAAGACGTCAGCTTGAACTTACTAAGGGTGGACCACCTGCAAAACCTTTTAAAGAAACTAAAGCAAATCTAGCAAAATACGGCAAACAACAGCAAATGTTTGAGTTTGGTCAAGGCTGGAACTTAGGTGGATTTTTATCTGCAATTTATCAATCAGAAGATACAGATAATAAAACAATAAGAGAATTACCTTCTAATTTAATCAAAAAAGAGGGAACAATGGACCCATCTAGATACTCTAAAAACCCTCTAAGAGCAAGATATTTTTTAAGAACCTTACAAGAGGTCTTTAATGCCATTGAAGAAATAGCAAAAGATCAAACAGCTTTTACTGTTAATGTGACAAATAAATCACAAGAACTTAAAGATATAATACGTAAAATGTATTTGCCAGAAATAGAAACCCCAGAACAAAAGCAAAAAGAAGAAGAATTTTTAGATGATATAGTTGATGATCTTGATAGAAAATTAACAAGAAGAAAAATTACCACGACAGGCAAGGGACATTTAACAGCAAAAGACTTTTTTAATTCAGTGAACAATTTAAAGCTTTTATCAGAATTAAGAAGGGTACAGGATATGTTTAATGATGCTGCTATTATAAGAAACTTATTTCCTAAAGATATTACCGGCGTATTTTTGGTCTCAGCAAATCAATTTAGTTATTTTCCTCAAGATCAAATTTCTAATTATATAGAAATAGATCAAATTTCTAGCGGAGGTGTTAAAATAGCTGTTAAAAAACAACAAGCTACAGTATGATAACGTTTGAACAGTTTTTAGTTGAGGGTGGAGTAGCCGGGCATATGGCCCATCCTTTTGATTTACCTAATGTTAATAGTGGTAAAGACTTAATAAATGTCTTTAATAAAATTGCTATTAGCTTAAAAAAGAAACCTTCTTCTGTAAAAATTGACGGAGTTAACGCATCAATAAAGCTTATTACTAATGAAGAAGGTAATAAAGAGTTTGCTATGGATAGAGGTTCTAATAAACCTGAGGACGTAGAAGGTGTTACTATAGCTAAGCTTACATCAAGATTTCCTGAAGGCCATGGAATGATAGAGACAGGAAAAACTGTACTCAATATTTTTAATACTGCTATTCCTAATATAGAGCCTGAACTAAAAAAACTTAAAATGTGGAATAATCCTAAAATTCTTTTTAATATGGAATTTGTAAAAGGTGCAACCAACGTTATTGGATATGCAAATAACTTTCTTGCCATTCACGGTTTAAACGAAATTATAGAAGTTAAGAGCCCTGTTAAAGGTAGTATTAGAAGAGCATCAAGAGAAATATCTTATGATAAAAAGGCATTATTATCGTTAATAGAAAAAGTAAATCCTATTGCTAAAAAATATGGTTTTGATGTTGAGCACGAATTTGCTGTTGAATTAGGAAATGTTAATTTTAATAGCGTTTTAAATTCAGAATTTACTGTAAATTATGATACAAGAAATATAGTTTCACAGCCTTTAGGTAAGTGGTTAGCTAAAGCTATTAACCCTAGAGCTGAAAAAATAAAACTTGCTTCTGGTAAAACTATAAGTGCTATGAGCTTAGAAAATTATAAAAATGTAACTGCAGGTGTACCAATGCATCAATACATTGGAGATAATCAAGATGTTATTAATAAAGCTATAAATGGAGCTTTACTTTATCATGCTACTATCGTTCTAGGCGATGTCATTAAACAGGCTGCTTCATCAAAATTAGGATCATTAAATACACAAGAGGGCATTGTGATAAGAGATCCTAGTGTATCAACAAATCCGGTAAAAATTACTGGTAGCTTTATAACTGGAAAAGAAGCTGGTAAATTTGCTAAAAGAAATGAAAATGAAGAGTATGGTATAAAGGGACAGCTTTTTAATACAGATAAAGTAGTTAAAGCCAATAACTATCAAACAACGCCACCATACAGTAAGGATATTTTGAGAGGTACCTTAACTCCGGGAGCAACAATATGAAATTTGACAAATTAGTAAATGAAATTTTAATGCATCAAAAAAATAATTTGATTGTAATTTTTCCTGGGCGCTTTCAACCTTTTCATATAGGTCATAAGAGATTTTTTGATATGGCAAAAAAGCAATTTCCAGGTGCAGATTTTTTTATAGCTACTTCTGATATGCCCACAAAAGATGCTGCAAAAGACCCAGGTCGTTATCCATTTAACTTCAATGAAAAAAAACAAATTATGATGGCTGCAGGTATACCCGAACAAGAGATAAGATTAGTAAAACAGCCTTATAAGCCATTAGAAATTTTAAAAGATTATGATTCTAATATTGCCAAAGTAATTTATGTTGTAGGAGAGAAAGATATGAAAGAGGATCCTCGATTTTCTTTTGGTATGACTAAAAAAGGTACACCTACATATTTTCAGCCTTTTAAAAATTTAAATGAAATGGTTCCGTTTAAAGAAGCCGGTGGACATGGCTATATATATTCACCGGGTACTATAACTTTTAATATAGGAAAAAAAGCTATAACAAGTGCTACTGAACTAAGAAATATGTATAAGGCGGCAAACGAACAACAGCGTAAAGAGATTGTTACAAGCGTAATTGGTAAGTTTGATCCAAAAATTTATAATCTGTTTAACGCCAAGCTAAAATAATTATCTTTTCTTTTCTAGTATAAGTATTGTCTCTAGTAACACTTTTTCTAATGTTTCTTTAGATTCTTTCTTTAATACACTCTTTAAATTGGAAAGTAAACTATCACCGCCTTTAGCTATAGCAGCAAACAACTCTTCTTCATTATTTTCTTCTAAGCTTCCGCCATCACCGCACATACCGTGTTCCGGGTTTTTTATAGCTTCATAATCTTCATAACCAAATACCGAATTTAATTGATCATGTGCATTGGTAAGTTTGCTTAAAACCCATGCTTCAATATTATCTTTACCTGCTAACAAATCGTGAAGCATAACTGAAAGTTTAGCACATCTATAAAGTAATTGTTTAGCCATTTCACCGTTGCTATCGTGGGTGGTAGGATCGTAACCTTCACAGTCTTCGCTTTTATTATGTTGGTTGGCTTTACATTCTGGACAACCGTTACATTTACAACCTTTAGCAGCTGCTGCACAATGCTCTTCTTCTTCACAGCCACATTCTTTCTTAGGAGGAAGCGGTATCTTAGTAGGCTTGCTAACAGAAGGTGCAGAATTTTGATCAGCTAGGGGTCCTAAGCCTAAGCTTTCAGTTATAATCTTTTTATTATAAAGATCGTTAAGAGCGTTAAAATCTTTCGAGAACATATAAATATTTATTCAAAGTATAAATAATTTTATGTTATTCGAGAAAGCGTTTATCAATGCATTGGAACAAGATATATTAGAAGAGAAAAAAGGTTCTCGCTGTACAAAGGTTACTGGGCAGCAATCTTCTACACGTTCAGACAAGAAATACATGCGTTGTGCTAGAGTAGACGGTAAATTAAAGAGAATTCATTACGGTGACCCGGGATTGCGCATAAAAAAATCAAATCCAAAAAGACGTAAATCATTTAGAGCTAGGCATAAATGCTCGTCTGCAAAACCGGGGACACCTAAATATTACAGCTGTAAGAACTGGTAACCTTTAATTGTTGAATAATAAATCTTTCTTAAGTTAAGCTGCTCTAGAAGAGATGTACATCCTTCACATGGTTTAGAGAAATCTAATTGGTGATTACGATTAATTCTTGTATTAACTAATGTAAATTTGGAGCAATCTTCTTCTCCAAGTTTTAAAATAGCAGAAAGCTCAGAATGTACACCAACGGTATGAGATATATCTTCACCCCTCTTATTAAAAAACCCAATTTCTAAATTTTTTGGATGCGTTTTAGTCGGATTATTAATACCTATGGAAATAAGCCTATTTCTTTGAAAAATAAACGAGAAATGCTTGCAACGATAATTACCATGCTTCTTTAATAAAGCATATGAAATCTCAGTACACTTAGTTAGTATGTTATCCACAATACTATTATCATGAAAACCTCTTTATAATCAATAAATATCTTTGTGGAATCTTTCAAAGAATTTTACGATAAACCAGTATTTGGTGTCAATGAAATAATTGATATTGAAGGCCTTGGCCCAATTAAAGCAAAGATTGATAGTGGTAATGAGGCTTATAATGTCCTTCATGGGGTAGATGTTTCCGAGGATGGTGAAACCGTTTCTTTTACTACTGTAGATGGTAAAAAAATAAAAGCACCACGAGCAGGGGACATAAAAATTCATATTGGTAGTGGTGTAAAAGAAGATAGACCAATTGTTAAGCTAAACATTAAAATAAACGGAAAAGAATATAAAGATGTGCCTTTTAGTATAGCAGATCGCTCTGAAAATGAAGATCCTATTCTTGTAGGTGAACCGTTCCTAAAAAAGCTAAATGCTGTTATAGATGTTAATAAAGAACCAGTACATGAATCAACAAAATATAATGTATCTGCAATTAATAAAAAAGATAAGCTTGCTAAAGACTGGAAAAGACCAAGTTACTCTGAAAATGCAATTCGTGCCATAGCTAATAAGCAAAAGACTTTAATTGTAAATAAAAGCGGTAGTCCTAAATTTAAGGGTCAGGATACTTTAAAGATATACAATCCGAATACCAAAAAACCTTTTTTAGTTTTAAAGAAAAAGTCAAAAGCCTCTGAAGCCGATACACCTCAAGATTAACTGTACATTCTTTGCATCAATAATATCTGTTACATAGATAGTCGGGTCATAGTGAAAATCATTATCAATTCTCATACCTTCCTCTTCACCAAACGCTGTTAACTCATCTACGTAATCCATAGCACCGAAGTTTTTAAGATAACGATGATAAAAATCTTTTTCAGCTATACATTCAATTATTACGTCTAAATCAAGATACTCGTGTGCAATAAAGGTTATATCCCTCACACAAGATATTGACGACGGAGGGTTTATTAAATCGCCATTTATTAACAGCGACCGACTCACATAAATATTTAGTCGATAATTAGATAAGTTTTTAACTCTTTACAAGAAAATCTTACTATAAAGATAAATATAATTTTATGGATAATAATCGATTTTATGTTTATACCTGGAAAGTACCTGTAAAAAATATAACCTTTTATGTAGGTAAAGGTACAGACTCTAGATCAACAAATTTTCATCAAAGTGGAAGATGTGAAAATAAAAGACAAAAATTGCTTAAAACCGGATTTACTAACGAACAAATTGTTAGTATAATTCAAGATAATTTAACAGAAGAACAAGCATTAAATTTAGAAGAAAAATTAATAAAAAAGTTTAAAAGAATAGAGGATGGTGGTACTTTATTAAATTATAAAGTAGTAAATCAAAAAGGATTTAAAATTTTAGATCCTAATATTTTAAGAACAATAATTAATTTATATGTTAATAAAAAATTTACAGCTAAAAAAATTGGTGAGGTTGTCGGTCTCCATGAGACTAGTGTTCTTAGATATCTCAGAATTTCTAAAATAAAAACTTACAGTAGAGGCTCTCGTTTTAAATTTACTAAAGACGAAATTAATGACATTATTTTAATGTATAGTTTAGGTAAATCTGCAAAAACAATATCTTTAAAATATAATTGCTCAGTACCTACCATATGTATATTATTAAAAAATAATAATATAAAAATAAGAGGTAAAAAACGACTAAACTTTTGATTTAGAGAATTCTACAAACTTATAAAATTCTGCTCTTGAATTATCTTTATTATCTAAAAATGCACCGGACATTCTTGCAGTGCGCATAGAGCTATCATGCTTGATGCCCCTATTAGAGCAACAAGTATGATTTGCTTCTATTAATACTGCAACACCATTATTTTTCTTACATGTTTCATCAATGAACTGATGTATCTGTTTTGTAAGCCCTTCTTGTATTTGTGGTCTCCTTGAAAACCAATCAACAATACGATTAAGCTTACTTAGACCGATAACCTTACCATCTTTAGAAGGAATATAAGCAACATGTGCAAACCCTGTAAACGGTGCATGATGATGAGAGCATAGTGATACAACTTTAATATTATTTTGACATACAATACCATCATAACCGTCAGTATTGTCAAACGCAGTAATCTTAGGCGGTTCACTATAACAACCCCACGCAAGATCATCAACGAATGCTTTTGTCACTCTTCTTGGAGTGTCGGCACTATTTGGATCATTTCTCCAATCGTAACCTAGAGCATCCATATAAGCCTCGTATGCTTTAGCTGCTCTTTCTATTATTTGTTCTCTTTCTTCTTGAGTATGAGGATGATTATGGTTCGCGAAAGCTAATTTCTTCTTAAACATATCAGCTATTATATGATAAGATGTAACAAGATCAACATAAATAATAATGTGAATTATAATGACTTAATTCTTGAAAGCTTAAAGAAGACTGCTTTAAAGCGTATAAGGATTAAAGTAGATCCGGCTCTTGTAAGTGCTGAGGCTGATTTTTCTAAAGTAGATGGTTATGAGGGTTATGTATTAGAAGAGGGTAAAAGTCATTTAAAGATTTTAATTTTAACACCTGAGCTTGGTATTGAAGATATACCTATTGAGTTTATTGAAGCATTAGCAGATGATGCAGCTGAAGATGCTTTTCATTCTTTAAAGCATTTTATAATAAATAAACTTATACAAAATGGTATGGTTGAAAACGATCCAATTATATTTCAAGTTACCAATTCAGATAACTTAAATGATATAGAGCAGATAATTAATCAATGCGGCTATACTAAGGAAAAACTGGCTGATCTTTATAAGGAGTTTATTTCAGATGATGCATCTTAATTTTGATAATTTAGTAGATTTAATATTAAATGAAGCTCCTATGTCTTCATTTATAAGAAGACCGACTTCACAGGCTTATAGAAATAATGTTGCAAACCATGCTAGACAAATGCAACAACAAGCTCAACAGCAACAGCAAAATACTCCTAGTATGGCTACCAGGTTAGGTAGAGCTACAGCAGCTGCAACCCCGGGTGTAAAGAGTGGCTTAAGCCAGCTAAAACAAGGTGTTGGAAGTGTAGTAGGAGCTGCAGCACAAAATATAGGTAGCGCTGCAAAAACTGCTGGAAAATTTAGTGCAGGCGCCGCTATAGCAGCAGGTAAAGCGGCATTAGATTCACCGGTAAAAACAGCAAGAAATTTTTTCTTAGGTAATAACCCCACCGGTATGGTTAAGCAGGGTGTAAGCAATGCTTACAATGCTATGAAAGATATGAATAAGCCTGATAAAGATATAGAAGAGTTTGACATTAATGACGTAAAGGCATTGCTAGCAGGCGGTCAGCAGCAACAAAAGCCAGGTCAGACATCAGCTACTGCAGTAACACCAGGTACTACATCTTCAGGTACTATACAGGGTGCAGGGCAAGTTACACAAGGTCAGGTTATATCTGGAGGATTACCAGGAACAGCTCCTGCAGGAACTTCAACCACGGCTACAACAACACCTACAACACAAAGTACAACCAGACAAACTCCATCTTCTTCAACAGCTTCCGGAACTGATCCTAAGAAAGGTGTTGTTTTTACAATAAAAGATGACCATGGTAGAATGTATAATTATGAAATACAAGATGTTAAGAATAATATTGTCGCAGCAAAGCGAATATATTCGAAATAATATAGTGTTTTAACAACTATTATTATTAAATAATTGTATGCCCGCAAAATCTGAAAAACAAAGAAAATTCTTCGGCGCCGTAATGGGTGCTAAAAAACATCAAAAAGGCGTTAAAGGCGCAGCAAAAAAAGTTGCAAAAGAAATGCCCAAAAAAGAAATAAAGAAGTTTCTCAAAAAAGAATCTTTTAACGAATTAGTTGACAACATACTAACTGAGCTTTATAAGCCAACTAATAATGCGTCTTCTAACTAAACGCGGTTTTGTTATAATTGTCGACAATAATTCATTAGTCGATAAAGACGGTAATATTATAACTTTTAATACAAAAGAAGAAGCAGAAAAATATATTTCTGAAAATAATATTAACGGTTATATAAAATAATCAGTTGATTTTTAAAATAGTAGCGTTATAATATTATAGATAATAGAAAAGACGTTTACCGGATATATGAAGTATACTAGTACAAAAGTTATTGAATTAGGTAGTTGTGCGTTTAGACAGTGGAAAGCTGATAGTCATTGCAAATTTGTACATGGTTATAGATTAATTGCTAAGTTTTGGTTTGGTTGTACAACATTAGATGAAAAGAATTGGGTAGTTGACTTTGGAGGTTTAAAAGGGTTAAAAGATATACTTGAAAAACAATTTGATCATACATTATGTGTAGCAGGAGATGACCCTTTACTTGAAGGATTTAAAACGTTACATACAGCAGGAGGATGCGATTTAAGAATTATGCCTGAAGGTGTAGGGATAGAAAAGACTGCTGAGTGGTGTTTGAAAGCCGCAGATCGTTATATTCGCGAAATTACAAAAGAAAGATGTTGGGTAGAGAGGGTAGAGGTATGGGAGCATGATAAAAATTCTGCCGTAGTATCTAATCTTTCAAATAACTCTAATGTACCTCCCGCTGTACCGGTTGAAAATTTACAAAACCAGCCGCCTGTAAATCATATTAGAAATTTTATTAATGAAGTTGAAAAGGAATCAGGAATTAATATTAGTAATGTTTTAAAGCAGATTCCTCCGGATAGCAGCAGTAGTAAAGCCGCGCCAGTTGGTAATAAGACAACTCAAGGTTATTCGAATCTATTTGGCGGAACAAGCTGGGGCGTTTAATTATTTCGGTTTTATAGTTGCTATTACTTTAACAATAAATTTTAGTAACTTACTTCTCGTAATGTCATCTTCTGTGAAATGGAATACATGTATTCCGTGTTCATCACTTTCTTTAGAATCAAACCCGCTCATTATGTTCTTAAATCCGGATTTTTGAATATCAGATTGTAAAGAATCACCTATAACAAACAGCTTACAATTACGACCATATCTGGTTAAAATAGTTACCAATTCACTATGCTCTAAATTTTGTGCCTCATCAACAATGACTACACTGTTAGAAAAGGTAGCGCCTCTCAAGAAATTAACAGGTGTACATTTAATATATTCACTTTCGAAAAGCATATTAGTAATTTGTTTACCAACTAATTCATCACATTTCTCTATTAGAGGTATACTCCATGGTTTGAATTTGTCGTCTACTTCTCCCGGAAGACTTCCCAGTTTTCTAGTAGCTGATTCTACTATACTTCTTATGTAGATAACTTCATCTATCTTTTTATCTCTTAGCATAGACAGAGCAACATATGTTGCACAGTATGTTTTAGATGATCCTGCAGGGCCGTCGCAAAATATTATATGAGAATTGTCATCAAAAGCTTTGTCTACAAAAGCTTTATGATGCTCGTTAAAATGGAACTTTTGCTCTACTTTAAAATTGAGAAAAATATCCGATTTAATAAGCTGTTTATCTTCGCGGGCAGCTTTTTTAAGCTGTCTGTCTTTCTTCGACATCTATAATTATTTATTCTTGATAAAGCTTTTTTGTCATATATAATTAAATGGAATTAGTAAAAATATCTATTAATATAGAACTATATGAGCGAACAGACTATTTTCTTAAGCGATGACAAGCTTTTCTATACTTTAGAAGGTGAAGGTGAATATGTTGGACATCCTTCAGTTTTTATGCGCCTTTCAATGTGTAATTTAACGTGTAAAGGGTTTGCATCAGCTGATTCACCTAACGGCTGCGATAGCTTTATAAGCTGGTCAGTTAAAAATCGCATGACGTTTGATGACGTTTTTGAATATATGGCACAAAATAGTTATAACTGTCGCCTTAAGGATGGTGCTATATGGAAAATAACTGGTGGCGAGCCTCTTATTCAACAAAAAGCGTTACTTGAACTAGTTGATCAGTTTATTTTTAGATTCGGATTTTTACCAAGAATTGACTTTGAGACAAACGCAACAATTATACCCGATCATCAGTGGGTTGACTGGAAGGCGACATTTACTACATCGCCAAAGCTTTCTAATAATGGCGATCCTATTGAAAAAAGATATAAACCAGAAGTTCTCAAATGGCACGTTGAGCATAAATCCGGATTCAAATTTGTCATTAATAATGAGTCAGATATTAATGAAATTCTCGAACAATATGTTATAAAATTTAATATACCAAACGACAGAGTATGGCTTATGCCGTGTTGTGGTAGTAGAGATGAACATACAGAAAAGGTTGGTTTAGTAGCTGAGCTTTGCAAAAAGTATAACTTTAAGTTTAGTCCCAGACTGCAGCTTGTTATTTGGAATAAAGCACTTAAAGTATAATATGAGAATAGCTATTAGCGGCGCTGCATGTCAGGGTAAAAGTACACTAGTTAATGATATTATTAAAAATTGGCCCTCATACAAAAGATCAGACGAATCATATCGTGCTCTTCTAAAAAAAGAGAAAATAAAAATTAACAAAGAAGTTGATAAGGATGGACAATGGAAAATTTTAAATTGCCTTATTGACGATATTCAACACACAGAAAAAGGTGATAAAATTGTTTTTGATCGCTGCCCGCTAGATAATCTTGTGCACTCGCTTTGGGCTGAAGACAAGCAGAGCTCTGATATTGATAGTGAATTTATTAAAAAATGTATTCCTTTAGTAAAAGAGAGTATGAAGTCTATTGATATTATTTTCTATCTTCCTATTACAAAAGTGGCTCCTGTTAAAGTAGAGTTAAAAGAAACACGCGAAATCGATAAAGAGTTTATTAATGAAATAGATAATATTTTTAAAGGAATTGAATATAATTTAATGCGTCATAGTGTTTGCCCTTTTATGGCTGATGATGACCGACCACCTATTATAGAAATCTTTGGTACACCAGAACAGCGTGTAGAAATGATTAAATTTTACCTTGATGAAAAAGGCGAATTAATTGATGATCAATCTAGTGTATTAGACCCTAAAAACATTGACGAAATGGAGAAATTACTTAGAGTGCAGAAAAGTGCGTTAGTTGAAGAAAAAGAAGAGCAAAAGATAAGGAAAAAAATCATTACCGGCAGATAAATATTTTAATGACGTTTAATGATAATGTAGACAAGCTTCTAGAAAGCTTTAAATACTTAAAAACAGTTAAAAAAGAATTTTACCCTAAAAACTTCAGACTATCAGAAGACTTTGTAAAATCGTTCAAGACGGAATATAAGAGATTACTAGATGAAGGATTGCATCCAAGAATAGCTTTAGCGCGTATTAATAAAGCATTAATGTTCCATACACGTTAATACGTGTAAAGAAGTCGCCAATTAATTACAGTGTTTTGCGGTACAACGTAACCTAAATTAATTCTAAAATACAAATTGTTTGTATTAGATCTATATAGATCATTATTTAAATCGGTAAGGTAGGGCATGGAAGATAATCTAGATGTGGCTGTTAGCATGAAATGTGTACCGTTTAGTGAGGAAGATGCAATTTGTGGATATGATTGATAAAAATTAATAATTTCAACAGGCACATAAGAATAATTAGCTAGAATTGTTGCAGAATTGTTATTAATGTCAATAATCTTCTTATATTGCGTGTCTTGCCAACCAGTTAGAGATGGTAATACTACTTGCGTAATGTTAACATATTCCGGAGATCCTAGATTAATATCTGCAGAAGTTATTAACCCTGCATTAATAGTAAATCTGTTGTAAAAAGCATTTGGCGCATAGATGCCTTTTGTATTATTACCTGCGTAATAATTTAAAGTCTTTATATAATTGCTAGCTGACAACGTACTAAAAGTAGCGTTAGCTCCGGTAACATTACCTACAATCGTAGCATTACCAGCAGCATCTGTTTTTACAACATTAAAGTCACCAAACGTTATAGTTTGAGTACCGTTCTCTGTTTGCAAAATTATTAGATCAGTATCTATTGCCTCTTGTGCTTGAGGAAGATTACTGATATTTACATAGTTGCTGTTAGAAGTGTTTATTGCCATCGTTATTATTTATTATATAATATTAAAATTATATGGGTAAAATAGGTGTAGGCATAGTTACTTGCAATAGACCAAGCTTCTTTCTTAAATGTTTTAGATCAATACCTAATGTAGATTCGCTAGTTATTGTTAATGATGGATCTGATTTTGAGGATATAGATAAGCTTAAAGATGAGAAAATTTTTACTTACATACATAACAAAGAAAATTTAGGTGTAGGTAAGTCAAAAAATAAACTCTTAAAGTTTTTACTTGATGAAGAATGTGATCATATTTTTATAATAGAAGATGATATTATTATCAAAGATACTACGGTTTTTGAAAAATATATTAATGCTAGTAAAATTAGTGGTATTGAGCATTTTTGTTTTGGTTACCATGGCCCGGCCAACCGGGGAGGTATTTCAAAAGGTAAGCCAACCCCTAAATTTATTGTAGATTACAAAACATTTAAGCTAGCTTTCAATGCGCATAGCGTTGGCGCTTTTTGTTATTATTCAAAAAATACTTTAAATAAAGTTGGTCTAATTGATGAAGATTTTACTAATGCCTTTGAACATGTTGAACATAGCTATAGAATAGCAAAAGCTGGCTTTTGTACGCCATATTGGAATTGGCCTGATTTAGCTAACAGTTATGAATTGCTTGAAGAGCTTGAATGCTCTGAATATAGCAGTTCTATAAGACCAAGATCTGATTGGCAAGAAAACATTAAAAAAGGAGCTTTACTTTTTCAAAAAAAGCATAATTATTTACCTGCATGGCAAGGAGCTGTACCCGATACAAAACAAGAAGATATATTTAAATTTCTTAAAAAGATTAAACCATGAAAATAGCTCTACTATTACCTACAAAAGAAAGAATGAATAATAAGATTAATTTCTTAGTATCTGCGTTAGCAAAATGTAAAAACCCTGATAACTATACCCTCTACATGGGTCTCGATGAAGACGACTCTACCCTACCAAGATGTAACAAGCTCGCTAAAGCTATTAACAATTTAAAGATAATTACAATACCAAAAAATCCTACTGGAAGACTTAGTCTAGGATATCTTTGGAATTATTTAGCTAAAAATAGTACAGAAGAAGTTATTTCAATGCTGGGTGACGACATGGTTTTTACAACAGACGATTGGGATGAAAAAATTTTAGAAGAATTTAATGAAAAGAATTGCCCAGATAAATTTAAATTGGTATGTGGTTATGATGGGCATAGGCGTGATAAATTCGCATCTTGGATTTTTATTCATAGGTTTTATATGGAGCAAACAGGTTATTTTATGCGCGAAGAATTTGCTCGTAATTGGATAGATCAATGGTTAGATAATATCTATACAGCTTTTAATAGAAAAGTTTATAGAGAAGATATTACAATAACACATAACAATTGGGTATTTGGTACATCGAAGTTTGATAAAGTTGCTCAGCATTTACGTGACAGTGAAGGTGAAAATAAAGAATATTCTGATCAAATATGGCCCAAGCTTTTTGATGATCGTATTAAAGAAGCTAGAATGTGGCAAAAGCTATTAAATATTGACCCTGATATTTCTAAAATACAATGAAGAATTCAATTCGTGTGGTTAGCTTTTGCCTCTATGGAGTTCGCAATCATTACAGGATAGGCGCGTTAAAAAATGTAGATTTATGTAAAGAGTTTTATCCAGGGTGGGAGATTTGGTTTTACGTTTCCCCAACAATACCAAGAGACCTTTTAGTTGAACTAAAAGATAAGGGAGCCACAATTTTAGTTGTAGAAGATATTGATGATGCTTATTTTATGAACTACAGATTCTTTCCGCCCTCAGATGAAAGAGTTGAATATGCTATTTTTAGAGACACAGATTCACGCGTCGATGCAAGAGAAGCCGCAGCGGTTAATGAATGGATTAAAGAAGGAACAGGCTTGCATATAATGAGAGATCATCCTTGGCACGGACCTAGCCCTACTCACCATATGATGCTAGGTGGTATGTGGGGTGTTAAAGGCGACAAGCTAAGAGATGTAAAGGAAATACTCTTACCTCACAAAATGCCAAGTAATCATGGGTACGACCAAAGATTAATTACTGCTCTTATTTACCCTAGATTTACAGAAGATAAAACTGTACATGATGAATTTTTTGATAAAAAGCCTTGGCCATTACCTAGAAAAAAAATAAAAGTAAACGGATATGGTGGTAGAGAAATGTGCACATTTACTGGATGCCAGTACAGTGAAGACGATCAACCAACACATCCTGAGCATTTAGGTATGCTAGAAGAAGCTTTAATTGCTAACAATTTACCGAGATGAATTTTTTAATTATTCAAGAAGCTGGAAGGCATGAAGAAAATAGACACTTCAGAGAGTCTCTGTGTCTTAAAAATTCTATTAATAAAATTGAGGGTAATAGTGCAGAAGTATGGGGGTTAAATTATCCTAGGTTTAACGAGTTTGATGAATTAGAGAGATGGGCTGATGTAATTTTTATTCTTGAAAATTATACGCCGGCTTGGCTGCCTGTTAATAAAATAGTTAGAAGTAACAAATTAAAAATTTTCTGGAGTATAGATAGTCATTGCGTTCTTAACATGCACATAGATTTAAATAAAAATCTTAAACCTGATATACACTTAAATTCTACTGAATCATATTTGCCATACTTTACTCCATATGCAAGATATTGTTATTGGTTTCCAAATTCATATCCAAGCGATTTGATTGAACCTCTACCCGTTGAGAAAACTGTTGATGTAGGGTTTTGTGGTAGTTTCTTTCAAGAGCGTCAGAGCTTAATAAACGAATTAGCAGAATTTAATGCAAAATATGACATTTTTGTAATCGGTAACAAAATGGTTGAAACTATTTGTTCGTATAAAATACATTTAAATAAAAACCTAGCTAACGATATAAATTACCGTACGTTTGAAACATTAGGTTGTAAAACATTTTTACTTACTAATCATACACCTGGCTTGGAAAAACTTTTTGATATTGACAAAGATTTGGTAACTTATAGGGATATAAACGATCTTAAAGAAAAGATTAAATTTTATTTAGACAATCCTGACAAGAGAAAAGAAATTGAAGAGCATGGATATAATACTGTACTCAAAAAGCATACGTATGATGCTCGATGCAGATATTTGATGAGAATAATTTCTGGAATTCAGAAGTAATATACATTATACTATCAGCATGATTTTAAAAGATATTAAGGTTTATGATGGTAATTTAATTCATTCTAGATTTGCATATAAGTTTTTTAAAGAAAAGACGTTGCCAATTGGTAATATTGTCGCGTTTCGTGCTCCTATGAATGTTGAAGCTGCAGGAATGATAGATAGTGAGGACATTCTAAATGCAGATTACATATACAGCGAAGATGCAATTAATTTCTGCTGGGAAATACCTTACATAGATTCCTTTGGTGCAGTAGCTTGGCAAAGACTATTCAATACTCAAATTGCAAATATTTTAAGTACAAAATATCTTAAAGCACCTATTGAGGTCGACGGTGATGATTTAATTGTACATAAAGAACATACCCAGGGCGGCGTTACACAGACAAAGGGTAAATGCTCGGTAAGTATAACGTATACCAATAACGGTGTAGCGCTAGGGCATACCGGTATTAATATTAATGCAGGTAAAAAGGCTCCAGCGTTTGCTTTTTCTACACAACTATCAGATGAACAAGCAGAATTGTTTATGAAGGATGTTGTCAGTCTTTTCTACGCTATGAACGATGATATTTTTATAGCTACATCAAAAGTTATAATTAAATGACAATATTTGATTATATTTCAGATATTCTTTTTACCAAAAAAAAGCAGTTAACTACACTAGAAGACGAAAATGAATTTTCACCTTTCTTGGTTAACAGATGGATTAGTATGTATTCAAATTCTACTGTAAATACATGTAATACTTTGAACAAATATCTAGCTGTATTTGAGTCGAAAAAAGAATTATATAATTTATTTTGTGCGTGTTTTACAAGAATGCCCTATAAAAGAATTAACTACTTTAAGCGCAAAAAAGCTGAAAAGACAGATGAAAACGACAATATAAAGCTTTTAGCTATAGCAAAAGAACTTTCACAAAGAGAGATAAAAGATCATATTCAAACATTGAAAACCATACACAGCTAATTAAATTACGATATGGCTGATATAGATTTACTCCCTACACAAAAAAGTTTAATAGATTTATCTGAATTACCTAAAAATTCTTTTAATTCTGTTTTTTTTGGCTTTAACCTTAAAACAATATTAGATGATGTTCTGCTCGTTAAATTTGTTGATGAAACAGTTGACGGCTCATCTATCATGAGAAACGGTATTGTTGTTCCTATTAATGCTGATACGCGTGCATGGAGAATAGGCGAAATTATCTTATGCGGCCCTAATGCTAAGTATGTTAAGAAAGGTGATTTTGTTTGCTTTCCAAATAATCTAGGTGTACCGGTTGCAAATATTGATATTGATGGTTATGGTACCCTTAAAAAAGGAATTTTTCTAAATGAGCAAAGAATATTTGGTATTTGCTCAGTAAGAAACGATAATGAAAGTGTCGCTAGCCACATTAAAAAATCTTCTTCTAAACAACGTGGCGGAAATTAAGTTTACCCGAAGGCGTTCAAGGCCAGGGCTTCCACCAACGAGAAGAATGTTGTGTACTAATTCTTTGCCACTTTTAAATAGCCCGGAAGGAAGAATTGCTTTAAACTATCGTCGTGCTATTAACGCAGTTAAATATAATCCCACCGCAAAAGACCTATTGATAACGTGGGACATTCTTATGCAAGACTATAGATGTGTAAATATGGCTGCTTGTAATATGTTAAATTTAATTCCTGTATCACAGTTTTGGAATTTCTTTAATAAAAAATTATCATTAATGTCGTCAACTGAAAAAACAAGGTTCATGAACTCATGACTTCACCGTTAGAAATAGAAAAAATAATAACAGGTTTTTTACAGAAAACCGTTACATTTTCTATAGAAACAAAAATACTTAAAAAAGGTAGATTAATATTATTTTGTATTAAAGACTTTTTTTGCATTTTTACTTTATTGTGTGAGGAGAAAAAGAATAAAAAAATTGTTTATGAAGTTCCTTATCCTTTTGATCTTTATACCGGGCAAAATGGAAAGATAATTTTTGATTATTCTGTAAATACATTTTGCAAAACAAATAAAGAGTTACAAAAACTTGTTAATCAGCTTCCTATTAAAAAGACTGCAAAACTTTACAATAAAAAAATGGCGATAACGCCGCTTTAATTTTAAAGTTTTGATAGTATAATATAGGTATGTTTAGTAGATATCTTTTGCATTTTCCAAAAGAATATAATCCTAGTAATCAACAGGTTAAATTAATTAAGGGTGTTGAGCGAGCTTTTAATAACGGAAAAAAATTTGTTATTTGTTGTGCTCCTACCGGTACCGGTAAAAGTTTTTTGGCAAAAACACTCTCTGGTCTAGGCTCCGGTCCAACTGAAAAATTTTCTAACAGTATTAAATCTTACTCTGCATACAAGCAAGATTTTGCCGGTAATTACATTAATGAAGTAGACTGTCTTGCACAACCACCATTTGGTACATTTGCACTCACAATCACAAAATCTCTACAAGATCAATATACAAATCTATTTCCTGATACCGATATTTTAAAGGGTAAATCAAACTACCCATGTGATATAGATCCAAACTTTGATGTGGAGACAGCACCATGCGTTTTAGTTTCAAAAATTAGAGATGAATGTTGGGAGAATAATCGCTGTCATTATTATAATGCGCGCAATCATGCACTACTATCAAAATTTGCCGTATTAAACTACAAAATGTTTTTAGCATTACCAGGACATGTAAAGAGAAAAAATTTTATTATATGTGATGAGGCTTCTGAACTTGAAGATGAGCTTATAAAGAGATTCTCAGCAGAGATTGTTTATGATAAGCTTAAGCATTATGGTGTTGATTGTAAGCCGCTAATAACCGAAAATAGAGATAAAACAAGAGCGTGGATATATGAGCTTATTTTTAATATTAGTGAGCAAATTAATGTTCTAATAAACCGTGCAAATAAAAAGCATCGCACCTTATCACAGCCTGAAAAAATAAAAATGCAGTATCTTAAAAGTATACATAATGCACTTACTACTGTAGACGGGCTGTGGAAAGACTGCGAATATATTATCAATAGAGAGGCAAAGAAAGCTACATTTACACCTCTTAAGGTTGATAGGCTCACAAAATTTATTTTTGACTATGCTGATAATGTCTTGTTGATGTCTGCAACTATAATTGATCATAAAAATTATGCTAAGACTTTAGGAATTAAAGATTATGAATACGTAGAAGTGGAAAGCGATTTTGAGCCTAGCAAATCACCCATTTATGTATCATCAAAATATAAATTAAATCATAAAAACCTTGCCTCAGCACTCCCGCATGTTTGCGATCAAATAAAAACTATTGTTGAACATCATAAAACTGAAAAAGGAATTATTCATACCCATTCAAATGAAATTACGCAATTTATAAAAAATAAACTTTGTAATGATAAAAGATTTCTCTTTCGTGATGAATTTTCTAATAATGAAACTATTTTAAAAGAGCATTACACAACAAATGAACCTACAGTTCTTGTTTCACCGAGCTTGGCGTTTGGGGTAGATTTAAAAGATCATTTAGCTCGGTTTCAAATTATTATTAAACTACCCTATCCATCGCTTGCTTGTAAAAGGGTTAAAAAACTGTTTGATACGGATAAAGAGTGGTATGAGAATAAGATGCTTAACGCATTAGTACAGGCATGTGGTAGAGCTACAAGAAGTAAGAACGATTTTTCCACTACTTACGTTCTCGATGGCAATGTTGTTAATGTAATGAAAAGAGTGAAAGATAAGCTTCCTAAAGCTTTTATTGACCGTATTTGCTAATAAATAATATAGTGAAGAACCAGACATTTCATTTTGAGATAAAAGATCTTATTACTCAATTTGTTGCCGCTTTTGATAATATTATTATCAAGAGATACGATAAGAATAGAGTACCGCAGAGTAAGATTCAGGTTAGATACGTCTATGCTCCTAAGCAAAGAGTTTTATATGATTTGGTAAATAAGGCACAAAACTTAACTGTACCCGTAGTAGCTGTTACTATTAATAGTGTCAGTCGTGATGAGACAAGAGTGTTTAACAAACTTGCAGGTTTTTACGTTTCAAGAGGATCAGGCGAAAGAGATGCTTTAATAAATTCTCAGTTTTATAGGACTCCTGTACCGGTAAACATACAAGTTGGAATGTCTATCATTACAAAATTTCAAACCGATATGGATCAAATTATATCTAACTTTGTTCCATACAGTAATCCTTATATTATACTTTCGTGGAAAGTACCTGAAGATATAGCATCAAGTTCAATACCTCAAGAAATACGAAGTGAAGTGCTATGGGATGGTGGAGTGACTATCAATTATCCAACAGATATTTCTTCTTCTGATAAGTATAGAATAGTTGGTGATACTGCATTTACTATTAAAGGGTGGTTATTCCCTTATGTCGAAAACCCTGTTGGCAATATTTTCTATATTGATTCAAACTTTAGAGTATCGTCTAAAATTACAACTTATGAGAGCCTAGAAGACAGTACTTTTGCATACCCTGTTAGTACGGGCTTAGTAGATGAACTAGAAGTTGTATCTCTTTCAGGTACACCACAAATAACAAACGTAGATTATACTTACAAGTTTTAAGTTTAAAGTAAGCTTTTGTATAATAAATAATTAGGTTATATATGGCCGATCCCAATAGAGAGAGTACATTTGGTAGAGATATAATGAAGTTTATATCATCTAAGCTTCCTTATCAATCTGTCGGTATAGAAGATCAAATTAAAAAATTAAATCCTAAGTACGAAGATTTTTTTAATAAAGGTACAAAACGAGAGGAAGCCCTAGCAAGACAGTCTATTTCTTCTTCCCTTACATTTACTGATGATCTTTACGCAAACGTAGTACAGAATAAAGATTATCATAATTTCATGTATGCAAATCTTCAACCTGATAAGGGCAGAAGATTAACCGATTATCGCGTAATGGCTGCTTTTGCAGAAGTAGCAGATGCACTAGATGAAATATGTGATGAATTTATTAACAAGGACGATAATGGTGATATTATAAAGCTTAATTTTAAGACCGGCAATCTAAGCGAAGAGCAAAAAGAAAAGCTTAGAAAAGAATTTCAAAAATACATAGGGTTTTTTGATTTAGAAAATAAAGGATGGTCGTATTTAAGACAGTTACTTGTTGATGCAGAGCTATATTGGGAGCATATTATTCATAAAAAATATCCAGAAGAAGGTATTCTTGGTGTAGTTGCTGTACCGTCGGATATTATTGATCCTGTCTTTGAAAACGTACAGAATCAAATTGTAAGAGGTTATTTGCTACGTAAGAATATATACGATGCTAAAAACCCAGGTAAAGTTGTTAAGATCGAACTTGTACCAATGGACGTTAATCAAGTAACTTATATTAATTCTGATATATGGAATGAAACTAAAACTGTAAGACTTCCTTTTATTGAAAATGCACGTCGTGCTTACAGGCAGTTATCTTTAATAGAAGATAGTATAGTAATTTATAGATTAGTTCGTGCACCTGAGCGTTTAGTGTTTAATGTTGATGTTGGTAATATGGCCCCTCCAAAAGCAGAAGCTTATCTTAGAAAGCTAATGCAAAATTATTGGTCGCGTAGAACATACGACGCCGATCAAGGTGCATCAGTACAGAAATTTAACCCACAATCAATGCTTGATAGTTTTTGGTTTGCAAAGCGCGCTGGTAGTGAGGGAACTTCAGTAACACAATTACCGGGCGGTCAAAATCTCGGTGAACTTACCGATCTAATGTATTTTGTTCAAAAACTTTACAAGTCGTTAAAAGTACCTGTAAGTAGATTGAATGTTGAAGATGTATTTAAAGACGGTACAGACATTCTTAGGGAAGAATTAAAATTTGCTAGATTTATTATACGTCAGCAAAGAGTATTTGCAGCAGGGTTAAAAAACGGATTTACTACACATTTAAAGCTTAAAAAGATCTGGGAAGAATTAAAACTCAAAGATACAGATTTAGATTTAGCTTTTAATGTACCAACAAACTTTTATGAACTTAGAGAAAATCAAAAGTTTCAACTTAAAGCAGAAAACTTTAATTCAATAACGCAAAGTGATTTAGTTTCAAAAACATACGCACAGAAAAAATATCTAGGCTGGTCGGATACAGATTTAATGGCTAATAGAGAATTTTTAAGAAAGGATCGAGAGCTTTTGTGGGAACTTGATCAAATTACTAATGGTGGTCCTAACTGGAGAGAGCTTGGTGCCGCACAGCCTGGAGCCGGCGGACAAGGTGAAGCACCTGGTGGAGGCGGTGGAGGTGGTATTGGTGGTGCTTCAGCTACACGTACCCCGCCTGAATTTGGTCCCGGGCCTGCTGCAGCAGGAGGTGGCGCAGGAGTAGGAGCTGCTCCTGAAACCGCAACTGCTGGTGGCGCAGGGCCAGCTGCAGGAGGCGGAGCCGCAGCTTCTCCTACAGCTTAATAGATAAATAACTATATGGACTGTTCTGCAATTACGCCTATTACAGCGTTTCAGAGTACTAATCTAAACAATAAGATTGATTCTTTCTCTAGACTTGCTGATAGAATTACTCGTTCCTTAGGAGCGCCTATGATTAATTTAGAACTACATCATGATCAACTGTTTGAAAATATTTCCATTGCTTGTGAAATGTTTGCTAAATTTGCTGGCTATACAGAAGAGTATCTTATTTTTGATTCTAATTTATATGAAGATGGTAAAGGTATAAGGCTTGATAGTCTATTCACTATTACACCTTATTTTAATAAAAATATAGACCCATCTCCCACTGTTTATGCAGCTAGTTCCTCTATCCCTGCATCCTACTTTACAAACTCAAATACACTTTCCAGTACATATAGCTCGGGCATATTTCAAAATCAAATATTGACAACGTCAAGCTACCTTTCTGTCATTAATTGGAATGGTGTTTTAGGGCAATATTTCACAGCATCCGCAAATGAAAAACTAAAGTTTACAAATAGCTATGACTATGATGCAATGGATTATAGAAAAGTTATAGATGTAATAGACTTCGAAGAAGGTTCAAACACTGGAATTAATTCACTCTTTACAATTGAGCAAACACTAGCTCAACAAACATATTTTAGCTATGCAATGGGTAATTATGGTTTTGATTTAATTAGCTGGTATACCTTAAAAGACTGGCTTAAAATGAGAGAAAAATTATTAGCAGTTAAAAGATATATTACATTTGATGATAGAACACAATATTTAACTTTCTATCCACCGCCCAGAACACCAGGCTCCGGATCTAGATTTTACGGAGTCGTAGCATGTTATGTAGAAAGACGATTAAAAGATATTATCAAAGAGCCTTGGGTTTATCAATATGCTCTTGCTTTAAGTAAAATTGCTATAGGCAATGTAAGAGGCAAATATACAGGTACGACAATGTTTGGTGGCGGTCAAATTAATTATAATGATTTACTATCTCAAGGATTAGCAGAAAAAGAAAAACTCGAGCAAAAGCTATATGAAGGTGCACCTGGCTTAGGCGATGCCGCACCTCCGCAGTTTTTTGTTGGATAATGATACCTCTTGGTAAAAACGATAGCTTTCGCCAGGGTATATTTCGCCCTAGAAATACATCAAAATACATAGGCCGTACGCCGCCGGTTTACAGATCTGGGTGGGAGCTTCGTTTCTTTAGATGGTGTGATGAAAATGTTAATATAGTTGAATGGGCAAGCGAGGCAATCATAATACCATATGTAAACCCTATTGATGGTAAAACACATAGATATTATACAGACGGTGTTGTAGCAATAAGAGAAAACGGTATTATCAACAAGTATATAATAGAAATTAAGCCATCTTCACAGGTTGTTCAACCAAAACCTGGTAAGAAAAGACAGAGCACTGTCATTTATGAAAATAAAAGATATATACAGAATATGGCTAAATGGGAAGCTGCTAAAAAGTGGTGTGATAAAAGAAATTATAAATTCTTAATATTAACAGAAAAGGAATTAGGACTAAATAAATAATATTATGGCGCTTCGTCTACTCGTCGAAACACCTGCTCCTGAAGAGCAGTTTGAATATATCCTAGAAGAGAAAAATCCTAAGGAGCCCGCAAAGCTTTATATTCAAGGCCCTTACATGGTTTGTAATGAAGTAAATAAAAATCAACGAATTTACGAAAAGGATGATATGCGCCGTGAAGTAGAGAGATATGTTTCTGAAATGGTCAGCACCAAGCGCGCCATGGGAGAATTAAATCACCCTGCTTCAGCAGAAGTAAATCTTGAAAGAGCATGTCATATTGTTACAAATTTAAAATTTGAGGGCAACCACGTTCTAGGTAAATCACAAGTACTATCTACTCCCATGGGACAAATAGTACGTTCACTTATTAATGATGGTGTTAAGGTTGGTATGTCTAGCCGTGCATTAGGAAAGCTAAATGAAGATGCAGGGGGTGTTAATCGCGTAACAGACATGAGATTAATAGCTGTTGATTGTGTTGCTGATCCATCCTGTCCTAAGGCTTTTGTTAACGGTATTCTAGAAAGCAAACAATATGTTGTCAATACAAACGGTGAATTAGAAGAAGTATTTGATAAATTTGAAAAATCGCTAAATACTTTACCAAGAAAGGAAATGCAAACTTACCTTAAAGAGCAAATTTTGACGTTTTTTAAGTTTTTAAGAGCTTCTTAATTTTATGAAACATTCTAAAAAAACGGGAGGCAAAAAAATAAATAATTCTATGCCAAAGGCTAAGAAAGAATCTAAGCTAAACGAACAAAAGGAAATAGTTGGGTTTTTAAAGTCTATTTCTCAAAAAAATTATTCCGAGGCTAATAAATATTTACAGAGTGTTATCGATTTGAAGATTAAATCAAAAATCGAGAATGCTCTAAAAGAAAAAATTTTTTAATTTATGGACAATAACATCAGCAAAGTATTGAAAGAAGCTACAAAGGATATTCTTACTGAGGATGTTCTTAAGGAAATCGAAGCTGCGTTTGATGCTTCTGTTAATGAGAGAGTACAGATACACGTTGAAAAAGCTCTTTCCGAACAAGATGCTGATTATACAAAGAAATTAGAGACTTTAGTTGAAGCAATGGATACAGATCATACCAACAAGCTTAAAAAGGTTGTTGAAGCTATTGATACTGATCGCGCTGCAAAGCTAAAAACAGTAGTTGAGAAGTATGAAGCTGCTCTCAATAAAGAAGCTACTGAGTTCAAGAGTTCGATTGTAAGTGAGCTAAGCAAATACTTAGATCTTTACCTCGAAGAAAAGCTTCCCTCAACCTCAATTAATGAGGCTGTAAAGAACAAAAAGGCCATTTCTCTATTAGAGAATATGCGTCAGATTCTATCCGTCGATATGGCGCTATCAAAAGATAGCATTAAAGATGCCGTTATCGATGGTAAGAAGAGATTAGATGAAGCTGCTAGCCAGCTTGAAGCCGCTACTAAAGAAGTAGCTAGACTTACAGAAGAGAACAAGAAGCTTAATGCTCGTGCTACTCTTGAAGAAAGAGTTTCTTCTCTAGATGATGATAAAAAATCATATATGAAGAAGATGCTTAATGGTAAGTCTGCAGAGTTCGTTAAAGAGAACTTTGATTATACTTTAAATCTGTTTGAAAAGACAGAGGAAGAGCGGCTCAAGACGCTAAAAACAGAAGCAGTAACAGAGTCTGTAGCTACTAAAGTTGACAGACCTGTAGTTGAAGAATCAGTTGCTCCAGTAGAAAAAAATGATACAGATCCTCATTTTAATAACTACATGAGCGAGCTTTCAAAATACTAATTTGTTTTACGTTGAGGGTTTAACCCCTGAATAGATAAATTTAAAAGGTCAGATAAATTTAAAAGGTCGACACACATATATTGGAGAAATATATAATTATGGCTAAACAAATTCGTCCTACACAGGCTTACATTGATGAGTCACGCGCTAGGGTACTTCTCGAGAAGTGGGGTCCAGTTCTGGATTACTCTTCCGATAACGTCCGCGCTATTGAAGACGATCACACTCGCTTAAACACCGCTATCCTTTTGGAAAACCAAGAGAAGTGGTGCTTCGAAGCAAGCAACGTTGCTGGTGGAAGTTTTGGCGGAGGTTCAGGTACAAGCGTATTTGGCTCCGTTAATAATGGTGCTTATGGCAACCAGTTCCCTTCACAGAATGACGGTGCTTATGCTCAAGGCGATGCTCGTCTTCCTAAGATCCTCATTCCGATGATTCGCCGTACGTTCCCTGAGTTGATCACTAACGAAATCGTTGGCGTTCAGCCCATGAGCGGTCCAGTAGGCCTTGCTTTTGCCCTCCGTTATAAGTACGAACCCACAAGCTTAGGCTATCAGACTGGTAGCATCGATGGTAACACCGGTGCCACTCAGTTTGGCGGTAATTCCTGGAAACAGGCTTTATCCAGCAATCCTGAGCTTGGCTATCAGTTCCTTGCCACCGGGTTTACCGGTGCACAGAGCACTGCATTGTCCGGCAATGCCGACTTTACAGTTCTCGATCAAGACCGTGGTGTTGCTCAGTTGCTCAGCCAGTTTGAGCTAAACAGCAATATTCCTCAGGTCGTAGTCAGCTTCGAAAAGACAGCCGTTGAGGCCGGTACACGCCGCCTTGCCGCTCGCTGGTCTGTCGAACTTGAGCAGGACTTGAAGAACATGAACGGTATC